GAACGCTGAGGTATCCCACGGAGGCGAGAGCGCCAGCCCGATGCAAACCAGACCTATAAATCACCCCTAAACCTAACAGCAAGGCGGGCCTCCGTTGGGATGACCGTCTTGTTGTGCCTCTTCCGAAATTATGAGCGACACCGTAGAACCAAAAGACCTCCAAGGATGGAACATGAGCATCGCCCAGCTATGGGGATCGGGACCAAAGATGACGATCACCTGCGGAAAGTGCGAGGTCACATGGAAGCAAAGAATCCCGATGGTAGATGAACCCGGAGTGGTCTGCCCGCACTGCCGCACCGTCAATAAACTGCCGCTTACCGTATCTCGGCACAACAGTGTATTATCCGACCAATAAGTATCCATAACCAACAACATGAAAACCTACACAAAAGCACAATTCATTTCTTACGTTCTTGGCTTTCTCGGCGCGGAACAACACGACTCCGATCAACTCACTACAGATGCAATGAAAGCGGCACTAAATAACGCTTTGGTTTCTTTTAATTGCTGTAGTGATTCATTTGAGGATTATGTTTTGAGATAAAAGCGTTTTCCAAATATTCAATTGGAAACTTATAGGTTTGATGGCAAATACGTCAGGAACCTATACTCCGACCACGAAGCTTTTGAATGCGCAATCGGCTTTCACGACGACAGAAGCGCCACAGTGGAGAAGTGGATTGATGGCAGATGGTGTCCTTGTGCCGATGTTTTATACAATATGGAACACTTTGTTCATCCTAATAATGGAGGGTGGATTACAAATAAGGGATTGATTGCTTTTAATTCCTGACAAAATTCAACAAAATAATCTCTTAATAATCAAATTTATTGAAGTTAAATAAGTGAAATAAGTATTTCTGTTGGTGGTAATGAAAGCCCCGTTCTGCCTGATGGTGGAGCGGGGTTTTCTGTTAGAAAGAGGAAAGTTGTAAGTGATTGATTGTGAGGGAGTTATGAAAAAGCGGCCCCCGCGCCCGCGTAAGTCTCTGAAACTTAGCGGGTTATGGATTTAAAAGTGCGCGGCGGGTCACAGGATCAATTATCTGGATGCTGGCTGCATGAATTGGACTAGACGCCTTTTTGAGAGCTTTCTTTACCGCTTTATTTTTTCATGATATTAAGCTTTACATACCAAAAACTTACCCAGCCTGCCAACGCTTGAAAATGATTTTTCCAAGTAAGGAACATACCAGCCAATCGGCTCATTCCTTTGGAAGTGATCACCAACCTTGCGGTTTTTGGGGAGACTGTGCTTATGGTAGACAGAGACAAAACAAATTCTTTTATGTGTTGCTCTTGTCAATTCAAGAAGCTGGTGAATAACATACCGAAAGTCCTCATCCTCGATGACATTCAAGACATTCGCGCAAGTCAAAATGTCAACTTTGTCATAGTCAAGCTCCTTTAGGGCTTTTTGGTTAGCGGTCCAATCGCGATTAAATGGATCAAATGGAAGATACTTAATTCCCAAGTTGGAATAAAACTCATCAATCTTTCCTTTCTTTCCAGCTCCAAAGTCAAACACCGACAAGCCAAGGCTTGCGGTGAATTTGTGAAGTGCGGGGACTTGATTCAGGGATGTTTTGGCGGATGCGGGATTCATGGCGGGGAGATAGTAATATTAAAGGCCAACCTCGGCAAGCATTTTATTGATAACCTCCAAGCATTTTTGGCGGCTTTTCTGACCAGTGATTTGCTTGGCGGCATTGAACGTCATGTTGCGCGAATGGCGCATTGCAGTCTTTAGTTCAAGCTTTAATCCAGAGCGAATAATAAGCATGCGTGCGACATGGATGTTTTTTGGCGAATCAATGACAATGGTTTCATTCATGCGCGAATTGTAGCAAAACATGGTGAATTGTCAATTTTTATTTTGTTTTCCACAAGTGGCTGATATTCAAGCACTTACGCACCCGCGCCCGCCGCGCCAGCGCAAGTCATTGGAACTCAGGGAGTTATGAATAATTAGCACAAGTCTGAAATTAATTTTTTTACTCTTGACACAAGCGCCCCCATTCCTTCCATTGCTTTTCCAGCCATGGGCGGCCCCACCCTATCATTCAGGATGGGGTGAAGCCCGAGGTTGACGATTTCCCCATATTCATGCTTCGCATGAATTAAAAACTTGCCATTCGGGGATTTTATGGTAAGGCGCAAGATGTTCATTTATTAAGCAGGGTTAAGATTGCAGTAATGCAGATTATTAAAACTACAGCGGCTTCGTTCATTGCACCCCCCCTTCCATTGGCTCAAGCACAAAGCCCGATTTGTCTTTTTTCGCTTTTCCTTTCTCGACTAGGCCGACGATCACGCCCTTGGGGTCTTTAAAGCGCAAGTCCGATTCATCGCCCGACACCACGCGCTTTCCATTCCAATGGCTAGGCAAGGCACCACGGAAAACCGCCGCAACATTACCGCCGCTTGCAAGCACCGAGTTCACAATTGCGGCATTGGATTCACTGCGGGAGAAAGTCAAGTGGTAATTTTTCGGCAATTCGCCAGCAAGGAAAGCCGACATGCGAGCGGGGACTTTACAGTAATCATAAAATTTAACTTTAGGGAAATGCTCAAAAACAGTCTTGCCGTTAAATTTGATTTTTTCCCACGCAAGATCAGAAGTGAGATTCAGGCGGAAACAAGGCTTGAATCCGTTCTTTTCGGCCTTGCGAATTGCAGCGCCGATTTCCTTAACGAGTTGAGCCATGAATTTTTCCCGCTCTTTAAAGAAGAAAAGCGTCTTTGCGATGCGGGCGCTTTGCACGCTGGAATGAACACCCATGCCTGCCGTGTTAAGGCAGGCGGCAGCACAACCCGCACTTGCGTTAGGGCATACGTTAAAGCCAGAAAGTTTGGCGGGCGCTAGGTGGATTCCAAAGGTCATGAAGCCTAGCTTTTCACCTTTTTTGATTTTAGTATTGGCAGTGGTTAGCAATTTCATTCGGACGGAAGTATGGATTAAAAAACGGATTTGTCAATTTAAATTCAGGCAAAAATTTCCAAATCTTTTGAAGTGGGTTTTTTCCAATTCAGGATTTTACCCGTGTCAATATCAATCTCAAAAATAACATAATCGCCCCAATGCTGGTCAGGGAAAAAATCAGGAACATATCCTTCATAATTCTTAATAGTCTGCCCGTCATTAAGAGATGCGGAAAACATGTCGGAGCACTTGGCACAGAATTTTATTTTTGTCATGCTTGGATAGTGGCATTTTAAATGGAGCGAGTCAAGAACTTTTGTAAGTCATTGATTTTCAACGAGTTATGGATGCGCGGCCCCCGCGAGCGCGTAAGTTGCTGATTTTAAACGAGTTACGTTTTATCGAAGAAAAACAAAAGATTTTGTTGACTTAGAACGGGGATTTTGTATCTTGTGACTGTTGCCACGAACGGCACGCCAACCCCAAAAAAAAGAAAGAAAACATTATGTCGCTTATCATTTGCAAAAACAAGGTTTCTTACGAGCATTTGCTTGGAGTCGAAACGCCAGTCGCTACAGAATCTCATATGCCAATCCCGCACCACTTGCTCGTTAAGCTGATCCGTGAAGCCGTGGCTAATGCTGGGCTCGAAATCGTTCAAGAAGAGCATGGCTTGCATCGCGAGGGACAACGCTATTTCGGCGCGTTTGCTCTCACTGGCAAGGCCATTGATGGCCCTGATCGTCAAGTGGTGTTGGGGGCAAGGAATAGCCACGACAAGGCGTTTGCTGCCGCTATCTGCATCGGAAATCGCGTCCTAATTTGCGAGAATCTTTGTTTTTCCGCAGATATTAAGCTTGCTCGCCGTCACACCGTCAACATTCTTGCGGACTTGCCCCGAGTGATTGCGGACGCCGTAGGGCGTTGCGTTTCGCATTGGAATGATATGGGTTTGCGGATTGACCGCTACAAGCAAACAATCATCACAAGCCAAGAAGCGGAAAACCTAGTGGTTCGCCTTGTGGATTCCCGCGCATTGCCAGCCCGTGAGATTTACAACGTCATTACAGAATTCCGCGCCCCTCGTCATGACGAATTTAAAGGGGATAGCTTGTGGACTCTTTACAACGCCATAACAGAATGTTTGAAGGGCGGGGACTTATCTAAACTCCCATTTCGGACAATGTGCGCCCAAAGCATTCTTGACCCAATCGCTTCTCATGTTCCCGCGATTGAAGTTCAAGAAATCGTAACAAAGGGTTGTGAGGATTCCCCCGAACCTGACGGCACGGATTACAGAGACGAAATCGAGCCGCTTGTGGTGATCGGTTAATTGCTAGCGCCGAACGGCCCGCCCTCACAAGGGGCGGGCTTTTCGTGCCAAGCAATCACTTTCCTACACAAATCCAAAAATTCCGAATCAGAGAGCGCCCGCTTTGCTAGATTTGCATCTTTATGAACCAAACGAATATTTTCTGGCTTATTGCTACCGCCTTTTGATTTAGCGACTATATGATCGACTGAAATATTTTCGCCAGTTAGTTTAACTCCAGTTAGGGCGCAAATCATTCTTTGTTTTTTAGCAATCTTCCACAAGTCCCAAGTCGTTAGTTTTTCGTTTTTTGGGAAATATCTATTCGACATTAAAACAAGCATTTTGAATCTTCTTTTCTTTCTATATCGTTCTGATTTTTTGTTTGCCCGTTCGGGGTTAAGGTAGTGAAGTTCTATCGCTCTTTTCCTATTTCTTTCCTTATACTCGGGATTGCTTTTCGCCCGCTCTTTTCTTTCCAAATATCTTTCTGGTTTTCTCCAATTGGCAATTGATACTCTGGAAACATTAAATTCCCGCCCTGCCGCCATAACTCCATTAATTTCGGCATAAGCTAAAATTTCTTTCTTTTGGGTGTCGGTCCATCTATTTCTTACGGGATTTGTATTCACGTAAAGTATTACACCTAAAAATCTGTGTTTTACTTTATTTCTGTAACTCATTCATTTTCAACGAGTTACGGGGCGGCGGGGGGCGCGAGCGTGTAAGTCGTTTAAAATCAACAAGTTACAACTTTGACCCTTTTGAAAGATTTTCGTGCCACCAAAGAGGTTGGAGGTTTGTGTAATGGCATAACTCTTCAATCTCTTTTAAGGTTTTCCCAGATGATAAAGGAATTATGTGGTCAATGTGCCAACCTTTATTGCCATGATTTTCCCAAGTCATTCCTTCTTGGAAAAGCGATTCTAAATGAGATTTTAATTCTTCCCAAGAACAGCCAATTAGAACCTCTGAGCTTGCGGATTTGCTCCAACCGTTTAGAATTTTTCTAATTCTATTTCTAAGCGTTATTTGTAATTTAAACAAAGGGTCTGTTTCGCGCCTATTGCGATGATATTCATTTACTCGGGTTTTATATTGGGGGCTTTTTCTTTTTTCGCGGCATCGAGCTAAAATGAAATCTTTATTTAATTGATATTTAGCCTTTCTTTGTTCCGATATTTTTTCTTTATTTTCTGCTCTATAAGCCTTTTTCTTGTCGTTGTTTCGGTCTTTATTGAGAGAGTGATATTTCGCAAGATATTCTTTATCGCATTCTTTGCATCTTGTTTTTAGATATTCGTATAACTTACCTTTTATTTTCTTTCTTTCTATTGAGAAACAATCAATATTTTTCTCTATTAAACAAGTGCGACATATTTTGCTATTCACGATCACTATTATACTTAGAAGCAGTCAACAGGAAAAGAAAACCCCTAGCGGCCCACCACAAGCCGCTAGGGGCGAGCAATTAAGCTCTGCCATGCTACCTTATAAGGTTTCTTCGATTGCTCCGCATTTGAAAGACAAGACTTTTTCAGGCTTGAAACTAAACCAACTCTCTTTATTTCTATCTACTTGAGAGACATAGCCCGCGCTTTTAAGAGCGTCTGTCGCTGGCGATCCAGACCCCTTAATTAAACGGTTATAGCGGTTTTTAGCGTTAATTTTTCTAATGGCCCCGTCTTTCTTTTCAAAGGTAATCGAGTAAAATCTACCCTTGGAGGCGGCGATCAATTTGTCGATGTTTTTCATGGCTTGTTTTTATTTATTATGGCTTCGGATACGTGGGAGAATATAGCAGACAATGATGCGAGTGACAAGAAAAAAGATTGAAAAAATTATGGGAGCGGCGAAAAGGATAAAGAGGATATCATTTGTTTTCATTTTTCAGAGTGGTGAGGATTTGGCAAAGAAGTTCATTGGCCTTGGTAAGTTCTTTTTCTTCGGACATTTGCCCGTCGATTCTTTCCGTGATTAGGTCAATTGCTTTGGACAGCTTGGCGATTTGTTTTTTCATGGCGGGGATATTTAAACCGTTTTGAGGTAGATTGTCAATTTAAATCTTTGTCTTTGATGGGTTTTTTCGTGTAATTAATAGATAATTGGAGTCGCCCTAGGGATGGGCGAGATGTCAAATCCGAGTAGATGGATCAAAATTATGTTCGCGACAAATCTGTTTCCAGACCTTACCATGAAACTGATTTCTTCCATTGACTTTAAAAGTCTTCCCCATGCGATAGAATTGTAAACAGTGGAAAATTTCGTGGAGCAGGACTTTTTTAAACTTATAGAAAGACTCCAAGCATTTTAAAGACAATTCTATTCTTTTCTCCCATGGATTTGCTTGGCCTAGGCGGCGGGTCAGGCGGGGAAGAAAAACCAATTCGTAACCCTCAAGACCATGCTGTTTAAAAGTCATTCGGGCGTATTGCTGGATTTCGTTTTCTGTGGCGAACATGGCGGTAATTTAATGGACTTTGGGCGCAATAGCAAGAATAAAAGCGGCGACTGCTCCAACGATTGGCTTTAGTTTCCTATAGTCGGCAATGATTTTTTTCATGCGGGGATTGTCGCATTTTTAATGGAGCATGCAAGTTTTTTCTTTAATTAAAATGCATTTTTCATAAGTGGCTGATTATCAAGGAGTTACGCGGGAGCGGGGGCGGCTGGCGCGTAAGTCGTTGATTTTAAACAAGTTGGCCCGCCCCGCTTTTTTTGCGGGGTCGGGCTTTTACCGTTTGCTTGTCCCGTGTGCCAAGGACTTGCTTGCGGGCTTTCCCACTCAGGAAAATTATGGTTCAGCCGTTCACTAATGCTGAATCCCGCGATTTCAAGCGATTTCCCTTAGCGTGTGGGATTATTCGCGGCTTTGTTTTCTTCCTAGGAGACCTTGATGATTTTCCCATCCTCAAGAGTGGCTTGAGCATACCACTTGTGCGGCTGGGGATAGTGGGGGCCTTCAAGAGTCACGCGGCCATTCTGTGGCGCTGTGATCCCGAACATGTCTCCGTTGGGTTGGAAGACCGTCACGGTCTTGCCAGCGGCAATGGCTTCTTTGAGTTCTTTTTTTGATTTGTAGTTAGGTGAGCAATACATTTTGTTTTTTGGTTGGCGGGGTTATTATGGCGGATTTTTAATTAGTGTCAAGCAGTAAATTCTTCTTTCATCTTGAAAGTAAAATCATCATTCAATTCGGCAAGACCCATTTCCATTGCCATATTGGCAATGTCATCAACGGTTTCCGAACTCCATTCTTTCTGATCTTCAAGAATCTGTAAAACAATTTCACCGAATTCTTGCAACTTTAGTTCTTTTCTTGTGGGGATCATGATGGGCGAATTTTAATGTTTTTTTCTAACGTTGCAAGCTTTTCTTTTGCTTGTTGGAGATAACCGCGAAGCATATTTAACTCGTCCACAAAATCATCAACTCCATTCATTTTATTTCCAAAGCAGTCAAGGACCCTCCCTGTTTTTGGATCAAATTCATAGGGTTTGTCAGGCACAAAGACGAATGTTTTCATGGCAGTATTAAATAGGGTTTTTATAAATCAGTCAAGTTTAAAGTTGCGCCTGTAAATAGCTTCTTCAACTTGTTTTGACAGCCAAGAACGGCAAAGAAAAATGCGCGGGCCGTAAATAGGTTGTGGGCGTTTGAACATGCGGGCGAGGAGTGTTTTCATGAGTGCAGTATGGACTAGGGCGCAGGATTGTCAAGAGTTTTCGTAAGTGCCTGATTATCAACGACTTATGGGGGCGCGGCCCCCGCATGTGCGTAAGTCGTTGATAATGAATGAGTTGGCGCGGCCCCCACCACAAGGGCCGCGCCTATCTCACCATGTCAGCACAGAAAAAACACACTCCACACGACAAAATTAAAGGCAACAAAAAAAGCAAAAAGCTCTTTCATGGGATCAAATTGTTAAAAAATGTTTGAGGCTCTTCCGAGATTGTGGCGGATGGCGCATGGCGCACGACAAACTTGTTAATGTGGCGAGTGGTGGTATTGCTTAATTTTTCAGTTGTGCGGACAATCCCGCGCCCGCTAATGAAAGCGGCAACGGGCGTTTCATAAGAAACAAAAACAACGTTTCCGTTATTTAAATGAATTTCGGTTTGATTGGCGGCGATTGATTTAACTTTCATGGCGGCGATAGGTTAGAATTTTAATCAAATTTTGTCAATGCTTTCTTGCAAATAGGAATTTTTAGAGCAAGTCGAGCCTTACCAGTGGCAATTCTTCCTCGCGCCCGTCTTCATAAGAAACGAGGGCGCTTGTGCCATATTCATTCTGATAGACATGCAGAACTTGCACGGTTTGGCCGCAATAGATTGCCCATTGGATTGATTCGTCTTTTTTCATGGTGGCTTAGTGGCTGACGGGGGAAAGATAGCAAATTGGAGGGAATGCACAAGGTTTTTTTCATTTATTTTTGCTTTTTTATAAGTTATTGATTATCAACGACTTACGCGGGCGCGGGGGCGCTGGCGCTGTAACTCGTTGATACTGAGAGACTTATGGAAAAGAAAACTTTTTTCACTTTTTTCTCGACATGCGGGCGGGAATATGGGATATTCACGCCGTTATGAGAACGCCATTCACCACCACCATCACACGCGAGATTCTTGATGCAAATCTTGAATCTGTCGGAGAAATCGAGATTGACATTGAGGGAACTTATTACCACGGATGCCCCGCGAAAGGTCCTAGCTACGCTTGCGGGGGGACTCCAGAAGAGCATCCTGAGGTGGAAATCACGCTTGCCTCTTATAAGGGCGAAGAAATCGAATTGAGGGAAGCAGAAATCGAAGAAATCGAAGAAAAAATCCTTAATGATCCCCCGACAATCGAATATCCAGAGGATTAATTAAGCTTAAATAAGCTTGAAATATTCAGCGGGGGTGCAATCCCCCGCTTTTCCTTTTATACCGTGCTGGCGAATAGTGTTTATTTGAACAGTGGTTGAGGGATTGTTGTAAGTGGCTGATTATCAACGAGTTACGACGGCGCGGGGGCCGCAGGCTCGTAAGTCGTTGATATTCATTGAGTTGTGGAGGCGGCACACCACATACCGCCTCCACTGTTCACAAACACACCATTAGGAAATCTTAGCTATCGGCGCGTCTTGATTGATTGGCTTTGCAAAGAAAGCCTCGTTTCTATCAGAGTTCCAGCCTGTGAAAGTAAATTTCTTTCCTTCGAAAGTCAAGACTTTTTTACAGATTTTTTCACATCGTCCCACCCTTCAGGGCATTTGACAGTTAGGAATTCACGCCCGACATCAGGGCGGATGCAATGGAAAACAGGGATTTCATTAGGGCAAATGGTGGCTTTCATGACGGGAAGAGACTAGCATCTGACCCTAATAACGTCAAATAAAAAAACAAATTATTTTTCACTGGTCGATTGAACAGCGAATAAATACTTAGGAAATATGAAACAAATCTGACTCAATACTAAGCAAATACGCGCCAAATATGCGCCCGCCCGCCCGCGTGGGTGCGCGTGGGTGCGCGTGGGTGCGCGTGGGTGCGTGGGTGCGCGGGTGCGCGTGGGTGCGTGGGTGCGTGGGTGCGTGGGTGCGCGTGGGTGCGTGGGTGCGCGGGTGCGCGTGGGTGCGCGGGTGCGCGTGGGTGCGCGTGGGTGCGCGTGGGTGCGCGTGGGTGCGCGTGGGTGCGCGGGCGCGAACCATAGGCAAGGTCGCATGTCCAGCCTAAAGCAAAAAATGCGCAGTAATTTTTTTTTCAGAAAAGAATTAAAAAGAGCTTGCTTCCCGCCGCCGCCTAGCTTACTATCTGGCCAGCCGCCCGCTGAAGGGCGCGCCTAACAGAAAAAACAAATGAAAACACCACAAGATATCCAAACCGCCGTCAATTCCGCCCTTGCAAGCTTGTCACCCGTCGCGAACCGCTTGATGCAAGCTCCCAAGGGAAGCTTTCAATCTGTGACATGGAAAAGCAACCCTAACCCCGCTGCCGCTCACAAGGGAATTGCGCTTGAAAAAATCACCACTGCCGTTTGCAAGGCTGGTATCGACTTTTCCAACCTTTCCAGCGTTAAGGCTGGAATTGCAAGCGGCGAGCGTGGCGAAGTGGAAAGCTTGCCGTGGGGCGAGTGGGAAAGCTTCCCCTTTACAATTACCCACAAGGGCGAAAGGTACGTCCGCTTGTATCCCGCAGCGCAATCCAATCAAGTTTCCACGCTTTACAAGGTTGATGGGAAGCAAGTGGATAAAACAACTTTTAAAAGTTTTCTTACGCCAAGTGAAGCCGAAAAAATGGAAAGCGGCGAGCGCCCTACGTGCTTCACGGTGAAAGAATCCAATTTGATTGCTTAACCTATCCACAAGCGGCGCGGTTCCATCCCGCGCCGCTCTTTTCAATCCTTAACTTTGCTTGTCTTATGAAAAAACTTTTCTGGCTTGTGATTTTACTGCTGTCCATGTTTGCCCTAATGGATTCAGTGTTTTATGGTTTTTGGGTTGGGACCGCAATTGCGGTTTCCACTCTCATGCTTTCAAGCGCCAAGCTTGCGCTTTCCTAGTTGAATCTATCAGATTTCCCCGCCTTGGCAACGAGGCGGGGATTTTTTGTGTCAATTTTTTTGAGTTATGCCACAACTCGCAAGTTATCATGTAATTTCCAACCGAATCTAACCGAAATTAATAGGGGAGGGTTCTAACAGAATCTCAGGAAGCTGTTAGATTTTTTTTTGCGCGGCGGGGGCCTGCACACCATCAATAACCAAATTTCCAATCCCTTTAATTTTAATTCACTCCCACCTTTCCTTATTGCAATCCTCTATTCCTTTCTTTCCATTACCCTACAAAACCAGTCCATTCTCCCATATAAGAGAAACCATAATAGGGGTGGGTTATTACAAACCTTTATAAAGACCAAAAGAAAAGAAAAAAGAAAGAAAAACAAAAAAAATCACGCCCCGAAGCAAACATGTTCTCCATAATGGCATTCTTCTTCATCCATTAGTTCGATTTTGGCCGCATCTAGGAAATGTTTGGAGAAATGGACGTTGGGTTGGGTGTTTTCGGCCCAAAGGATGTAAGCTGGGTCTATTTTTAAAACGTGGTTCCACATTTCGTTTCTATAAATGCCGCTTTTTAATTTTTTGTTTTGCGCTGTTGTTTTCATTGTGTCTTATCTTAACACAATGTTGGAGTTGCGTCAATGGGGTGTTCACCTACCGACACTTATTGCCAAGTTTTCCTATTCATACGTCTTTGAATCCTAATTTTTCCATGTGTTCGGCCAATCTTTCATACCAATTGCGATATTCTTTCTTGAATCTCAAGGGCTTTGGGTTTTCCTCGCAGAACTTTTCATAGGATTGGTATCTTTTTAAAGTCCAGCCGTCTTTTTTATTCTTGTATTTGTTTTGGTAATCTTCAAGTTTCATTTTGCGGATTTCATTTCAGTCTTCCCAAAAAAGAGGCCAATTGATGAAAATTGTAAAATACTCGGGAAGTCCGAGTCCGTCCTGATAGCAGGAAAAGGATTGCCGCTGATATTTTATTTCTTTTTTAAAAGAACAAAAAAGCAAAAAATTTTCTGAATTTGTTTTCATGTTTTGCTTGCTCTTAACAGATAAATTCCCATTTGGCGTTTAAGCCTTCCTCAAACGATTCTTCATCAGAACAGGCTGGAACCAGATCATAACGCGGAAGATATGTTACGTAATGAGCCTCATATTCTCCCATTAACCCGCCACCTTCTGTTCGTATTTCAGCAAAACATGGATAATCCTTCGGGTAAGCCTTTGGTTTGTATTTTGGGGCATAGTAATAAAAGTTTTCCCACTCTTCTGCGTTATGGATTTTTGTAATCATTATCCTTGTGCGTAAAATTGTTCGTTCATTGGGTCTTCTTCTGGGTATTCCCAATCACTCATTTCTTCTGGCTCGCGGCGTTGCTGCAATTTGAGCCATGCGGATATTCTATCATAGTTTTCCTTTATTGCAAGATTAAAGACAGGAATGTTATAATAATCCGCAATTGACCAAGCCTGATTTGTGCCGCCCCTTCTTTCTCCATTGGGAGTCCAGCAGATAACAAATTTAGAATTTGGCGCATTTTTTCCAATTATTTGCCTGAAATTGCGGGCTTGTAAAGCTCTCACGGCGTCTTTTAAATTTTGGCCATTAGGATGAAACCGATTAACCGAATCAAAAGCCTCCTTATCATTCTTGTCTATGACCTTGTAGGTGTGATTTGGGTTGTGTGGCTGGCCAAAACTCTTCCAAGGAATCCATATTTCAGCATTCTTTTTTACTCCAGAAGCAAAAGCTGAATCCGCGCCATCTGCCGCGCCCGATCTAAGGGTCCAGCCTTGCTCTTCAAGAAGAGAGGCAATTTCTTTCATGAAACCCATTATATCTGGTGGGCAAGACCGACTTCCTATGCCTGCATAATATTTCATTTTAAAATAAACCTTTATCAAGATAAACCCTATACATCTTATTCTAACAAGTTGTTTTTCATGTTGAAGTTTTTTCTGGCATTTTTATTTATTAAGTTCTTTTATTGATTTTTTAATTTGTGCAATATCTTCTTCAATCTGCTCTGCTTCTCTTTTGTTTCTCGGGCGAGAGCGACCAAATTTCTGATCATAGTCAGCTAAAACTTCTTGAGAATATTCTAAACCCAATTTTAGGGATTCGATAGCAGAGTAGATTACGTCTTTTTTTACCGTAAGCATTTCGGGAATGCATTCTTGAATAAAGAATGTGCTTTTATCTGTTGTCATATTTGATTCGCAAATTGCTTCCTTGCTTTTTTTTAATTCATTCCACACAAACCAAGAATCAAAATTCAAACACCCTCCAGAATCATGAAAATCGCCGTGCCAAGTTCTTATTACTTGTTTGCATTTGGGGCATTTGTCCCATGTTTCGTCGTGGATGCTCATTTGTCCCAATCCTTTTCTACCTTATAAAGCTCTTCAACGATTTTCCTATGGACAGATTCTTCCGTCATAACAAAAGGAATATAATTCAAATCCTCCCTCATGTCAAGACCAACATACCAAGTTTTGCCGTCTTTTTCTCCCCATTTTTTCCACAGGAATGTTTCTGTTTTAGATGAGAATTTTTTCTGCCAAAACTCGTCCAACGGCCATTCTTCCAGCCAAGCGAGAATAAATGATGGTTTATTATGCTCTTTCGCCCTCTCCATGTATTCTTGGAGATTTGTTTTTTGTTGATCGTTGATTTTTGGGATCATTAGAGCTTGATAATCAACCCTTCTTGTTTTGGTTTGGCCGTGATTGTGATTTCGATGTCGTATTCCCAATCTCTTTCATTCCATTTAATCAAAGGGTCTTTCAAGACACGGCCACCAATTTCTAGTTTGATTTGACGTTGGCTGGCATCATCAGAATACCCAACAAAGGAATAATTTTCCTTCGCAAATCCATCAAAATACGTTCTGCCGTGATCTAGGTTTATTAGCTTGGCCTTCATTCTTTTTCTACGATTTTATATTTATGTTCTCTATGCATGTGGCAGAAATCTCCGTATTTGGAATCTCCAAGCAAATGACGGCCAGAAACATCAATAACGAAGGCCACGTTTATTGGGCTTAGACCGACTTTCCCAGAATATATGCGACCTTGAGACATTTCCCACTCGATAAAATCCCCCTCGAAAATTTCTTTACCTGAAATATCGGTTAATCCTGTGGATAGTTGGAGAACAAAATAATCATGATTCGGCTTTAAAAGCCTGCCCTCCATGATATCCTCAAAAAACAATTCTCCACTGGCATTGATGTAGAATTCCTCGTCTGAATAGGTTCGGCCTTCCCTTTTGTCGAATACTCTGAATCTCATGTGCGAACTGTATCAAATTCGCACAAAATGTCAACCCCAAATTTCCTTTTTTAACTTTTGCATGATCAAATCAGCAAAAAAACAAACAGCCGCCGAATAAAAACACCAAAACCACGGCATTCCCCAAAACAGACCAAAAAACAACCCGCACCAGAACCCAAGACACAATGGACAATCAAACAAATCCCTGAAAAACTTTGTTTTTTTTAAAAAGTTTCTCGGCCAATTCAAAATTGTTCCATACTTTAAAATAAAGCATAGGCCAATTAAAACAAAAGTCTGGAATACTAAAACGGTCAAGCCAAAAGAGTTTTTGCTGCTTCTGAAACGGCGAGGATTTCTTCTTTGGAAAGAATCACTACATTATTGAAGTCGTCCTTGATTGTGAACTTGTCGTCGTAACCGATTTCAATAATCGGGCAACAACCGTTGCTATTGCAGAGCTTTACTGATGTGTCTGAGAGTTTCTGGATCATATTTTTTGTTTACACGAAAAAAATCGAACATGCCGCTGGACCAGACCTATGGCTGGTCAGCTTGGTTATTCGCTGCCAAATACCGATTTATTCCCGCACGGATAATGTCCGCGCCTCCAACGCACTCGGCAGCACGTTTCAGTTCTTCGAGAATCTCCAAGAATTGAGCGTGGGGTATCCATTTCGTTTCATCGTCGGGATGTCCTTCGATGACTATTTCGCCTTCCTCACGGCAAAGCGGGAACGGTAGATGTCTAGCAATAAGCGAACAAGTCGGCGTAGAGCAACCGCTGCCCGCCATGGAATCAATGTTTTCTGGTATCATAATGTTTGTTGGTGAATAGTGACCGCGTTGAAGGCAGCGGTGCCTAGCCTTGTGCGTTCGGCGGAATAAGTTGAATCAATCGACCTTTACAGTTTTTGTCATGGCGATCTTGCCATTCACTTGTAGCATGGCTGATGGTCCCCCAAGCAAGTCCTTGATGGAGCACGAATCCTTGCCATTGGCATCGAGACTTTTCCGAGCAGCACCATACGCCAGAATGTTGAAAGTCGGACATGTATTTGTTGTTGATTGCGATTTTTTGTAGGCGAAAACAATCCAAAAGTCAAGAAAAAAAATCAGATCTCCAAAAAATCAACCCTGCAAAAGAAAATCGGTCCCCTGTCTCCAAAGTCTTTGTTAATATTTTGCTCAAAAAAACCAAGAGCTTCCTTGTGAGAGCATTTTAAATTGTTTTTAATTTTGGTGAGGATTTTTTCTTTATCGTAAATATAAACAACATTGTTGTGGTTTTGCCCGACCCCCAACAAACAATCTTCGTAATTATTGAATTTAATTGGCAAGTCTTTCATGAAAGTGTAAAATATGGAAACGCTTTCAGATTTTAAGAAAAAAAATTAGAAAATCCAGTATGATAAACAAAAAGACCCCCCAAAAGAGGCAAAAGAAAACCAAAGGTCATGAAATCGAAGCGGCAATAGAAGAAAATTTCGAGCCATTTAATTTTAAATTCAAAAGACGCCCCTTCGCTTTTACGGAAAAGCAAAAACAATTTATTGATTTGGCGTCTAATGAAAAAACAAAAATTATTCTTGTTGAGGGTCCAGCAGGAAGTTCGAAAACTCTTTTAGGAGTATATTGTGCTCTTTTATTGATGAAGGAGGGAAGGATAGACAACATCATGTATCTTCGCTCTGTTGTGGAGAGCGCCCAAAGATCAATGGGTTTTTTAAAAGGAGATGCGGAGCAGAAGCTCGCCTTTTTTACTGACATTTTGGACGACAAGCTCTCCGAACTGGTTGAGCCAAAAGATATTTTTCTATTGAAAAATTCCCAAAGAATAGAAACAATGCCACTAAATTATATCCGTGGATGTGCTTGGAGAAAAAAGTTTATTCTCGTTGATGAAAGTCAGAATTTTTGCGCCAAAGAGCTTTTGAGTGTTATGACAAGAATTGGCGAAGGAAGCCTTATGGTGTTGGCTGCCGATAGGACGCAGGACGATATTGACAATAGCGGATTTGCCGATGTTTATGATCTTTTCGACAACCAAGACTCAAGAGAACAGGGTGTTTATACTTTCCAATTCACCGAAGAAGATATTGTCCGCTCCGAAATAGTTAGGTTTGTAGTTAAAAAATTTAAAGAGCTACGAAATTAAAACTAGAAAAAGTTCTTTGAAACTTTAATATTAGTGTATTAACCCCAATACACTAATATCGTGAATAAAGAATTTTGTATTAATTGTGGAGAAAAGGTTCTCTACGAAATCAACAAACCCAAGTTTTGCCCTAGCTGCGGAACTCCATTTAACACTTCAAATTCGCTTGCTTCCAAAAGAGTCCCGATGGAAGAAGAATCAGAATCGGTAATTGGCACTCTTGATATGAACAAGTTGCGTGCAAGTATTGTGGCCGATACGTCAAAGTCCAAAAGATCCCTTGATGATTTGTGGAAAGACCCAGCCCCAAGAGACCCAAACATGTATAGGCTACCTTCATCAGACCCTTCTGGCACCGAAATTATCAAAAAAACAATGATCGACTGTGCTCCTGTCAAAGCAGCCAAAGAGATAAATGAGTAATCTGACTTACGAAGACAAGTCGGCTGAGTTAGATGAAATTTTAGCCAAGTATCGGCCAAAGTGGCAGCTTGATGCGCTTGCTTGGCTCGACTACTCAGATGTTTGCCAGATTATTCGAATGCACATTTGGAAAAAATGGCATTTGTGGGATCAAGAGCGTCCGTTCAAGCCGTGGGCCGCAATGGTGGTTTCTCATCAAATGATGAATTTAGTCAGAAACAATTATTCCAATTTCGCCCGACCTTGTTTGAAGTGTCCATTTTTTATGGGTTCTGACGGGTGTGGCTTTACCAAAAGCGGAATACAAGACGAAGAGTGCGAGCTATTCGCGAAGTGGAAAAAGAAAAAAGAACACGCCTATAACCTCAAACTTGCCCTACCCATTGAAGAGGGTGGACATTTAGGAGAGTCTTTTATCGAAGATAATATTAATTTTGAAGAGGCGGAACAAAAGATGCATAAAGCGGTAATGTCTCAACTTAGTGGGAAACATTTGGAAATTTATAAACTTCTTTTTGTTGAAAACATGGAGGAAAGCGAAGTGGCAAAAAAATACGGCTTCAAAAAAGATTCTTCAAAAAGAAAAACCGTTAGATACAAACAACTGTGCAATCTCAAAAAGAGGTTTTATGAAATGGCCAAACAAGTATTGAAAGAGGAGGACATATTATGAGCAAGGACGCCATACCTTTTACGCTAGACGACGAGTTAAAACGCCAAATTCTTGAAGAATTTGAGAAAACGCCAGATTTGATGACCATTACCCGCACGGTATTCCAAGATAACTCCTTGGATGGTCGCAGTCATCAGGGAAGGGCGGTCAAAAAATTCCTTTCAGAACTGAATCTTGAATACAAAACAATAGCCGAAGCTGCCGCAACCAACAAAAAAGAATTGACGCCCGAACAAAAGGCTTTCTTGTTAAGCGACAATATTGAAAATGGCATTACCGCCTTGGATGCGGCACGACTTTGTTTTAAAGATCGCTCCATCGCCAGTCTCAGTTCAGAGCATAGAATGGTTATGGACTTCCTTAAAGAATTCCGCACAGATATTACGGAAGAGCAACCAGTTGTTGGCAAATGGCTCGCTCCAAAAGCCTTGTCAAGAGTAATTAAAAAAATAAACGATTGGACTGGTTCTAATTTTGATGAGCTTACAATGCCGACCAAACAGAAAAGGTTTTGCGAAAAACTGCTTCTTTATTTGCAAACAGTAAGGTTTCGGGAAACAATCAATCAATTTTCCACGCAGGAAGATAGAGAGTTGTTTGAAAGCGAATTTGTAAGGGTGGCTTGGGACAAGCCAGATTTAACTGTGGACGAACAGAATCTTTATATTAACATGTGTTTGAATTATGTTCGTTTAAAACACCTTCAAAAAAGACTGGACTCCCTTAATCGTCAGCTTGACGGCATGGATAGCCAGCAAGATGCCACAATCCGATTTACTACCCTTGTGCAAGCCACAGCAGAGGATTTAAACGCTTGCGAAAAAAGAATTGAAGCTCTCGCAAATAACCTCAATGGCTCTCGTCAGAAAAGATTGGCCGATAAGGGAGAAAACGGAGGAAGTATTTTGGCGCTTGTGGAGGCGTTTCAAGCCAAGGAGGAGCGCGACAGAATGGTTCTTATGGCAGAGCACCAAAACAAGCTTATTGAAGAAGAGGCTGATCGTCTGGAATCAATGGACGATCTGAAGGCGCGTATTCTTGGAATTTCCAAACACGAACTCCTGTAATGCAACCTGAATTTATATGCAAAGAGTGCGGGAAAGAATTCGATTCTCGCCGCTCTTTTCACGCGCACTTAAAGGCCCATTTCAATTGCATGGGAGACTATTATGTAAAATATTTTCCGAAGCTCGACCCATTGACCAAAGAGCAGATTCCGTGTTTGAATTATGATCAATACGTCAAGCAGGACTTTACCTGCTACGACAATTTCAAACAATGGATACAAAAAGTTGACGATTGTATAGCAAAAGATTACGTTCTTAAAAAAGCGCAAGAAAGATTCGAAGAAAAAAACGTTAAAATGTCGCCGCCCGATCTTTTTTATAGATTATCGGACATGGCTGATATTTCTGATTGTAAAAGACTATTCGGGTCTTATGCGGCATTTCTTTCTTTGCTAAAGATCGGCCAGTATTTTTATCAAAAACTTCCCCAAGGGTTTTGGGACAAAGACTGTGACAATATTGAAATTTTAATCGACACTAGGGAACAACAGCCTCTTAATTTCCCCAATTCAATTGAGTCAAAATTGGATTTTGGAGATTATACGGCAGGTGGAGACAAGTTTTCCAAAACTTTTGTAGATAGGAAAGCGGTAGGAGATTTTTGTTCCACCATGTCGGGAGGAATCGACAGGTTTCGAAGAGAGATGGATCGGTGTGTTGAATTTGGATCTTATATGTTCGTGGTTGTGGAATCTAGTGTTGAAAAGATCAACTCTGAAAACAAGAAGTTCGTGAAGAACATGTCGTATGTTTGGCATAATGTAAAACAGTTGATGCTGGATTATCCAGAAAACATACAATTCATATTCGCCCACTCACGCAAGGGCGCTCAGAAGATTATTCCAAAACTACTCTATTATGGAGAAAGTTTATGGAACGTTGATGTGGGGTATTTTTTGGAGCAGAAGATTAATGGGGATCAAATATGAGTTGGGTCAAAGGAAAGCAGAGATTAAGAATGGAGTATGCCTCAAAAGAGCTTAACAAAAAGCTCTTGGCCATGCAGGGCGATCTTTCAGAAGGGGACGCCAAATATTATTTGTATTTGTTTTTGAGAAACAACATTTCTTTTGCGGCAGAATTGTTTTTAGGGATTAAACTCTTCCCATTCCAAGCGTTGGCAATCAAGGGAATGATGATTTCGGATTATTCGATGTTAGTGTTTTCGAGAGGTTTGAGCAAGTCATTTTCAACTGCCGTATATATCCTACTGGAAGGGATCTTAAGCCAAAAAGCTAATATTGGAGTCATTGGTGGGTCATTTCGACAATGTTGCAATCAAAACTCGATTATCAACACAACCAAAGGATTTAAAACAATAAAAGACTTAAATATTGGCGATTATGTGCGTTCTATAGAAGGGACAAATAAAATTACGGATAAATGGAAAAACGAAAAATCCAAATCTTTAAAAATAAAGACAAAACGCGGATACTCTTTTGAGGGAAAGGTCGGCCATAAAGTTTATGTGTATGATCCAGAAACAACCGAGCATTCTTGGAAAAAGATTGAGGATTTATCTGTTGGGGCGGTCTTGCCTATTGATAGAAAAGTTGACTTGTGGGGTAGCGAAGATTTGGATTTGGATTTGGCTTATTTGTATGGTTTGGGATTAGGTGATGGAAGCATTTCTAAGGAGGGTAAAAAGGAAAAGGCAAATAGACTCACCATCACATCTAACGATGAAGAGACCTTAAATTTTCTTGAAAGTCGTGGCTTCTCCATAACAAAGAAAAAAAACAAATGCCATAGCGCAAGAAGTAGGGCAAATGACTTTAAATTAAACGAAGACTTTATTTGTCGAGAAACAGCAACGAATAAGTTTTTCCCAGCAGGCGTGCTGGCAGCAAACAAAAAGGTCGTGGCAAACTTTTTAAGCGGATTTTTTGACGCCGATGGAACGTGTTGTGGGTCCGAGGTTAATTTGGCCACATCTTCCATCAAACTTGCAGAGCAAACACAGCTTTTATTGTTGAATTTTGGAATTATTTCTTCTTTAACAACAGAAAAGGCTCGGGGAGAGATTATTATTTGTGGCGTCCCAACACAAGGCAGAGCTTCTTATAAGGTAAGAATCACAGGAAAAGAAAATATCGAAATTTTCAAAAACGAAATTAATTTCCGCTTGCCGAGAAAGAAAGAAAGGCTAGAGCGGCTTTGCTTAAGAAGCGGAGACTCCTCTTTGGACTCAATCCCCAATCTAAACAAGTTCTTGCTGAAAAACTCCAGAGAAAGGGATTTTGGAGGATATGTCTTCAAAGCTCGTTCTGGCTTGTCATATAAAAAACTACAAAATTTGGTTTCCTCTAATCCAGAAAAATATAGGTATATTAATCGTTTTTTAGAAAAGAAATATTATTACGATACTATAGTATCTATCGAAGAATCCGAGTGCGTTACATACGACATAACCGTAGAAAAAGAACACTGTTATAATGCTCAAGGATTTATTCATCACAATTCAAAGATGATCTTTCAAAAAATGGAAGATATTTTAGCTAAACCAGCAGCAAAACTGGCTAGAGAGTGCGGCGTAAAAATAACCAAAGGAACCGATATGTGGACCTTTACTGTCGGTAATGGCCGCGCAATTGCTCTTCCTCTTGCCAATGGCGAGCGTCTTCGTGGTTTCCGTTTCAATCGAATTGTTCTTGACGAGTTCATTACCATCCCAGAAAAAATCTTCACAGAAGTCATTCTTCCCTTCCTTGGCGTTATTGAAAACCCTGTTGAGCGTGAAGAAATGCACAAATTGGAGGACCGCCTTATTGAGGCTGGCCACATGAAAGAAGAAGAGAGATATGTTTGGCCGAATAACAAACTAATTATCCTTTCTTCTCCTTCTTTTAAATTTGAGTATATGTATAAGCTTTTCAAGAAGTATGAATCGCTTATTTTCAACGAAGACGCTTCTCAAGGATCAGATGAAGAAGAAGATGGGCTGAGTGACAACGCCTATCGCCTTATTATGCAGCTTAGTTACGATTGTGCGCCAAAAAGACTCTATGACCAAAACCTGCTCAAGCAAGCCAAGGCCACAATGTCTGAGATGCAGTTTAGACGCGAATTCGGCGCTCAGTTTGTTGACGAAAGCGACGGATATTTCAGATTGTCCAAGATGGCTGCTTGCACAATTCAAGATGGCGATTTTCCAGCGGTGGAAATCGTTGGGAACCCTGCCGACGAATATGTTATCTCCTTCGACCCGAACTGGGCTGGAAATTCAAGCGCCGACCATTTTGCCATGCATGTTTTCAAGGTTGATAAACCTTCTGAGAAAGGGTGTTTGATTCATTCTTATGCAATCGCTGGTGTTGACTTGAAAGAACACATGTTTTATTTTCACTACCTTCTTACTCATTTTAATATTATTGGAATTTGTGGGGACTATAATGGCGGCGTTCAATTCATTCAGTCTTGCAACGAAAGCAAACTCTTCCAAGAATCAAAAATCTTCATTAATCTTATAGAGGTTGATTTTGACAAGCCAGAAATTTATACAGAAGACTTGAGGGAGTTCAAAAACCAATATAATCGCAAAGAACGTCGTTATTGCATTCTTCGCAAGCCGTCATCCACTTGGATTCGCGAAGCAAACGAAATGTTGCAAGCCGCGATTGACCATAAGAGAATTCTATTTGGTGCGCGTGCTGTTGACGGCCATTTCGAAGAACAAAGAAACAAAAATATTCCCATCGACCAACTAAAATGGGATTTGGGCCTTCAAAGAACATCCAAGGGAGCAATGATGATTGATTTTCTTGACTACCAAAAAAGCAATATTGAATTAACCAAAAACGAGTGCGCCAATATTGAGGTTGTTTCAAATCCTCAAGGAAGCCAGTCTTTCCAATTGCCGCAAAATTTCCGCCGTCAAAAAGGGCCTAATCGAGCAAGGAAAGACTCATATTCCGCCTTGGTTTTAGGGAATTGGTTTTTAAAGATTTTGTTTGATGCCAACAATACTGTGGCAGAGAAAAAACCAACCAGCACATTTACTCCTTTTGCAATGTGAAAGTTTAAAAGTCAACTTTCAAAAGTCGCGTGTAACATTCTTATATGGCCGAAAAAAGAAAATACCAGAAACGATCTGATTATTGGACAAAGTTTCAAAAATCGGAAGCAAACTCTCTGGAAAATTTTGCAAAATCAAATGATTTCATTCCAGAAATGTTGGGAGAAAGCCTTTACGAATCGGTTGCCGCAACCTCTTCTTCTGCCAAAAGAACGGAATATAGAACCAATGCCGCTTCGAAGGCTGTGGCCAAAGACCGCTTCAAAAACATTGCTGACGGGATTTTACCGTATGATTACTCTGCTGATTTTGTAAGTGTCCGTGACGCGATTGAACTATGCCAAAAAGCATACTTTAATATTCCTTCTTTCCGTTCTACTGTTGATTTGCTGTCAGAATTTGCCGATTCTGATATTTATTTGGAAGGCGGCAATGCAAAAAGCAGAGCTTTTATTAATGCTTGGTTCAAAAGAATCAAAATGCATGATTTAAAGGCTCAATATTTCCGCGAATATTACAGATCGGGCAATGTTTTCCTCTATAAGCTGGAGTCCAAGATTAAAAATTCAACAGAATCAATTATCGAATCTTATGGGGCGACGAACACCAGAACCCCGATTCCAATAAAATATGTTCTCTTAAATCCTGTTGATATTGGCGCAAAAGGATCGGTTTCTTTTGGAGATTACGAATACATTAAAATTCTTACCCCATTTGAAATTGCCCGTCTTAAAAAGCCAAAGTCAGACCATGAAAAACAGCTTCGCGCTTCTCTTCCTGCGGAATTGATTAAAAAACTAGATAACACAGTAAGCTCTACTGCTGATGCTGTTTATTTAGAGCTTAAAGCAAGCGACCTTAATGTTATTTTTGCCAAAAAGCAAGACTACGAGCCTCTTTCTATTCCAATGGTGTTTTCTGTGTTAGACGACATCAATAAGAAGCTTGAGTTGAAGAAAATAGACCAAGCTATTGCCCGCTCTATTGAAAATGTGGTTCTTCTTATTACTATGGGCGCGGAGCCAGACAAGGGAGGCATTAATGAAAAAAACCTCAAGGCCATGCAGGAAATTTTCAAGAATCAAAGCGTTGGCCGTGTTTTGGTTTCTGATTATACAACTAAGGCTGACTTTGTTATTCCTGATTTGAGAAAGGTCGTTGGCAAGGAAAAATATGAGGTTCTAAACAAAGACATCGAAGAGGGTTTGCAAAATATCCTTATTGGAGAAAGCAAGTATGCCGATACCAAATTAAAGCTCAAAATTTTTATGAACCGTCTGGACGAATCCAGAACGCTTTTCTTGAAGGAATTCTTGCAGCCAGAAATCAAAAGAATCTGCAAGGGGCTTGGAATGCGCTCTTGGCCGACCGTTAAGTTTACAAAAACAGACACTTTGGACGATTCCGATTTGCAAAAATTGGTGACACGCATGATGGAACTTGGGATTCTTACTCCAGAACAAGGTATTAAAACCGTAAGAACTGGAGTATTTCCAGAAGAAGAAGAACTTCTTCCCGCTCAAAAAGACTATCTGGATCAACGCAAAGAAGGATATTATATGCCTCTCGTCAACACCATTAATCTTCATACAGAAGATGACGAGGCAAAACAACAGAAATTTGATAATGATTTGGCGCTCGAAAACCAAAAAACCGCCAAAAAAGTGGCTATTGAAAAAGCAAAAGCCCCAACCATTGCTCCTATGGGCGCGGGAGGAACAACTGGTCCGAAACCAAAGCCAAAGACCGCAACGACTGCCGCGCCTTCTGGCGGCAGACCAACAGGAAGGTCCAACGCCTCTCTTTTTTCCAAAAAGAGTATCATTGAGGCAACCAAGGAGATTAGCGAGTTTGAATTAAAGGCTTTTGCCGCATTTTCTGAAAAATATGGAACAGAAAAAATGGAAAAGGACCAAGAGTTGATTTCCAGAGTCACGGAGTCTATTGTAGTTGCGAAAGAAAAAGAAGATTGGGATTCCACTTTGTCAAGAGTCGTAGAGAATTTCGAGGTTTTAGGAGAACTAGATATTTCTCCAGAAGTTCTTGAAGTCGGGGCAAGGCACCAGCTTGATGATCTGTCTGCTGCGATTTTATATCACTCGACCAAAAATTGAGTGTAAAAAGGAGATATGCCCAAAAAAGAAACCTTTGAAGATTTTTTGAAGTCTGAATTTTCGGGCTCTATTAAAGCGATTTCCGATAAGGATTTTGAAAATCTCGGCATTTCAAGAGGTTCGTTTGTTGCCAAAGCAAAAACCCTTCTGCCAGATGATTTTGAGCCTTCTGATAATATTGATGTGCTGCCTGTTGTTTTTAATCTCGCGAAAGTAAATGAATTTAACAAAAACGGAGACGGAATTTCCACGGCTGATGCGATTGATATGGTTAAAAGATTCGCCAACAAGCCAATTAATATTGAGCATAAGAAATCTAAAATAGTTGGTCACATTATCAACGCATCTTTCTCCGATCAGGAACCAGACTTCAAAGAAAACGACATAGAAAGTTTTAAAGACCGCAAAGACCCGTTTTTTATTAATGCCGCTGGGGTTATTTATAGACACGTTTATCCAAAACTGGCCGCTCTTGTCTCAGAAGCTTCTGATGAAGAAAGCGAAGAGTATCAATCTGTTTCAACAAGTTGGGAATTGGGGTTCAAGGATTGGGTTGTTGCTAAGGGGTCGTTAATTCTTCAGGAATGCGAAATTATTTCAGACGCGGAAGAAAAACTCAAGTATAAAAAATATATCAAAAAATTCGGAGGCAAAGGAGTTGATGAAAACGGCGTTCCAATTAACAGGTTGATTGTTGGAAAAACAATTCCGTTGGGGGGAGCCCTTACTTATAATCCAGCGGCCAACGTAAAAGGCGTTTATGTTTTCGACGACGATTTAATGGAAGAAAACGACGAAGAAGACGAAAATAATGCCAATTTGCAAAATATTTCACAAAATAATTCCCTAATACTCAAAAACATTGTAAAGATTAAAAAATTAACGGATCACTTCAACATGAACGAAAAACAATTCGAACAATTTCTTCTCAAGCTTGAACAGAGCGTAGCTTCTGTCACCAAAGAAGAAAGCCAAGCAAAGTCCATTGGTTTGATTTTCAAAGACGCCCTGCTTGAGCAAGGCGAATCTTGGAAGTCTCAAGTCCAAATGGAAAAAGAAGCAAAAGAAAAGCTTCAAAAAGATATGGACGAATTGAAAGCTTCGTTCGAAACCGCAAAACAAGAACTTGATACAGTCAAAGCCGAAATGGAAACAAAAGCGGCTGTCGAGCTTTTCAACTCACGCATGAATTTCTTGGAAGACAAATACGAGTTCTCCGACAAGGAACTTAAATTCGTAACAGCAGAAGTAAAATCAATTAATTCAGACGAAAAGAGCTTTGAAGACTATAAGGAAAAAGTCTCCACTCTTTTCTCCCACAAACTTAAAGAAGCGATTGCCTCTCAACAAAAAGATATTGAGGCTAAAATCGAGGAAGAAGTTGCAAAGCGCATTGGCGAAAAAGCAACGGCATCCGCAACCACGACCGAAAAAACGGAAGAAACAGACTTGGAAACCGAAGAAGCTAAAGCGGCTTTACTTAACAATAATGGCCAATCGAGCAACGAGGAATCCCTGATCCAAAAACTTAAGCAGAGTTTTTCTGTCGAAGTGACCAACTAACTAAAAACACACAAATATTATGGCATCATTTACCATTACAAGACTGCTCCCATTTCGCCAGTATAACGAGAACGATGTTATCAACATGTTCTCCCTTGATACTGTTACTGGAGAGGCTGGCTCGCTTGTCAAGATTAGCTCTGCAAACCTTGACCTTGATCCAGTTAGCCTCATTGAACGCTCCGATTCGCTCGGATTCCAAAATTACATGGGCAACGCCTCGTCGCTATATCCCGAAGTGCCTTACAAGGTGACTAAGGTGACAAGCACTGGCGAACGTCCAATTGGAATTCTTCTTCGCGATGTCCGTTCTGTTGACGAAAACGGAGAAAACCTTCAATACTACCCGCGCAAGAAAGAAGAGCTTCAATGCGTTATCTCTGGAGAAGCGGTTCCTATCGCTACTCGCGGCGTGTTCATGTTGAATGCTCGCGCTCTTGCTGGTGGAGTTGCGCCAGCCATTAACTCATACGCAATCCCTTCCGCAAACGGAACATTGACTGGTGTTGCTTCTCCTTCGGCCACTCAAAAAGAGTATGCGGTTGGTAAATTCATCGCGACTGGATCGCGTGCATCACAACAAGACACCGATGAATACGAAGGTGTTTTCGCGGTTCTCAAACTTGAACTCTAATACGACACAGACACATGAAAATCACAATTAATAGAACAGAAGACCAGCTTGCCTTGGTTAAGGCTATGGGGAGCAACAACCGCGAAGAGGCTTACGAGGCTCAAGCTGCTGTGGCTGATCTCATGGGGCCTGTGCTGAACGAAGTCATCAACAACGCTCAGTCGATTGGAAACCTTTTCTCCACCATGACTTTTGGTGCTGATGACAATCCTTCGATTCCGTTGGACCTTTTCTACGACATCACTGATGAAGACTTCATCACCGTGTATTCGCAGCAAGTGGCTGGTGGGCTTCCTTATAGCCAAGTATTTCCTGCGCACAATGAACTCAAGTTCTCGACCTACACTCTTGACAGCGCGTTCGCGTTCGACAAGAAGTATGTTCGCAAGAGCCGCTTGGATGTTGTTAGCAAGACCTTTACCCGCATGGCTCAGGAAATCCTTCTCAAACAAGAGAAGACGGCCTTCAACGTGCTCGCTTCCGCCCTTGTGCGCGGCGACACAAAGATTGGTTCAACCGCTGCGGCTGCTGGTAATCACATTATCGGCTCGACTGTTGAAAATCAGTTCCTCTTGAACGACTTTAACCGTCTTATTACTCGCTGCAAGCGTATCAGCGCGTCTTTCTCTGGCGGAACTCCAGTTGGCGGAACTCGCGTGGGCGTGACCGATCTGATGGTTTCTCCTGAAATGGTGCAAGAACTTCGTGCAATGGCCTATGAGCCAATCAACACCCGCCAAGGAACCGCCGTTTCTGAACGTTCCGTCGCAGGGACCGACGAATTCCGCAATCAGCTTTATGCCGCTGCTGGACTTCCTTCCTTCTACGGAATCAACATTATCGAAATCCTTGAACTTGGCATCGGCCAACGCTTCAACAAGATTTTTGATGCAATGGTAACTGCCGCTGGCGCAACCGTTATCGGTGGTGGCAATACGGGAACCTTCTCCCAAGCAAATGACGAAATCCTTATCGGTATTGACCGCTCTCGCGAATCTTTGGTTCGTCCAGTGGTTCTTGACGAAGGAACTTCTGCTGAGTTTTCAATCATGGTTGACGATCAATTTACGGTTCGTCAAAACAAGGTTGGCTACTACGGCAAGCTTGAAGAAGGCCGCATCTGCCTTGATGACCGCGCTCTGGTCGGTATAGTTGTCTAATCCTAACCCCAAAACAGGGCGGCTCCTTCGGGGGTCGCCCTTTTTTGTTGATTTTTTTCATTTAATTGGTATAATTTATTATGAACGACGAATTTGATCCTGCAAAATACCATGAGGCCATCAGCCAGCATGAAAAAGATTCCCCATCCAAAGAACTCGATACTTCCACTTTGGAGGAGTTCGAAATCACAGACGGCAAAGACCGCGAATCTGAGGAAATTCAAAAACTAAAAGACTTGGAAGAGGTTTTGGGTATTCGGCAAATGAACCCATACGGAACCCATAATCGAGAAATCTTTGATGAAAAATTGGACAATATGACAATGACCGATATGCAAAGCTTGGCAATGCAAATTGGATTCCCTCCAACCCGTGATCGCATGGCTCTAAAAAGAGGGTTGAGAAAGAGTTTCGATTCTTTTCTGAAGAGCCATAGTGTCGGCGCTGTGTTTCAGCCAAAGCCTATTTTTGACGAGAATTCCCCAAACTACAAAGAAGCTGTAAGACTATTCAGTGAATGACTTTGGCAATCTCGCGTATAAAATCGTTAAATACGAATTTAAAGACGATGTTTCTCGTTTCCCTATTTCGTATGTTTCTGGTTGGCTTGAGACTAACTTAGGAGAACTTAACGGTCTTCTACATGAAGACTTTTACATTAACGAAAGCGGCAATATTGGCCCAAGCGGACTCGCGCCCGTAGAGCAAAACATCTACGCTTATCTTTACAAGATCAATTATTTCGACAAGGCTTCTAGGGACACTTTGAGGGGCTTGACTTGGGGCGGCGTTTCTGGTGTTGCGGACGACTGGACATCTATTAAAGAAGGCGATTCTTCAATCCAAAGAGTAAGCAAAAACACCCTTTCTCGTTCTTTCTTGGAAATGTCCAAAGACACTAGAGAAAGAATGAATGAATTGATTTATCAATACAACAGCACAAAAGCTTCTCCATTGCAAGTCGCGGGCTGTGATAGCGTTTATTCTTATACATACGACGGACACCCCGAGTAATGGCTTCTTTTCTATCTCCAGTTCAAAAAGCTTCAATAGACGCCTCTTTGGATCGTCTTCATGATACTTTTTCGAAACAGGTTTATGTTTATATAGAGAAGGAAAACGATTCCTCCTTAGACATGGGCTATAATGCTCTTTATGGAGCATCAAGTTCTCAAAACGTAGCTTCTTATAGCAAGATTCTAACCCGTCACTCTATAATGGCCCGCGTAAAGTATTTTCCAGATCAAACAGAGGGACAAATACCAAACAGCTTACCAGATTCAAAAGGAAAAATTCGTCTCAAGGTTCTTCCAGACGATTATGAAAAAATTAAAATCTGCACCAAAATAGAGGTAGGGGAATATTTCTACGTGGTAGATGGAGATGCGGCAATTGAAGGAATGTTCTCCGACAATTATTATACCGTTTATTTCAAACGTGAGAACTAAATTCACCGTTACCCTAAACAAGAAACAACTTCAAAAAGACGTTTTCGTTAAGGGAGAGAAAGTTGTGATAGGACTGGTGCGTCCTCTTGTTGAGAAAAGAATCCTTGAAGAACAGGATCAAATGGTGGAAGAGTTTGAAAACCATCCAGTTTCTCAGGAAATTTGGGCTGGAAACGAGGCCACAAATACAAGCGGTCTTTTGGGCGGGTATGGAAACCTGTTTTCTTTTATTGGCTTTGAGGAAGGCGAAGATGTCATTTCGCCAATTGCTTTTATTTTCAGAAAGAAAATTCCTTTTACAATCAAGAGGGCGAATGACTATGGAAAATATTTGGTAACAATTGAAGGCCCATCCAAAGAAGAAATATTTTCCAAGGCGAAAGTCGGGTGGATGGGTGGTCGAAGCTGGATAGACGGAATTGAAAAAGGTATCGCTGGATTGAACAGATATTTGTATGATGAGGACTATGGTTTTGCTAATTCTGTCTCTGGAACAGGTATTCAAGTCAAAGCCGATGTTCGCGGTGTAAGTTATAAAGAGACCGAATATGTCTCTAAAATACTTTCCGACTTTAAGAAAAGACTCTCAAGACTTCTGTGAAGGCTCAATTCGATCAAAAATTAGTTTCCAGTTTCTATCTGTGGTTTGAAAACAAACTACTGGATGACTCTATTTCCGCATATCAAACGGGCGTTGCAAACACTTATCAATATATTGATGCGTTTGATGTCCCTAGCAACTTTTATGCCTATCAGGGCCAATATAGGCAATTAGTGGCCGAATATGATGTTTCTGTCCCAAATAGCGGGGTTTTTTTGGGGCAAACCTTTGTTTCTGGCGGGACTCCGAATGTATATACAGATTATAATAATGGAAGAGTAATTGTCCCGTCTTCTTCGGGAAAAAGCCTCAACGTTACTTCTATTTCCACTGTCAAGGAAGTTAATACCTATCTTACCAGCGACTCGCCAGAGCAGATTTTATTGGAAAGTGACTTTGTAATTGATGGGGAGTCAATTCCAAAAGCATCCAAAAGCACAAAAAAACTGGACGAAAAGAGCTATTGGTTGCCAGCCTGCTTTGTCTTTCCTTCTTCTTCTGAAAACAAAGAATTTGCTTTGGGTGGCGAAGAAAACACCCAAAACAGAATCAGGGTCATGGTTTTGGCAAAAGATAATTTTACAATTGATGCCGTTCTTTCGGCGTTCAGAGATTCTTCAAGAAGCTGCGTTCCTTTAATAGATTTTGAGGATTTCCCTTATGGGGCGTTCTTTTCTGTGAAAAATTACCCTTATAGGTATGCCGTTCTCGCCGCGCAGTCAACAGAGAAGTCTTTTATAGAAAATGTTCAGGCTTCCAGAATTGGAAAAACCTCAGAAAAAGAAAAAACAGATAAAAAATTCCAAATAGGGTTCTTGGATTTCGATATTTCAACTTATCGTTTCCCAAGAGTTTAAGACTGTGTAAATAAGAAAAAATAAAATATTATGGCCCGCACCCGAATCATTTCCCAAAGCAAAGCTGTTTTCGTTTCTCCAACTGGTCTTCTAGCAACCAATTATGGCTATGCGTCTAATACTGGCGCTCTTTCCCCACAGCAATTGCATCGTGTTGACACCTTCTCTTTTGACGTTGACCTCGCTGGTGGTCGTCAAGATATTCGTGAATTTGGTCAGCTTGCGCGTATCGGAACGATTCGTGTGGGCGAAATTACTCCAACCGTGACTCTTGGTTATTACCTTGGTGATGGGGCTAACGAACATAACCTTGGATTCAACACCCGAGGAATTGATGCAGGAGGAAATACTCTTTCTCAGTTTATCTCTGGAGTTCTTACAGAGAACGAGGTGAAGAAAGAAAAGAACCTTTATCTTTTGACCGTAGCAGAAGGAGCAGACGCTTTCGCCCCAGCTTCTTATACCCCAGCCGCTCGTAGTGGCCACGATGTTATTGGATTCGGAAACGCAACTCTTTCCAATTATTCTCTTAATCTTTCTGTTGGAGAAATCCCTCGCGCAGACGTAGAGTTTGAGTGCGGAAACATTCGTTTCTATACTGGAACAAGTTCTGGTTCTCGTTGTCTTAATCCTGCCCTTGTAAGACTTACTGCCGCAAAAGCGGATTCTGGAATTTTCGCTATCAGCGGAGCGAGCACTGGTATTACTCCAGTTGATGTTTTACGCCCCGGCGACGTAACTGTGACTTTCTCCAGCAACTCTGCTGGTGTTGGTGGTGTTGCGCTTAGTGGTGTTCAGCTTCAAAGCGCTTCTATTGAAGTCCCTCTTGCAAGAACAACTCTCGAAAAGCTTGGAAGTCAGCTTCCTTACGCAAAGCCTCTTGAGTTCCCACTCAACGTTACTTGCGCGTTGAACGGATTCGTAACCGACTTTACGGAAGGTTCTCTAGAAGCAATCTTGACTGGTTGTGCTTCGCAAAGTCAAACCGACATTACAATCTCCATCAAGGATCGTTGTAATACTGGAACAGACCGCATGAAGTATGTCTTTAAGAACGCCGTTCTTGATAGCCAAAACTTCTCTATCGGTCTTGACGACAACGAAACTGTTGACCTCACCTTCTCTGCCCAAATTGCTGGTGCAACGACTACCGATGCGGGCGTCTTTTGCGCAGGGTCGTTTGACGGTGTTGGAGTTACTGGTAGGGACAACGAAAAACCACGTTTTTTCTAATAACCCCTGACGAGTCAAATAATCTTCTAAGCTCTGAGGGGGATACTTTGATTTCTTCCGACTTACTTGAATTAAGTTGGTCATAAACATCAAAGACAATAGGGCGGCTGGGAAACCAGCCGCTTTTTGCGTGTAAAATAAGGCATGAGTGTTGAAAGAGTAAGCTATGGCGATACCAGAGTTTACATTAATGATGTGCTATTGAAGGGCGTCTCCAGTTGTGATATAAATACAACCAGAGATGTCGAAAATCTTCGCGCAATAACGCATTACGAAACAACAGACAGAATCCTAAAATCCGACCAAAAACCAGAAGCAACCATTTCTTGGATTCTCGGAGAAGATTCAAGCGATCCATTTTTTGACTTTCAAAACTCAGGAATTCTTTCTGTCGAAAGTTTCAATATTAAAAAGAAAGACATTGTTGGCGTTGAAGAAGTAAAAAGCGGCTTTCTAACCTCTTATTCTGTCAATGCCGCTGTGGGAGACCTAATCACGGCAGAGGTCCAATACGAAGGAGTTGATTTCTCATTTACTCCATCTGGCAAATTGACCTTGGGAGATCAGGTCAGCCACTCATACAAAAGTTTTCTTCCATCAAAGATAGAACTGAGCGCCACATTTCAAGAGGGTAACATTTTTAATTTTCCAATACAGTCTTTTCAAATTAGCGTTCCTGTCCCAAGAGCCCCACTGAAGCGTTTGGGCGAGTTCTCCCCAAAATATAAAGTCCCAACACTGCCGACAGAAGCCACGGTTTCTTTTTCCGCCATCAAAAACGACATTACTGGAATAGATTTTTCAAAGATCGTTCTTGAAAAGGGGGACTTTGAATTCTTTCTGGCAACTTGTGACGATGTGAGCAAGAGCTATGGTCTGAACGGATGCTCTCTTTTGGGTATTTCGGAATCCATCAATTTGGACGGAAACGCTACAATTGATTTTAATTATGCTGCGAGTCTTACCAACCAGTCTTTTTTTTTAACTAGCCAAGAACAAGGAATATATAGTAGCGATGATTTTCTATTGGAAAGTAACGACAGCTATTCTCTTTTACCATCATGAAAACCATTGCCCCAATTAAAAATTACCAATGTTTTTCCTTTAAGGCCAATATTGTTCCTAGAGTGCCGCTTTCTGGATTTGATCTATCTTTTGGATCGACGGGCGAATCTGGAGTTTTTACAACTGGAATTCGTTTTTATGGAAGAAGCGGAATGGCTTTTGACCAATCGGGAAACTTCTTTGGAGGTTATTACAGCGGGCGCTCTTTGGACATAGAGGGTCATTTTTTTGGAGACAGACTTTCTTATTTTTGTAATGGGGTTTTGGTTAATAACGATATTCCAATTGTCAACAGCTTTAACTCTATAGAATTCAACAAATTTGGCGATTCTCAGTTATCTTTGGAGTTAAATTACGTTTCTGGACTTGTCCAAGAAGAAACTCAAGAGGGAATTCAAGATATTAATGGAATTTTTCTTATTTCAAATGATAATTTATATATACTACCAAGCATCTAATGAAAGAAATCTATAGTTTTAACGTTCAGCGCAAAATCGAATCTTCCAAACCAGTCGTAAAGAAGGGTGAGGACGGGAAATCTGTCGAATCGGTGGAAAAGGTTGTAAGAACGGTCAAACATAAAGTTATTTTTGCAAAACCATCCATGTCAATGATTGAAGAGGCTGAATTCTTCTATGGGCAAAAATTCAACGAACTGATTAATGCTGGATTTTATACCAAAGCCATGTTGAATAAAAAAATGGGAGACATTGGCGGTCTTGCATCAAAAGTCTCTGTGGAAAGTCTCCAAAAAGCCATCACAGATAACATTGAGGCTTCTAGGGTTATTGAGTTTTACGGTTCTGCCAAAAGACTGACCAAAGACCAGAAAAACAAGCTCAGGGAGGCAAAAGAAACATTCGCCGCAACCCGCTCCCAAGTTATGGAGTATGAAACCGCAATTCGTTCTCAGTTTTCTCAAACAGCAGATGTAAAGGCCGAACAAAAGCTAATTGAATGGCTTGTTTTCCACCTTTCCTTCTTTGAAGAAACGGTAGATGGCAACAAACAACTCTTCCCTCTTTTTGAAGGAGACTCTTTTGAAGAAAAGAGGGCGGTGTATCTTGAGCTTTGTGAGAATTTGGAGGATATTACCGATCCAGCTATTTTTAAAGTCAAGGCAATTTTTGACGAGGCTTTCAAACATTTGGTAAGAGTGGCAAGCATCTGGTATAACAAAATTGCCGAAAAGCCAGAAGACATCAAAAAGGCGATGGAGGAAATGTTCAGCGACGACGAAGAATCTGAAGTTATTGAAGAATCAGAGGAAGAGGCGGAAACCATTGACGAGGCCGAAGAGCCCGTGTCAGAAGAAGCGGAAGAGAACAAGGTTGAAAAGTCCGCAGAAGAGTCAGTAGAGGTCGAAAAATCTCCAGAAGTCCAAGAAACAGAATCAGATGGACAAGAAGGAGCTACTCAAGAAGGCTGAATCGGTTCTTTTTGATATTTTGCGCGGCTACAGTATTTTAAATGCTGGAAGCCGCGAATTGTATTTCAAACACTTTACTTTGCTTGATTCCCTTTCTTTCGAGGAAGAGTATAACAAAAGTTTGGCATCCGCGAAAAGATCGGGAATTAAAGACGAAGCCGCCATTATAGCCGAGGCTATTAAATCCAAAAAGTGGTCCATACAAAAAGAAGAAGAGATAAAATCATTGATTTGGAGCATAGAAAAGCTGTCTGCCGCCTCTAAGAAAATATCCGACAGATGGCAAAGAAAAAGCGCCGAACAAAATGTAAAAGACAAGCAAGAGGAATTGTCGAAAATTCAAGATGCTCGTCGTGAGATTTGCTCTTTCAGCGCGGAATCTTTTGCAGAAACAAAAAAGATAAAGAGAATCATTGCTTCTTCACTATATGAAGACGAGAAGTTGGAGAAAAAACTTGACGAGTCTGAAATTTTCCTATATTCAAAACAGTTTTTTGATAAAATTTCGGATTTAAATGAATCAAAAGTCATAGCTTGCGCGGCCTATAATACCTCCTTTTTTGAGGTATTCTCGTTAAATTATAGGACTCCACATGTGCTATTAAAGAATGTCGGAATGGAAATGACCGTATTCCAGAAGAATCTTTTGGTCTATGCCAATGCCCTTCTTAATAAGCTAAGGAATGTCAATGTCCCAGAAAACATTCTGGAAGACGCAATAAGTGTTCTTAATTATAAAGAGGTTGAGAAGAGTTCTGGCAAGAATACAAGCGTGGGCTTGGATGACTTGAAGGAAAAAAGCGCAAAAAATGGCGGCCAATTAAATCCCGAAGATTTTATTACATAAGGTGTAATTAGAGGAAATGGCAGGACAAGCATTTAATGCCCAAATGAATTTGACTCTGAATTCTCAGAGTCTTAATACCGCTACCAAAGAGATTAGGCAGGCGTTGGGTCGTATTACAGGAAACGCTTCAGAGTTCCAGAAATCGCTTGATGCTTCGACTGCCCGTGTTTTTGCTTTCGGTGCCACCACTTTGGTTATTCAGGGCGTTAATCAGGCATTTAAGGCTCTTATCGGCACGACAATTGAGGTCGAGAAGAGAATGACGGAAATCAAAACAATCTTTAGTGGAACGGCCCAAGAATTCAACGCTTTCCGCGAAAGCGTCTTCCAAGTTGCAAAAGATACTGGACAGGCATTTTCAGTAGTTGCGGATGCTGCGGCAGAATTTGCCCGTCAAGGTCTTAACGCAGAAGAAACGGCAAAAAGACTTGAGGCCGCTCTTGTCTTGACAAATGTTTCTGGTCTTGATTCGGTTAAATCCGTCAATACTCTTACGGCAGCCATTAACGGTTTCAAATCGGCTGCTTTGACGGCAGAACAAGTAACCAACAAATTGGTTGCGGTTGATACCAGATTCGCTGTTTCGGCAAAAGACCTCGCAGACGGGTTGACCCGTGCTGGTTCTACGGCAGAAGATGCTAGGGTCAGCTTTGACGAATTGTTGGGTATTATTACTGCCGTTCAACAAAAAACCCAGCGCGGTGGTGCTGTTATTGGTAACGCCCTTAAAACGATTTTTACAAGATTGGGTCGCCAAGGAGCCATTGAAGACTTGCAGGCTCTTGGGGTGGCAATTGATGAATCTCAAAGCGGCATTCAAAAACTCAAAGCTCTTGGAGAGGCGTTTGAGGCCGCATCTGGCGATCCGTCAAAACAAAACAAAATTAAAGAAATTTCCGCTGGTGGTTTCCAAATTAACATCATTTCTGCCGCTTTAAAAGATTTAAATAGCGAACAATCTATATTTGCCGACGCGACAAAAGCTTCGACAAATGCCGCGCAGGAAGGATACGAAAAGAACGCCAAAATTGTCAAAACCCTTAGTGGTCAGATTAACGCCTTGATTGTCAGCCTAACAAATATGGCTGAAAAGGTGGGCCAGATAACTTTTGCGCCGATTTTGGGAACTCTTGTTGATATTGCTTCGAAAGTTTCTGGATTTTTAAATGAGGCTCTTGATCCAGAAAAAGGAAACGCTTTTGTCAAGGGGATATTGAAGAGCATCGGGTCTTTTGTCAGTGGGCCGGGACTCGTTTTGCTTACGACGGCCTTTATTAAAGTTATATCTTTGGTCGCCAAGTTTGCCAAAGACGGATTCAAATCCGTTCTCTCTATTAATTCCGAGTCTGAAAAATTAAAGAGTATTCAGGTTGGCATTGTCAATAGCTTGAATACAGATAAAAAGTTTCGTGAGGCAATTCTAAGCACCACCTTGACTCATGCGGAAAAACAGCAAGCTATTGCCGATGCGATCAATAGGGAAAACAAATTGTTGCGCGAGCAGGAAAGAATTCTAACAGCCATTGGCAAGTTTGCCCTTTCCAGAGGCATATCTGGATTTGATACTGGAAGCGGGTTTGTCGATCCAAAAGGCAAGCCGAAAAATGCCGCAAAAGGCTTCGTCCCTTCTTTCCAAGCTTCCGCACAGGAAACAATGATGGAAACATCTGCGGCAAGAGAGCATGGTTATAAAGCTGGCAAAGTATTCAATACAAGATTGTATGATGGAACTGGAGGATCGTTCAAAGCCACCGTAAATAGTGCTGAAAAAATCAAAACGGTCAAAGGGCCGAATGGAGAATTAGGGACTTATGTAATTCCTCCTAATGGTTTGGCAGCAAAAGGCTTTGTGCCGAATTATGCTCCAATAAAAGCTCCGTATGCTGGCGCAAAAAAAATTCGCGAAGCTGAACAAAATGGAACTTTAGAATCTTATAAAAAAGGAGGAACTTATTTCTTTCCAGATGGTTCGCAGGCAGCAGAATCTCAAGTTTTAACTGTAACAAGAAGAAGCGAAAACATTTCGGCAAGAGATGAAGCAAGAACTCAACTTCGTGGTGGAAGTTTTGGAATGCTTGTTCCTAATTTGGGATTTGTCAGAGACAATCCTCAATTCATAGGTTCTATAGACAAAACCCCTTATGTTATTGATAACTTGGCCATTCGCGGTCCAGATTTATCAAAGACTGATCGTGCCGCAGATCCAAATGACGAATTGTTAAAGAAAAACATTGTTTCAAAAATCATAGACGAAAGCGCCAAATTTGCCAACTCTTTAGGCGGATCAAGACTCGACAGAAAAGCAATCACCACGCAATTTTCAAAAAATAGCGGAGCAAGAGGCGCGATCAATGGTGCTGTCGGCGCAGCCTTTGATGCTTCTGTTTTGGCGGCTTATCCTTCTGGAAGATATTCGGATAGTAAAAACAAAGAATTGAATAAAATTGGCGGTGATTTTGATTTAAGAAATGTTGATAATGATGTAAAGACTCTTTTTAATTTGCCAAGGACAGTAACAACAGCCGACTTCAAGGCTTCTCCTTCTTCCGACAATATAAAAAGCTTCGTTGGTAAAATAATGAAGGAACAGCGTGTTACCGCGACCCAAAAAGGAGAGATAACAAGAATAGACAACAGAAACAAAAAACTGCAAGGGAAGGCTTCTGGTTTTGTTCCGAATTTTTCTCAAAAACCCCAAAAACTCCAAGAAGGAGATGATTTCGAAAAGCGCGTTTTCGGATACTTGGGTATGAAACCACCAGCAGGCAGAAGATTGGATTTCGAACCAACGGAATTAAGACGCCAGCCTCCAGTTAGAAAATCAAGAATTGGCCTGCAAGGAGATTATGGGGACGTAAAGCTTTCTGGAGCGGATACAAATGAACATAACTTTTTAGGGAAACTAATTGCTCATTTTGGGTTGGCAGACAAAATCCAAAATTTATGGGACTCTGGCAGAAGAAAGGCTCCTATAGATTTAAATGCTTTAGAGCCAAAAATTAATAGCGCGTCTCTTTTCTACGAAGCCGATCCATCTATTTATCAAAGAGACACATTAAAAGCCTCGATTTCGGATGTTCTTCATTCTTCAAGGCCAAGAAAGGGAGAAAACAGCAAACTACTTGAAAAATTCAATTTTGCAAGAGCCAAAAAGGGCATATCTACATCCTCTGCTGTCAAACCGCAATATCGCGGTAAAGAATTGCAGGCGACAATTTTCAGGGATGGAATTTTAGACCCGTCGAATCTTGAAATAGATGAGCCATTTGGCAAGGGGTTTGTTCCAAACTTTGGTCTTAAAAACATAATTGAGTCTGCTAAATTTGCAGGGAACGCCGCTAAAACATTTGGAAAAGCCTTACCAAAGGGGACAATATCTTCCGCCGTTAAAGGTCAACTCGATCCAGAAACAATTTGGCCTCAACTGGAAGCTTTTATAATGAGACCAGAAAAGCTTATAACAAACATAGCTTCTTTGGAAAAAGCGAAAACAACAATTCGGACATTTCTTTCAAATGATATATTAAGGGACCGTTTTGCCAAAAGAGTTGCCCCATTGATAAACACTGATTTTTATAACAACGCAGATGCATTAAAAAGCAGAGATTATTCATCATTAGAAGAAAATCCAGAAGACGAAAATTATCTAAAATACAAGCTTTTGGGAGGAACAAAGTCTATAAAAGATTCTGGATTTTCTGTTTCTGGCATTTCAGAAAAAGGAGCTTTCTCGAAATTGAAGCAAGGCTCTTATTATGCAAAAGACGTTGCTGACGCCGCAAGGCGGGCTATAAACCACGACCAAATGGGAAATCCTAATGTGAATGGGGATCAATATGATCCGAGAATGCTCGATAAAAAAGGCAAGTTTTACGGGTATTCGAGTCTTTTAGGTGGATTCACAGGAAGAGTAAAGCAATACAAGGGTAAAAAATTTGCTTCATATAATGACAGATGGGATGTTGATCTAAATGCCCAAGAGAAAAAAATGCTGTATAGGCATCTATCAGGAGAAGAAATTTCTCAAGAAGAATTTTACAATTTTACTGGCTCAACAAACTCTTATGAAGCTCAATCTTTTGCCCCTTATATTCTTAGAGAACTCGTCTCCGCTATTCCTAAAGCACAACCAGCACGATTCAAGGGTGTTGTGTCATTGGCAAATGGGTTTGTTCCTAATTTTGTCCGCTCAAGTAGAAAAATGGGTTCTGGAGAATATGGTTCTTTCTATAAACTAAACGATAAAATAGGAACAAAAAGATTTAATAAAGAAACTCCTCGGGATAAAATTCCCGTGGAAACATCTGATATTGTAGAGGAATACGCTAATGCATCTCTTCTTGCGAACGTTCCTGTTGTGCGCGGTATTACTGGACCAAAAGTTGTGAATAGTCTGGAGGACGCAATCCGCGCACGCAGAATCCGCAAGGAAATTGTCACTTGGCCAATGGCTAAAGACGCAATCGGATTAACAGAGTCAAGCAATGTTGGTGATATTCTGGAATGGAATTTGACCGATAATGGATTAATGGCGAGTGATTTGCATGGCAATAATTATGCGATGAACCAACAAGCCGTGAGATTTTTTAATGAAAACGACGGGTTGCCGATGCTTGGCAAGGGAAGTCGTTCTGGATGGATGGGAGAGTTTGCTAGAAGTGGATCTATGGCGTCTATTGTTGACGCTGGATTGATGCACGCAACATCTCAAAATTTAAAGAACTACATAAGTAATATTGCTTCTCAAGCATCTCAAATTTTAGGAATTAGTTCCACTACAAAAAAACAACAAAGTTCCAAAATCCGCTCGACAACAGCGAAAACTGCGGCAAATGGCTTTATTCCAAACTTCAATATCTTCAAAGCTTTCCCTCAAAAGAACGAGCGCATGAGCTTCGTTGGTGCGGCAAAAAGAGGCAATTCTAAAGTCCTCGACACCATGCAAAAGGCTGGTATAAACTTGAAGCCTTCAAGATTCGGCCAAGCGCCAGATATTGGAAAACTCAAGAAACTATTCCAGCTTAAAGACAGTCAACAGCCATTCAATTCCTTTTTTAACAAAGCTTATGAAGTGGCCGACACAAAAACCAAAACAGGCGCATCTGAAGATCAAATGCTTGCTGAGTTTTGGAACTTGTATGGTAAAAATCCAATTGTCCAAAAAGAACTCTCCAATATCAAGGCGGAAGGTTTTGTTCCGAACTTTGCAGACGCCAAAAAACAAAAAACTCCAATCAAAGGCCGCAACACATTCCAAAAAGAATGGCTAACCGAGCAATCCAAAAAAACAGGAGTTTCATTAAATAATCCAGACGCCGTTTTCAAACTTGGCGCGAAGTTCGCCAAGAAGTATCCTAATGACCAATACATGATGGCGCTTGCTGAAGGTTTTGTTCCCAATTTCGTCTCTAAATCAAGAATGATGGGTTTTGGGGCTCAAGGTTCTTTTGCCAAACTGAACGAAAACGTTGGAGTCAAGAAATTTGATAAATCGTTATCTCCGCAAAAACTACAAACCGCTTTAGAGCGTGAATGGTTGTCCGCGCAGCATTTGTGGGAGTCCACACAAGGCGAAATGGTCACTGGCCCGAAAGTTCTTTCAAGCCTAGCCGACTCAATTAGAAGAAAGGGCATAAGAAAAGAAATCATCAATGACCCGCTTGCAAGAGCCGCCGTTGGGGGAGAAAAGGCCAGAGAATTCGGCATAGGCTTCTTGAAAAATCTGGTATTGCAGAAAACAGGATTAGAGATTCCTGATTTGCATGGTTCGAATTATACAGTCAATGATGCGGCCAAAGAGTATCTCTTGGGTGACGCTTCCAAAAAAGCGGGGGCGAAGTTTAATATCATTGATACTGGTTTGGCCAAGGCGGTTGGATACAAGGCTCAAGAAGCATACAGAAGATTATATGCCCAAAAAGAGCAAGCTAAGAAAAAAGCCGCTTCTGGTTTTATCCCGAACTTCTCCGCAGTAAACGACGCAATCAAACGCGAACAATCCGCTGGCGTTCCAAAATCCGCAATTTATCTCGACTCTTCTCCCCAATTAAAGTCTTCTAGGAACCCTAGTGGTTTAATGGTGGCGAACTCCATTGATGAACCAAAAGGAGGCTATCAGGGCATTCAAAGAGCCAAAAAGGAAGGCAAGAATCCAAAAATGTATGGTGCCGCTGGAGGGTTTGTGCCGAATTATGCGGCAAAAATTGGTGGTATATCTGTAAAAAGTGGGACCGCTTCCTTTGATCTGAATGCAAGTGCAAAATTAAATGATGCGTTGCAAAATATGGCAAAAGAAATGCGGGCTGGAAAAATGACTTTATCTACGGCAAGAAAAAATTTTGAAAGTCTGACCAAAACACTTGGAGTATCAAACCAATCCCAAAAAGACTTAAATTCCAAAGGTCAAGGATTAATTGGCGCTTATGATCTTGAAATGAAAAACAGAAAAGCTCTTGCCGATTCTATCAGACAAGGAAGGGCTCAAAGGGGCAAAAAAACTTCGGGTCCGAACGGTTTTGATAAAACTCTTGAAATGGCAAAAGGCGGCTTAGATAAGTTTAATAATAAACTTATAGGTGCTCAATTTGGTCTTTTCGCAATATCAACTGCTGCCGAAGGTCTTGTTGGAGATAATAAAGAGCTTTCAGAAGGAATACAAAAAACAACTCAACTTCTTGGTTCTGCTCTTGCTATATCACAAGTTGCGCCAGCTTTTCTCTCTCTTCTTACCCCCATTGGACTTGTTGTGGGCGCTTTCGCGTTAGCGGGTGCAGCAATTTTATATTTTAACTCTCAAATTAAAAAATTCGAAAATGAAGGAGAAGTAACTAAGGGTAAAATCAGGTCTGTTCGTGGATCACAAAATCAACGAAAAATAACAGAACTAACTGCTGCTGGCGTTGATCCAGTTGAAATTGAAGCTATACAAAAAAGACAAACGGCGGTTGAAGAAGCTAGAAATAAAGCTGAAGCCGAAAGATCGAAGTTGGAAAAATTACAAAATAATCGTGATTTAGCTGGATCAGGGATTTTGGGAAACAGTATAATTACAAAAGATTTGGATCAGAAAATCAAAAACCAATCTCCAATTTCAGAAGCAGCAGACGCGGCATATCAAGCTCTTGCAGATCAATTTGATAAAGACAATGAGGCGGCAAAGAAAGCGGCGGAAGACCTTAAAAAGTCATTTGACTTTGCCAAAAGACTCTCTTCTGATAAGGGTTTCGTGGGAGAACGAGCAAGCGCGGCTCTTACTGAATTTGCGACACAAGATAAAAGATTTAAAGACGCTAAAAAAGCAAAAGCAGAAATTGATGGCCAATTAAAAAACGAAAACATAAAAGGCGAAGCAAGAAACGCTTTACAAAACAAACAACAACAAGCCGAAGAGGAATTTAATTCAGCCGATACTTCTCTTAAATTCGCCCTTAACGAACTCCAAGCCATATTCAAAAGAGGCGGTAAAGACCTAAGCTCAGAACTTAAAATTGCTGCCGACATGTTTAAAGCCAGAATGTCTAAATTAAATGAAGAAATTGAAAAATCTGGAGAAGCATTAAGAAAAAGAAGCGAGATTTTAAACATAACCCAATCAATCAACGCTCCAGAAGATGAAAAATTTTCTAAAGTCCTACCAAAACTTTTAGAAATTCAAGGAGCCAAAACAAACGCGCAATTCGCTCAAAACGAATTTAACAAAGGGTTTTCCGATATTTCAAAAATATTTGATCCATCAATCTTGAAAATTGATGATACTCCACAAAAAAACAAAGCACAGGCTGAAAGAGATCTTATTGCGCAAAATAGATCAGTTTCAAATCCAGAAGGAACGCTAACTAAAGACCAACAAGGCAAAATAGACGAAAACTTTAAGAAAGAACTTGACGCAGCTCAACAAAAAGCCCTAGAAAGTGCAAAAACAAAATTGCCAAAAATTGAAGAAAGCATAAAAAGTGGAGATGCTCAAAGTAGGCTTTTCGAAACATTTGTAAGTGGCGGCGAAAAGGCTTTTGACCAAGTGTTTAAAGGCTCTTTCTCTTTTGTGGATTTAGGAACAGAAGGCGGAAAGGCGCTATATGATTCCTTATTAGAGGGCGCAAAAAATTTCAAAGGAGCAATTATTGAAGGCTATACAAAAGCCAAAAATATTCAAAACGAAATCAATAATCAAATTAAACAAACTGGACTGGAGTTAATAAAAGCCCAAAAAGAAGCCTTGTCGAGTCTTCCTTCCACGCTGGAGAAAATTAAAGAAGGTCCATCTGTTGATCCTTTGGCTCTTTTCAAAAAATTTGAAGAAGCTGCAAAATTACTCAAAACTGGAAAAGCAGAAGATGCCAAAAAGGCAACAGACATTCTTTCTTCAACTTCAAAAGATTCCGAAGCTTTCAAGGGTTTATTTGGTCAAAAATCTTTAGAAGGAATCCAAGAAAGGGCTGGGCTTGATCCAAGCGCGGTTGCAAAAACAGTCGAATCCGCGACATTCAGTAAAACTATTTTTGATTCAATAGAAAATACAATTAAAGATAGTCTTACTGGCGGGAATCGTCTTCAAGCGACAAAAGCACTTGAAAATGTCAAGGCCGACCCATCAAAAATTAATGAGTTTATTGAGACAATAAACCGCACATTTACTGGTAGCCTTGCTGGCAAAGGAAAGCAGATTACATCTTCTGTCCAAATGTTTGCTCCTCAAGGACCGTCTTCTCAAGACATAACCAGAAGACTGGCTGGAACATCAGAAATAAAATTTGCCGATAAGGAAACGGTTGAAGGGCTTAAAAAGGCAATTGCTGAATTTTCTAAAAATGCCCAAGACCCAAAAGCGTTTGAAGGGCTTAAAAAACAATTAGAGTCGGTTTTCGGTCAAGAAAAAGGAAGCAAGGCCGCAGAAGCTTATAAAACAGCCGCAAATAGAACCCGTGAGTTTTCTCCAGAAGATGATGCTGTAAAGGGTCTTACCGAAAGACAAAAACAACTTCAAGTAGAAATGAAAATGGTGGAAGAACAAATCAAGGGTTTTGCCGCTGCTTTCGATAAAACAAGTATAACAAAATCTATTGATGCTTTGGATCAGGCTGTTAAAGATGCTTCAACTGGAGTCACAAGTTTTGCGACAATGACAAAAACGCTAGACAATATTTCTGTCAATATTCTTGGAAGGCTTTCTAAGATTGAGGAAAAAATAGGTGCGGCAGGGAAGAATCCATGAGCCTAATCATCAACAAAATCTCCTCCTCTTCCCTTCAGATAAACTATAATTATCTGGAGTCTGATTTGCTTTTTGGTTATACTGTCGCGGCGACTTACAAAATCGACTTTTCGGATGTCAGTTATACCAACGAGGCAAACGTCCTTTTCGAAGGCGTCGAAGCTCTTCGCCAAGCCTATCAAAGAAAAAACTTGGTCGCCAGAATTGGCGGCGATGAATTCATCAATGGAAGATTAACCAGTCATTCTTTCGAAGAGTCTGTTTTGGTGGGGAATTCTTCCTGCTCAATAACCATTGAAGAATCAAAGCGCCTGAATGAATACTCAAGTCACGAATTCGCCCAACATATTCCTAGCCCACAATGGATCGAATCTTTCCAAGAAAACTTCTCGTTTTCGAGATCGGGCGACTCTTATTCTTCGTCAAGGAATGTCTCTTTAAAATATAAACAGGACGCTGGCTCCCAATTTTTAAACAATGCCAAACTTTTCTTGCGTAATTTTTATTTTAATGCGCGGCCAAATTTGGGTTATCATGTTGATGGGATTTCTGAAAACGGAAGATTTGACGGAGGATTCAGACCATTAATTTCAGAGACGATTGACCTTTTGGGGCTTTCTGTTTCAATTCAGGAAAATCTCGAAACTTCATCCATCAGCGGCGATCACTCAAAGCGCCAAACTTACTCTCTTGAAATCGGCCAAGATGGCTATTTGCAAAAGAAATATACCGTCGAAATTAAAGCCATCAAGGAGCCTCTGGAACAAGTTGCCAACGCGGCCTGTAAGACAATCACAGATGCCCTTATAGCGTCAAATTCGGCCCAATTTGGCAACCCTATAGAAATCGGGAAGGGTCTTAATAAAGACGGAGGAGAAATCAGTCTCTCAATGTCTTTTTCGAACAACCCAAGCCTCAATTCCGCAACAACAACCACCTATTCTGTCACAAAAAATAGAAGACAGGCGTTTTTTGATTATTCTTTAAATATCGACATTCTTTCTGAGGGGACAAACCAAATACAAAAAGCAGACAACTCAAAAGCATACTGGATTTCTGTTGTTCCGACATACCCCACAAAAATACAAACCCTGTTCCCAGAAGCGACCCCTCTTTACGAAAAAGAACATTCGACAAACTTTGAGTATAAAGATGGGAAAATTGTTGACAGCGCGACATTTACAGATGATCCCGCCTACAATCCAAGTGGGCTTCCAGACGGCATAATCAAATTAAAATTCTCAAACAGCCAAAACCCAAAGCTTGACAGAATTCGCACTTTTATTGACTTGGGCGATAAAAAAGAGAAAATCGAATTAAGCGACCTATTGACCATAGGTAATGGCTCTTTTTCAATGGAGGCTACGGCTTACAAGTCGAAAGGAATGAATTTCGCCGCAGACTATTTGAAATCTGTGACTTTTTCAATAGGGGAAACCCTATATGTAAACGGTGAAACCATAACAATTAGCTCCGAGGGGTCGGCAAGCCGTGTAATAAGCTACGAGTTTATTTAACATGGCTGTCTCCTACGGTTCCTTTAATTTTCCAAGTCCTTTACCTATTGCCGCATGGGGTGACGAGCCTATTTATGTCGCTGGGGAATTGGATGGGGCTTTGACAAGAATTACTCTGGTTGGAGCAATCACTGGTTCAAATTTGTCGGGTTTGTCTGTCGCCAAGAAGCAAATGATTAGCGGTCTTTTGAGCGAATATCAGACTTTAGCCATAGAAGGGGAGTCGTTTACTTATTGCAAACCAACATCCCTAAATTTTTCAGAATCAGACCTTACGACCATTCTTCCTTATTCTATCGAGTTTGAAAGATATGACAAAAAATCATTTTCTCAATATTATGGCGTTTTAAATCCGACAAATGTTTGGACTTATTCGGAACAACAAGGACGAGTTGTGCAGGCGAGTCATTCCGTTTCCGCGCAAGGCGTGAAAACTGGTTCTGCCGATCCTTTGGCAACGGCTAGGACTTTTGTTAATTCGAAATTAACTGGTTTCCAAAATCTAAGCATAATCAATCCAAGCGGGACCGCTTTTCTGACTTCGAAAACAGAAGAGGTTGATCGGTTTCAGAATATTTATTCTGTTACTGAGAACTATTCCTTTTCAACCAGTCGCGAGCCAATAACCAATAGCGGTATTGTAAGCGCAAACGCGCAAATTAACTACGTCAAGGGTGGCGAATCTTCCGTTGCGGTTAATGGTTCTATTTTCGGCAACATTACTGGCGCTCAAGTCACAACAGGAATGTTCACGCCGACCAATGCCCAAAATTTTGCCTTGAATGCAATAGAACGCTCCAAGTCTCAATACGAAAGCGGAATTTATGGGGTTTTGGCCAAGGGTCCGACTTCTTATAATTATGACATTAATACAGGAGAGAATAAAATAGACTTTTCTTTTCAATTTAAAGACCCGTTTAATGTAAGAACTGGCGATGTTCTTAACGAATACACCGTTGCAGTCAGCGCGACGAAAGACAACAATACGCTCACCGCAGCAATCAATGGCACGCTGTCTTACGACTCTTCTTTTGATATATTTTCGGGAGGGGCGATTGAGATTTCTCCAAGATATTTGAAAATTTTGGCGGAATTCAATAGCTTGAATTTTTACGCTCTGGCACAAGAAAAGTATTCTGAATTCATTGATGTCGTATCAGGATACGAAACTTCAAAATATCTTAATCCAATCCCACTAAGCGAAAGCGTAACTAAAAATCCATATACCCCAAACATCACATATTCTTATTCCTACGACAATAGGGTTGATATTTCCTCTGGTCAATTGAAAAATCTTTCAATTCAAATTACTGACACACTGCCAATATCAAAAACACAAATCCAAGAATCCAATAACGGATTCGCAACACAGCAAACCGTTTCCAGAACGCTTGGCAAGTTGCAGGTTTCGGCCTCTTGCGAAGAGACTGGAGCAAAACTGCCACTCTTGAAACAAGTCTCATCTGGTTATCTTTTCGGGAAAAACTGTCAGATTTTTGAAGAAAACTGGAATACGGGCGATTCAACAACAAGCTATCAAATAGGTTCTTATTATTAATGAGTGCGGCGGCATTAGATTATCAAATTAACACATACCTTGGTTCGAATGAGCCTTTGTTGGTTTATTATGATTTTAACAATTCTTCTGTTTTCACCGCTCAAAGCGGTTCTACACATCAGGCATATTTGAGAAATGTTTATCCGAGCCCCAATACAGGCGCATATTATGGGAAAATAGTCGGGGCAACTGGAGCAAGCTCAGGCGCAGCCATGACGCTTGCAACTGGTGCTGGCGGCTTCCTGACAAGCGGCGAAGGAGACTTCAGGAAAAACAGTGTGGAGATTTCAGGCTCTTCTTCAATACCCATCAACTATTGCTCCTATCTTTTTTCAATAGAGCCAGACCTATCAAAAGATGGGGTTATTTTTGGTTCGTTTGAAAAAGTCGTCGAAACCGCTGGGAGTCAACAAATTGTCTCTTCAAAAGGATTCAACTTGGGGACAACGGCTCGCGGGCAGATATTCTTGCAGTCTTTGTCAAGAGATGGAGAATATTGCTTTGTCACGAACAATTTCGAGCTGGCTCCAAAAAATGTAATAGGAGTTAATTTCAGCGAAAGTCAGGCAAGAATTTTCAGGTTCGATTACTTAAACGACAAGATATATACGAACGAATTCTCACTTGATACAACCCACATTCAAAACAACAATTTATATCTCGGAAGCTCTGTTGATTTTTATAGGAATTCTGGACAGAAATTGTATAGTGGTAAAATGGATGAATTTCTGTTGTTTAACGGGCAGGTCCCTCAGAGCGTTTTGTTTGAAATAGGCAAGGGGTTGGTTTCAGAATATTATTATTCAAGTGGTGCGGTGACAAGCGGACAGGTGGTTTCTGGATACAACACCAGCTTTATTTATAAAACTGGAGTTACTGGAGCTTATGCGAACATAACTGGATACACCTCTGTTAGAAGTGGTGTTGAGGCATTTACTCAAAGTATTCTGTTCACAGGAAACGTTCAGGTAAAAGAAGGCGACAGATTCTACAAAAACTATACTTCTTATCTTGAAGAGCAGGGCTTCTTAAGCGGAATCAATGCAGACAAATATTCTCCAACTGGAGATGCTGCATTCGCAACGCTCGGGTTACAGGCTGGCAACACATCCTCTTCTGGTTATTCTCTTTCTCAGTCGTTTTCACAATCCAATATAAACATTCCTCTTTACCAGATGGTTTATTTGACTGGAATAACAGATCAGATTTCTGGGATCGTGAATACTCCGATTTATAATACAATATATTCAACTGGAGCCGCCGTTTCTGGAGTTACAATTTCTGGAAACATCGACAAGCTTCAGAAAAACTATATTTACTACATGGGCAACCGATGAAGGTTTACGATTATTCATTCAAGACAGGCGCGACAATTGGCGATCTTTATTCTCCAAAGGACGATACGTGCTTTCAAGACTGGTATCAATTTACTCTTGGGTTGGTTATTACTTCGCCAGATGTAAGTGGGATCAATTCCACAAGACTGTCTTGCAACGGCCAAACACTAGCAGAACAAAACGGAACGTTAGTGAATGTTGGATTTGATCCTGTTTATTTGAACAGCGGAGATTATTATTTCAGGTCGGGAGAGAATTATAATTTTGGTTTGTTTAATGAGAATTTTCAGGAGGCGGATTTGGCGGATTCGGCTTATTTCTATAATCTGAAAGACGATTTAAGAGAAATCCCGATGGGGACTGGCGCGGACAGGACCGCCAGACAAACAAATTTAAGAACTGGAATTTTAACCAAGTTCCCAGAAAAATACAATAATACGGGCTTGAATTCTTTCGATTATTTTGCCAACGGACAAAAATTATATTCTGGTGTCTCTGGAGTAGGTGGATACAGGATAATAGGAAGCCTTTTTCTCTATTATGAAGATTTTTCTGGAAAGATTTTCGCAATTCCTAAAAATTCTGGATTGGGAAACATAACGGGAGAGAATGCCGACATCTATGGCCAAAACTACGTGGAATCAACAGTTTTTGGATACATTAATGGCGCGTCTCTTCATAAAAATAACTGGCTTGAGCTTTCTACTGGTGTAACCTTAATCAAGACGGGTGTTCAAGCTTCTATTTTTGAACCAGTCCAAAAAACAGAAATCATAGAGCTTTGAGTTTAAAAAATTTAGATATTTCTTATGGATTTGGAGGAGAGCCTTCAACGGCATCTGTTTCTTTTGTTTATAAGAAAAAAGAATGTGGGGAAACTTCCGCGATCCCAAAAATTAGCACATTTGGAGAAAGTTTGCTGTCTGGAAATACTCAGATAGATGGTCTGTTGCGAAATTTTGTGGTTACAACCAGAAAAGACTCAAAGGAGGCTGGATTTCGAACAATCAGCTATGAATTGGTTGATAGAGAAGCAAAAAGATTGGAGTCGATAGCTGTTTTGGTAAGGGGAATTACGGCCCCACCAATAGGGAATAGTCTTGATGATTTTAGGAGATTTTTTAATGCTGCTGAATTTGGGATAGGAATTGGACAGATGGGGGACAGTCTTCCGTCATTTAATGGAAAAATAGCTGTTATAGGTCAAACATTTTCAGTTGTTTCGGCATCTGTTGGAGACGAATCTGCCACAGTTTATTATACTGGAGGTAAATTATCCCACCAAACTCCCAGAGTATTAACTCCAGACCTTATCGACGCGATTAATGAAAACGCTAAAAACTGTTCTCTACAATATGGGTATTATTTGTCTGATTTTGAAAAACTGTTGCGTATGTGCGGGTATGAGGTAAACAACTTTCCAAAAGAAAACAATTTAATGCTTTTGGATTTCGGCGGCTCTTTGAAAGATTGTGTCGGTTCTGTGGCCTCAATGTTTGGAATGTATTGGATAGTAAGGGGCAATGTTATAACTTTTTATACTTCTGCGGAAATTAGTTCTTTTGCCGTTCCAAATTTCAATAATGATACAAACCCAAACATTCTTTCTTGCAGCTTTTCGGAAGACGTATTGGGGAGGGCTTCTGTTGGGGTAATTGTCGGCAACGGAGACTCTGAATTTGATTCTAAGAATTTTGAGTTCGATGGGAAGCAGATTTCTTTAACGTTTAATTATTTGGATTTTGCAGACGCCCTCAAGACTTCTGTTGCGTGGATTCAAAACTTTTTATCATTTTTTAAATTTGCAGGCAATGGAGAGCAGTTTAATAAACTTTTCCTATCCGAAGCATTGAGAACCGACCAAAAAAAAGAAGGCAGGATGGTCGAGCAACCATTATTTAAAAAATATTATCCAAAAGGCAAAATAAAAGAAAGCCCAGATGGAGGCTATCAATCAAAAGGCTTGTATGAAATCGAAGACGACATCGACAATAGGTTGGACCTTGAGAAAAACAATCCGTTTCTTCAAAAATACCTTGATCTTTACTTGTTAAAAGACGAATCTGGAGAAGAGTTCCTTTTGCCAACAGAAACTCCAATTTATGATATTGTGAAAAACGCTTGCGAGGGATTTGCTTCTATTTATATATCTGACCCTTTTTCCAAAAGTAGAAAAAAAAGATATGCGGTTACTCCAAAGGATGGTATGACTGTTTCGAATGCGTATTTGGGGTCAACTAATATAAGCGAAATTCCAGAGCTTGCTTCTGTATATGGTATATTGGCCGCTTTGACAACAGAAAAAGAGGTAAAAAAAACCATTGCGGACCTTTATGAAGACACACAAGCGAAAAAAAACAATGAAGCGGAAACAATCCTTGATCTTGAAGAAAGTTATTTTTGCGTAGGAATAGTTGATTATATGCAATATTTGGAATCTTTAGAAATTTGGGGTAAATGTCAAGAATCCGTCCTTGATTCAACCTCAAATTCTTCTGGACAAGTAGTGAAACTTGGTGCTGGAAATTCTCCATATTTTGCAACAAGCAAAGAAGAATCCGAAAAATTAAAAAATGTTTTAAACCAGTCAAAGGTTTTATATGAGGAGGTGTTGAAAGACGTTAAAAAAGAAATAAAAACAAAAGCCACAGAAATACAAGACGAGGATCAAACTACGGTAGAGGATGAGGATTTGTCCATTTACTCGTCTTTTTATAAATCTTTCAAGACCAGACTTCCGAACGTGTTTGATCTTTCAACAATTTCTGTTTTAAAATTTGAAGGAAATTTGGGAGAGGCCGAACACTTGGCGTCTAATTTCTCCAATTTGGTCGGGCCAGCGTTCAACCTCAAAACGTCCAGCGTTTCTTATTCTGGGCTTGTTATTCCAGACGATACTCCAGTATTGACAGATTCTTCTTTTTCTTTTTCTGGAGGAAGTATTGAAACCTCCTTATCTTATTCCAATAAGGAATTTATGGCCGAATCCGAGTCCGTAATCTTGTCGAGTTATTCCGCAAACACTTCCAACAATGTAAGGCGCAGTCTAAACACAAGACAGCGAGGATTCCTTGGTATTCATTAAAGACCGTTCAAAAGAGGCAAAAGCTTTCTGCATTCTTTGGCTGGAATATTTGAATATTGCGTCCAGTTTTTGGCATCTTCGTTTTTATAGGAGCCGTTTTTCCACTGTTCGCGAAGCCAAGCGATGAAAGCCTCGAAAGAAGCCATTCCCTTTTCAGTGGCCAGTTTTTCAAGAGTTCCTTGTGGCTTGAGAACAGAAAGATCGGAAGTGTTTTCAGATGAGTCTATCGACAAGGACTTTCCAGATTTGTCAATTTCATCATCACCAACGATATTGATATTTAAAAAGTTGCGCACGCAACGGACAAATGCCCTATTACAGGCAATGGTTTCGAGAAACTTGTGGCAGAATCTATCGGTATTTTCTACGGATGCGTTTGCGAAATCCTCAAAAAACACTGGTTCCATATTGGTAATATAATTTGGAATCCAATTAATTCTACAGCTTGCGACCACATACTCTCTGTCACCGCTCAAACTATAAGAAACAGACGAATATCCCCTCAGTTTGGCGACATCCTTGATGCCTCCAAGTAGAATTAAAAGTTGCTTGTCTGTCAGGCCTTCGGTTGACTTTGGGATTTCTTGTCTTCGCATTTCAAACCATTCCTTATTCACATAAAGAAATTCTGGCTTAATCATGGCTCTCCAGTTGATTGAGCCGTCTTCATTGAAGACATATTCTACACTTTTCAAAAGACCAAAATGATCCCTCGAATATTTTTCAACAGCTTCTAGTCTTAAATTTACAACTTCAATTTCTTCACTCATTTTCGGCAGTATAGATATAAAGCCAATCCAAGTCAAGCAGAAAAAGTTCTTGGGATTTTAAAGCCTCCAAGTAGGAAAAATATTGTTTATTTCCAATCAGTATTTTTTTATTTGATTTGGCTTTGACTTTCTTATCAAGAATTCCCTTGATCTTTTCTGCGTTTCCTTTTGCTATTGTGTTTAAATCGTGGAAAACAACTTCGTAGTCAAAGAATTTAAATCTTTGGGCGGAAAGATGCTCCTCGGAAACGCACAATAAATTAATGTGAATTCCAAGATTTTTCACCCTTTTGACAAAGGGTTCATCAAATGATTCGGCAATATAATTAATTACCGAAATACGGCGCAACGACAGAAGTTCATCGGAAATTGGAGCGGATAGGGTAACTTCGACAAAATTGTTTCTCAGTAGGTCGTGCAGCACTGCCTCATTGTGGCATATATCCATTCTTACATTTATTTTCGGGTTCTGGATATTTGTGTGTTCTGTTGGAACCACATCAACACACTGTTCATTATATCTTGATCCAATAAAAAGTGTTTTGAGCCTTATGTCTTTTTTAATTCTAAGGGCCTCAAGAATATTGGTCGCAATAATTTCTGGCTTTACCGAATTAATTGTTTTGTTTTGTTCGTTAGGATCATATGATGGTCTTCCGACTTGTTCGAACGAACATATTTCTTTCGTTTTGTTTTTCGCCATTTTCCATGGGCGAGTGTTGTTTGGGTTGGTGTGAGAATAGATGGAAACAAGAGGCACGGAAAACTCTCCAGCAAAATAACAATAAATAGAGTCTGTGCCTACATGGCAAAGCGAATTTTGAATAATGAAAGCCGCCTGTTTTTTTGAAACGGAAATATGTTTATGGGCTGATTGTATTTTTTGAGCCTCGTCATCAAGAATCTGTATGATTCTTATTTTTTTCTTTGAGAGAATCGGTGACAATATTTCCAAAACCTCCTCCCAATAATCATAATGGGTAGCTCGGCAGTTTCCGTGATAAATTGTTATATATTTTTCCTCAACAATAGGAAAAAAAGCTGGGACGATCTTTGGCGCTCCTATTTTAACCCCGCATGATTTTGCGTATTCCTGAATAATGTGGCTCATAAAGAGAATTGTATCAAATCTTTTCCGTTGTGTTGATAGGCAAAGAATTTTTGAGTTGTCGCGTGAGGCAAAAAGGCGATTTCAAAATAACCCTTGTGTTCTGCGCGTCCTTCCAAAAGAAACAGACTATCTACACCATCCTGATAGGGAATCAGCTTGTGAACGTCTTTGTTATCTTCAATGAGTTCGTAGTATTCTGGTTTGGTAATAAAATAGATGTTGTATTCTGGATAGGTTTTCTTTATATTTCCAATTAATGCGTTTGTGGCGAAAACATCTTGCTCCGATTGAGGCATTACTACGGCAATGCGCTTGCCTTCGTCATCTTTGTCGAGAAGGTCTTCGAAAAGAGGTTGTTTTTGTTTTGGGGCGTCGGGCGTTGCCGCTGGGATAAAGTATGCGTGAACGTCTAAAACGATAGCCTTTAGTCTGTCAATGGTTTTTTGGACACAAAATTTATCTTTGATATGGTTTTGGCCATTCAAAATAAGCCGTTGTTTTTCTTCTGCGGACATGTTCAGGACATTCTCAAGTTTTTCAGCAATGTCGATTGGGCATGTCGTGGCCTTGATAAATTGGGTATTGGGTTCCCTATATTCGCTCCATTTCAAAGGAATGCCTCCTTGGTGTTCATAACAAGAATCTGTTCCGCATGAATATTCTGTAACAAGGGTAATCAGTCCAGCGGCCTTTGCTTCTTGAATTGGCAACTCCTGACCGCCGCTTGTAAATGGGTGGCAATATACGTCCATGCAATTATATATCTCGTTCAGTTGCTCTTCTGAAACCCCAATTGCGCTGTTTTTTGTGTGAACTGTTTTTTTGTTTCCACATGCTGGACAATCTTTTTCTTCTCCAATATATGGATGTATGAAATAATTTCCGCATTTATGGCAGACATAACTCGCTAACAAATCTTTTTGGTCAAGTTTTTTTTCGTTAATAAATCTCAGAATGTCCCATCCATTATGGCTATCGGACCAGTCGGTATGCAAGTGTAATTTGGCTTTTAGTTCAGGATTGCGTTCTTTGAAAATTCGAAAACCTTCTAAAATATTTGGAACTGATTTTCTAAGCTGGTTTTTGAAAACGAACCCAATTACAAAACTATCGTCAATTCCAAATTTTTGGCGTATTTCGTTTTTATTTGCAAGGGGCTTGAAGTTTGAATAATTTACGGCCCCATGAAGCGTTTCTACATTTTGGCACCCTATTTTTTTCATTTCTTCTTCCGCAAAAGAAGCCCATACAAGAAACCTGTCACATTTTTCGTAAGTGTTTTTTGACTCTGGTAATAAAGGAAGACTGTCAAGGGTTGTCCAAATTATTTTTGGAATTTTATCCCACCAAGGCTTTGATTCAAACTCCCGAAACGCCCAAATGTCTTCTATTCCTATATAAACATCTGGCTGGCATTCTTCGATGATTTTATCTATTGTATAAAAGCCATAAGAAGCAGCCTGTTGTCTGCCTGCATCGTTGCCTATTTGTTGAATAATGGATTGGTCTGATGGGGCTGTTCCATAGCTCTTCCAAGGTGTTTTAATATCTGATCCATAATAGACTCCGTTTGCCGCCTCTATTACTTCAATATCTGGATCATTGAAAAGTCCGAGAAGAATATTTTTCATATTCTTCCCGAACCCTGTAACCATTTTTGAATGGTTTGAATGAGCCAGCACGCGAATTTTTCTTTTTTTAACCCCGTGACTATTTTCTTGTGTAATTAAGTGCATGAAAAGTAAGATTAGAAAAAAGCGCAGATTTCTTTCGGATGAAGATAAAAAACTTATATGTGTATTATATGAAAAAGGAGAAACTTGTCAAGTAATTGGAGAAAAATTAAATTCCGATCCAAGCTGGATCACCCAAATAGTAAAAAAGATGGGTGTTTGGAAACCAAAACAAGAAAGATACAAAGATGTCGGAAGGTCAATGAACGACAATCAGATAGAGCAAATGAAACAAATGCATAAATCTGGAAAAAGATATACTGAAATTTCAAAAGAAATTGGGAGAACTTTGGCTTCTATTAAGAACGCCGCATTTAGAGAAAATCTTATTGGTTATACTAGAAAATATGAAATAGACGAAGACTGGTTAAACGAAATTGATTCTCCAGAAAAGGCTGTTTTTTTGGGTTTGTTTTTTGCTGATGGTTGTAACGTTTCTGAAAACTCAAGATGTGAACTTTTTCTTCAAGAAAAAGACAAACAATATTTAGATCAGTTGAATTCATTTTTTACCAACAAGCCACTTACGAAAAGATTTTCGTCAAAATATAGTAAAAATACAAAAGATCAATTTGGGATTCAAATTTTTTCTCAAAAATGGACCGATAATTTGTCCAGATATGGGGCCGTGCCAAATAAGACGTTTTTAATAAGGGATGTCAAAAATTTACCGCATAAATATGAAAAATATTTTATACGTGGCCTTTTTGAGGGAGATGGATGCCTATATCGCTCAAAAGGTGGTTATTTTTATTTTTCGTTAGTTGGGCCAATGGCTTTTATGATTTATTGTAAAGACATGATCTTAAAAAGAACGGGCGCTAAATTAAATATTTACAAGAGTAAACAACATCTTAACGATACATTTACATTAAAAACAACAAATCAAGCGGACACCAAAAAAGTAATAAATTGGATTTATTCTGACCATTTAGAAATAGCAATGGAAAGAAAATATAAAAAAGCCGTAGAAATGATAAACACGTTCTACGGCTTAATTTTACAAGACGAAGCTTAATTTAATTCTAAAAAGGTACATCTTGGTCGTCGTCTTCAACAGGAACCTTTGGAGCTGGCTTTTTCGGTGCTGGTTTGCTATTTTCTTGTTCTGACTCATGCCTGCTTCCCTTAGATGCCTCAAACTCCAAATCCCATCGAATGTATTGCTTTAACAGTTCTGCCAGAACCTCTGTTTCTCCCGCTTCAAGAGCGACCTTGAAAACGGAAGAGGAATTTTTTGAAATAGACAGGCCAAAAGCTGGACTTGAGTATGTTTTGTCTCCATTTTGATCCTTGATTACCCTGTCCTTGTCCCAAGGGGTGAATTTGATAATGGTGGTGTCATCATTGAATTTGTGGAAAAAGACGACTGGAATTCTGCTTCTTAGAGAAGAAAGCATCTCTCCAGCCTCGTTGGCGTTCATTTTGAAATTGCCAGATTTTTGAGGGTTTTTCGTATTAGCCGAAAATGAGCCTCTTTTTGTTGAATCGTCCCAACTTGCTTGCTGAATGGCGCTGATAAAAAGATTTGGAGAACCGTCTTTTCCAGTTCCTACAGAAAAAGACATCGCGCATCCAGTGTTTTTGCTGTTGGGCTTGTAAATTTGGTATTTCATAAGTTTAAAGTGTAATTTTTCTTAGACAGACTATTCTAAGGAATGTATTACAAAATTCAACCAGAACAAATCGAATTACATGCTTTTTCAAGCCCAAGTGGAGATTTGGGTTTTCAGGTCGGGACAAATTATGTTTATGCGAATTTGTCTAGGAGCCTGACTGGTGTTTTTGGGATTTCTGGGGGCCTTGTTATTAACGGGGTGTCTTTGGCTATGCCGTCTGCGACAAACTCTGTTCAGGGATCGGACAGTTTTTCGTTTGGCGGTATTAATAATACGATTTCTGGAGTAAGAAACGCCGCTATCAATTCCGAGTCCTCTACAATTTATGGAACTGGAAACGCCGCAATAAATTCTTATCTCCCTAATTTCCCATCTTCATCATTAAAAAATACAATTATTGGCGGCGAGGGAGTTCAAATTTTGGCGAATACCACTGGAGCGATGATTTTAAAAGACAGAACCGCTTCCGCGCTCTCTTCAAAGGGAAATCATACCTTGGCAATGTCTTTTGCTAGTGGAATTTTTATTGAGAATGGTGGATTGAGAATTAATAACGGTAATTTAATTGTTGTTTCTAGCAATTCTGGGATTTTTTCTGGTGGATTACAGGTATTTGGTAGCGCAAGAAAGAACGGAGTTGAATTGGCTACAACTGGAGACTTGGGAACAACAAGTGGTGCTCTTAATACAAAAATTATCAACACTGGAGCCTATGCCGTTAGCGCAAGCGGAGCGTTGAATACAGCAATTGTCAACACTGGAGCCTATGCCGTTAGCGCAAGCGGAGCGTTGAATACAGCAATTGTCAATATGGGTGCTCTTATTAATACGTCGAGTGGTGCGTTGAACACCAAGATCATCAATACTGGAGCTTATGCGTTCAATGCTAGTGGGGCATTAAATTCAGGTATTGTAGCGGTTTCTGGCTCTTCCGTTTTTAAAACTGGCAATCAAACAATTAGTGGAACAAAAACCCTTGTTGACAGCCCTGTTTCAAATCAAAGCATATATTTGCAAGGAAACAGCGGAATACTGTCTGGAATTTCTGGAGCATCCTCACTTGTTCCAACTGGATCGGGACATTCTATTGGCTCAAGAGGGCTTATTTCTTATTCTGGGCAGTTTTTATATTTGAAAATATCAGACTCTCCTCATATTTGGGTGCGCCATTCTGGAGACATTGTTTGGCCTTAAAACTCAATTTTAACTTTTGAGTTTTCAATAACTTTTGGCTTGTCGAGAAGGTGGTCTTTGCCTACTTTTTTCTTATAGTCTGAAAACATTTTTCTTTTAACGGGGTCTTCTTTGCCATGTGATTCGGCGCGTTTTTCGGAGAGTTCGGCAGAAAGGTCCATGACATCTCCAACCGTTCCCCTTTTGTTGGTTTTTCTAATAAATTCGCTGGATGAAAAAGGGTCGATTTTAGTGTCTATTGATGCAGAGGGAACGGTGAATATTCTTTGCCAGATATGCCCGTCTTCCTCATAAACATGTTCATCGTTCATGCCTTGAAGAACTTCTTTTACTTCTCCTGTTTCTGGATGTTTATATAAATATATTACAGGCACGATGAAAACCTCTCTTTCTTTCTTGTCAAGAACATTTCTGCTTCTTGATATAATTTTTCGTTCAATTTCGCTAAATTATTTTTGCCTGTGATAACTAATCTCCAAATATTTTGCTCTGATTTAATTTTATTTGTTTCAATCTCTTCTTGGTTTAAAGATTTTTGCACTTCTGTAAGAAAATCGTATGTCCCAAGAAAATAGGCTTGTTTTTGATTGTTAGTGGTATATATTGATCCGTCACCATCAAAATAGCCTCTTAAAAAATCCCACAAAAATTTCTGAGGCACTTGTTCATATGATGGGAATCTAAGAATTAAAGATTTTTTAGGACAACAACCTAGTTTTATTAAATCTTGTTTCATTTCTGCACTAGAAAACCAAATTGTTTTAGCTTTCTCATGTTTTGGATTTTTATAAAGAGACTTTGACAGTTGAATTTCTTTTTTGAGAAAAGAGAGCAATTCAGTATCATTAGAAACAAAGGAAATTTGGTTCGTTGTAGAGCTTACGCTACCGTCAGCATATAAAAGACCTAATAAATAAGCTTTGTTGCGAGAGTCAATTTTAGAAAAGTAAGAATGATTCAATTTGTAACCTAATCTATATTGATTCTTGCTTGCTACATGTAACTCATGTTTTTTTAAAGTGTCCGAAATTATTTTCTGGCGACATTTAGCCCGCTCGCTAATTTCTTTAATTGTCAGACCTTCCTTATATAAGGATACGGCTTTTTCTTCTGAAATTCTCATATTCATATTTACACAAAAATCCAAAAAATTATAACATCCTCCCTAAAATTTGCTCAATAGATTTCTCGTATGAGAATTTTTCAATTAAATCTATTCTTTCATATTTTTTACGATGATTTTGTAATTGGATTATAGCTTCATCCATTTTTTCTCCAATAGCATTGACGTTCGTTGTGTAGAAATTTCCTTGGGAAAAAGGGAGGCCCTCTCTAAAAAAAACTCCGTCATAGCACTTTTCTTTGCCATCTGGATAAAGCTTAATAATGTTTTCTCCTTCTGCCCAATCTTTATGAGCCATTCCTTGCCCGACTATACAAATATTTCCAAGACAGGCAGAATTGAAGCTTGGCAAATTCCATCCTTCATTAAAATTACATCCAGAAAGGTCAATATCAATTGCATTCAAGACTTCATTCACTTCTGAGTTTGTCTTTAGTGCTGGAAGCAGGTTTAAATTGGTCCAACGCTGCCCTCCAAGCGTTTGATTTATAATCTGACTATAATCCTCGGAAGAAAAGAAAGGGTTGTTTACAAGGCATGTGAGTTGAAATTCGGGGTTGTTGCCAAATTTGGAAAGCCACGTTTGAATAATGGCTTGGGTGTTCTTTCTTTTTTCAAACTTTCCGATCAATCCAAAGTGAATAACTTTTTCTCCAAGATATTTTTTATTGGTCTTGCAAAAGTCTTGATCAAACCCAAGGGGGACAAAAGAAACGTTGTCACAACCCCTTTCTTTAAAATGGTTACATGATTCGGAAGAAGAGAAAAAAACATGTTCTTGGCTTTTTACAATGTTGATTTCTTCCTGAGTCGGAGAGTCACATTCGTAAAATGTGTAAAGAAACTGTTTGGGTGCAACTCTTTGTTCTCCTCCATTAAGATGCCACAATTTTAATGTTGGATTTTTCTTATCAAGAGTTTGATAGCGTTCGTAGGCGGATTTTTGAATCCACTCCAACAGTTTTGGATCAGCTTTATCGAAAGCTTCGAAATTGGCCGTATTGCCTTGTGGAAAAAAGGAAACGGAAACGCCCTTCTTCCAAAATTCTCTTAAAAAGTTGAAAGAAACATTCCCAAAACTCAAAGAGTTAATTGGCGCGTCAAAATGTAATTGGGTCATTTTTTATTGTTTTTTGAAATTGTTGAATCGCCTTGTTGTGAATATCAATGCATCCCTGAATGCTTAAATTCATTATTTTCGCAATTGTTTTCCAAGGCGTTAGTTTTCTTCCTGTTGACGAGAAGTATCTTTCTTTAAAAATTTGAGTTACTCTTGGGTCTTCGTGAGCTTCAATAAGATAGCAGATTTTTTTCATGAACTCCCTTTGGGAAGAGGCTTGGCAGGGGTTTTGTTCTTTTGATTCCTGCTCAAACTCTATGTCGTCAAAGTTGATGATTTTCGAGTTTTTTTTATTGACTGTTTTATTGGAGAGACAATTGTATTTTGTTCTGTTCGCGAGATAGGTGCAAAATTTGCTCTTATTTATGTCCCATTCAAGGGCGGCTGAATAAATGTTGAAGTCTTTATCGTCCATCATGTCATTGATCTGGGTATTGGTCAGATGCTTTTGCCCATATCTTCTGATCATTTCCACATAAATTCCAGAGTGTCGAGAGATAAGCTCTTTTAAAGAGTCATTGTCTTTGTATTCTTTTATTTCCTTGATAAGATATTCGTCAGGGTCTTGGGTCATTGAAAAAAGCTGATATTGGAGTAGTAGAATTGTTCGCAGTATTCTTGGGTCATGTTTTTCAATTCGTGTTCATCTTTTGAGTCTTGCCAAGAAATTAGGAAATCCGCCTCTTTCTTTAAAATAGGATCGTTTCTTTTTTCATCATTATTGGCTGGTTTGACAAAATCTTTTTTCCCATTGTTCAAATGAAAACGGGAAACATGAATTAATTTTCCGTTTTTTTCCTTGAGCCATTGAAGTTCGTCAGCCTTTTCTTCCGCAAATCGCAAATCTGAGATGATTGTAATATCAGGATTTTCCGCTATAATTCTTTGCTCGACATTTTCAAGCCAATACCTTCCTTGGGTTTGGTTGCGTTTGGCACAGCCGTAGGCTACAAGAAGGGGGCGAATCAATTCTTTTTCTTTGCCATCTGCTTGAAACGGATCAATGTTGAATTTTTCTATTAAAAAAGGAGAAATCTCATGCTTGAGTTGGTCTGCGAAAGACGCCCGAAACACTTTAATACTTGGGTTCATTTCACCAATTACTTTCGCGAGGCCATTTGCAATGGTATCTTTTCCCGCTCTTGCGACTCCTGATACTGCGATAATTTTCATATTTTAATTCCCAATCTTTAATAATCGTTTCTCTAAATTCTGATAAAACTTCTACGGTGAACCAGCGACAAGGGTATTTACCATTCTGCTTCTCTACATGAAAGAAGATATTATTTACAATATTATTGAGTTTAGATTTATCAATATTAAAAAACTCATTTCTATTTGGAAGGTGCAATGTCGCAGAACCGCCTACAATAGAACCATAATATATTCCATTCCACAAAACAGCGTAGCAGATATTTCTACCGACAAAACCTTTAGGTTGAGAATAATGGATAGACATATTAGCTAATATTCTGTCATCAGTTCTTTTTATTTGTTCTAAAATTAGCATTTTCTACCTTAGTTTACACTAAATTTATCTAAAAGTCAATAAAATTCTTTCGTTGTATGAAAATAAATTGGATATTTTGTAATTTTTAGTGTAAAATATACTAGATGGGTAAATTAACATACAATACAAGACTAGTTTTTCAGAGCGATGCTGACAAAGATAAAATTGTCGAAATGCTCCAAAAACAGCGTTTTGCTTGGAATGAATGTTCTAAGGTTAAGTTTAATATCGCTAAAAACTCCATTGTCGAACTACATTCGGCATTTTATACTAAATTTAGGCAAAGTCAACCAGAAATTCCTAGTCAAGTGGTAATTTCAGCCGAACAATCTGTTTTGTCCGCGTATCGTAGTATAAAATCAAATAAACAAAAGCTAGATAAGCCGCCCGAAAAGAAAAAATTAAGTATTCGTTTAGATAAAAGAACTTACTCATATAAAAATGGTATTTTTAGCATAATTAGTTTAGAAAAACGTGTCAAATGCTCCCTTTATATTTATCCTAAATTACAGGAATTAATTTCTAAATACCGTTTCTGTGACCCGCTTTTATTCGAGAAAAACGGAGAAGTTTGGATTTGTTTAACATTTAATATTCCAGAAGTTTTATCACAAAATAAGTTAGCGGTCGGGGTTGACGTTGGAATTTGTAATCTAGCGGCAACTAGCGAAGGGAATCTATACCAAGACAAGGCTTTTAACAGTAGAAAACGAAAACTACGCTTTAACAAACGTAAATTACAGTCTAAATCAAAAACTTCTAAATCTGCTAGGCGAAAACTAAAGAAGCTAAAACGCAAAGAACGGAACATAAATCAAAATTTTAGTCATCATTTAGCTAATAAAATAATTTCTAATACAAAAGCTGATACGATTGTATTGGAGAATCTTAAATCTATTAAGGTTAAAAAACATAAGTATCAAAATAAAAATAGAATTAGTCAAGTTCCAATGTTTGAACTAAGACGGATTCTTACCTATAAGGCACTCTTGTCTAATAAACAAGTGATAACGGTTAGTCCAGCATATACGAGTCAAATTGACCATCGCACAGGTAAATTGGATGGAAAACGTATTGGTGGTAGGTATATCGGAAAAGATAATCAAATTTTACACGCTGACGTTAATGCGGCCTGTAATATTGGTTTACGTTCCAAACTCCCATGCTCAATAAGTAATTATTATGCGTGGCAGGCGAAAGTCAACTCGCCAATCATAGGCTTCGGTAGCTTACAAGCATCTATGGCTTTAGCCTAGATGTTGTTGACATTTAGTTTGTGCTTCCAAATCCACTATCCCCACGCTCTGTTTCTCCTACTTGTCCAACTACAAGATTTGGGATAAAAGATTGAGAAAACACCAATTGGGCGATCTTGTCTCCTTTCTTGTAAATCTTTTCAAGATCAATCTCTGTGACATAATTCTCGTAGATGTATTCTGGTTCGGAATCCTTGATATATTTAAATTTTGTTACGTCTTTTGGCTGCCAAAGATAGTTGAATCTTACAAGAATCTTTCCTCTGTATCCATTGTCGATTACTCCGACAGAATTACAAAGCTGTAGGTTATATTTGGAAATTGAGGAACGGGGGAAAACCAAAGAAAAGAAATCTTTTGGCGGATCTATTTTTAAATCGACCTCGTATTCAATATAGTCGATTGATTCGTAATAAGGAGAATCTTCTCCCGTTTTTTCTCCAACAATTTTTGGGCCAGAAGATGCCACTAGGTCAAATCCGACATCGCCTTTTTTGGCTGGAAGAAGGATATTATTGAGGTTTGAACACGTTACAGGGGACATTTGAGCCATTATACTCAACGAGTTGAAGAAGTCAAGAAAAATATTTTTGTGAATTTACTTGACAAACTTGAAATCTGCATTATAATACGTGTAATTACACGTTTTACGTGTATTTCGGGGTTTACGTGGGATATGGGGTTTACGTGTATTTGATGGTTAAAGTGAGAATACATGGTTGACGTTAAGAAAGATATTATTCGCTATCGCTCATAATATCTTAGAGAAAATCTGAAGATTTTCACTTTCTTAAATTTCTTCTTGCAAAGATAAGAGGTTTGTCTTAGCATGTGTAAAGCAACAAGCGTATGGAAACAAAAGTTCAAGAATATAATGAGGCTCAGTGTTTTTCGGAGATTTTAACAAAGGATTTTTTAACACCCTACCTTTTTAAAAACCCGAAATGGGGTTTCAACGGTTTAGGTTATATAGTATTCAAAAGAACATATTCCAGAAAGATTTGTGATGGTGTCAGCGAGGAATGGTGGCAGACTGTAGCAAGGTGTATCAATGGCGCACAAAAAATTGGAGCAAAATACACCAGAGAAGAAGCAGAACGACTTTTCGATCTTGTTTTCAATTTAAAATGTAATTTTGCTGGGCGAATGTTGTGGCAACTTGGCACATCTACTGTAGATAGATTCGGGCTGGCCAGCCTTTTGAATTGTTTTTCTTGGGATACCGAAATTGTAACGGAAGATGGCATTAAACGAATAGGCGATCTTAATGGACAAACAGTATCGCTAATGTCTAGGAATGGGAAATACATTAAGTCTGAGATTAAAAGTTTTGGCCAACAAAAAATTTGGGAATTAAAACTTTCCAGAGGAAAATCTAAAAAAACCGTTCACACAACAGAGAATCATAGGTGGTTCCGTAGGGCTTATAGAAACGGCGAAGAGAGAAATAACGCCAACAAAAAAGAGATTCTTACTAAAGATTTGAAAATTGGAGATAAGCTAGTCTCAACATTTGGGCAATCAATTAAAAATATAAAACCTTCACCCTACGGGATTATTGCAGGTATTGTTTTTGGAGACGGGTCTGTTTGTAGCAACATAGCTCAAGTTAGATTGTGCGGAGCAAAAGATGCTCAATTATTGAAGTATTTCCATAATCCTAAAATTTACCCCTACGAAGGAGACGTTATTGTTACTGGCCTTCCAAAATATTTTAAAGAAAAACCTAGCCTTGATATGGATAAGGGGTATTTGTATGGGTGGCTTGCTGGATATTTTGCCGCAGACGGCTCTGTAAAGAAAGGAGGACAAATTAGACTTTCTTCGGCTGACAAAGGAAATTTAATGTTTGTCCGTGATGTTTTAGTTAAATTAGGAATAGCTTATAGCCCAATCATAAGCCAAAATAGAATTGGAATTGGGCAGACAGAAGCCTCCACCTTATATTCAATTAATATAAATGGCTCTGATTTAACATCTGACTTCTTTTTGATCGAATCTCATCAAAACCGATTTAACGAATGCAAATACAAAAACGCTCAAGATTGGACGGTAGAATCTGTTAAAAATACAGACAGAAGTGAAGAAGTATATTGTGCAGTAGTTCCTGAAGTCCATGAGTTCGTTTTGGAGGGAAATATTTTAACTGGAAACTGCTGGTATGTTTCCATGCGAGAGATTGAGGACTTCTGTTTTGTATTTGAGCATCTAATGCTTGGCGGCGGCGTTGGCTTTTCTGTAAGGAGAGAAGATATTCACGAACTCCCGCGAGTTAAAAAAGGAGTGTCCATCACTCACAACAAAGAAAAAGATGCTGATTTTATTGTTCCCGATTCCAGACAAGGGTGGGTGGAACTACTGAGGAAGGTAATGCAATCCTTTTTTGAGACAGGAAAATCATTTTCATATTCAACAATTCTTGTAAGAGGTTCTGGAGAACCCATAAAAGGATTTGGTGGAACTGCAAGTGGTCCCCAAATTCTTGTGGAAGGTCTGGAATCAATATGTGGTGTTTTGAGAAATAGAGAGGGGAAAAAACTACGCTCTATTGATGTATTGGACATCAACAACATCATTGGAGATATAGTTGTTGCGGGAAATGTTAGAAGAAGCGCTGAAATTGCTATTGGTGATCCAGATGATTATCTTTATCTTCGCGCTAAAAATTGGAGCAATGGAAATATTCCTAATTGGCGCGGAAAGTCGAATAACAGTATTGAGGCAGACACCTTCAAGCATATCAGCGACGAAATTTGGGATAATGGTTATATTCTTGATCCGAAAACAGACATGGCAAAAGGGGAGCCTTATGGCTTTATCAATATGAAGCTTTGTCAAAAATACGGAAGAATTGGAGAAGAAAAGAAGGATAATTGCGAGGGAGTTAATCCTTCGATGCCCGCAGGAGTTCTTGTAGCAACAACAAAAGGTATTTTTGAAATTCAAGATCTAGTTGATCAAGAGTTTTTTGTTAAGTCTATGGATGGCACGTTTGCCAAGGCCAAATGTTTCTACAGCGGAAATAAACCTATCTACAGAATCAATCTAGGAAAACACCAAAACACCTTTTCTACCAAGGAACACAAGTGGCCTGTTCTTAGAGATAATAAAATTCAAAAGGTAGAAGCGTCTGATCTTAAAATCGGAGATTTGATTCCATTAAATCTAAACGAAGAGATTGGCATTGCTGGCAATACCAATTTGACTTATGATGAGGGATTTTTAATCGGGACAATTCTCGGAGACGGGTGGATTAGCAAAAGATCCACTAGCGAGAAATATTCTGCTGGTATTTGTTTTTCTCTCCAAGAAAGAGAGCGAGCAGAAAAGGTTTTAAAAATAGTTAATTCATTAAAACCCAATCCATCTTCTATTTCGGTTGAGGAAGGCGGTCTCGTAATTCAATTCACAGACAAACAATTTATTGAAAAGTTACTAAATTATTACGGAATTCCGCTTTCTATTGAAAAAGACATCCCATCTTCTATCTGGAAATCTAATGATATTTATATTAAAGGTTTTGTTGACGGTTTTCTTTCTGCGGACGGAAACGTAGAAACAAACAAGTCGATATGCCTAACAACTTCTAGGAAAAATCTCGCTGTTAATTTTTCCAAACTAATGTCTTTCTACGGAATTCCCACATCAATTTATGGAAGAGACGTTTCTGGATCGTTTCCAAACAAGAAAGATTATAAAAAAACCTATTCGTCATGGAGAGTGAAAATATCTGTAGGAAATATTAAAAAGTTTAATAAATTGTTTTCATTGTCTGAAAACAGCAAACAAGAGGGGATTGAGTCATCTCTTGCGGCATCCGCAAAATGCGCCAATAGAAAAGAATTATCTTATGCCGTTGTTAAAGACATTGAATTGCAAGCCTCGGAAGACGTTTGGGATATAACGGTATATCACGAACAACACGTTTTCCCCTCTCAATATTGCTTTACAGGCAATTGCGCCGAAATTACTCTTGCAGATGGAGAAGCATGTAATCTTTCAGAACTTTATCTCAACAATATAACCTCAAAAGAAGAACTGATCGAATGTGCCAGACTTCTTTATAAAACTCAGAAAGCAGTCTGGAATTTGCCCGCCCTTTACGAAAAGACAGACAAAATTGTAAAAAAGAACAGAAGAATCGGCCTTGGAGTTACTGGCGTTTGTCAGTCTTTTGAGAAGCTTGATTGGCTTGACGAGTGCTACAACGAATTAAAAAAATTCGACCAAGCTTGGAGTAAAGAACTCGGTATTCCTGAGAGCATTAAATTAACAACCGTCAAACCATCTGGAACGCTTTCCTTGTTGGGTGGCGCTACCGCAGGGGTTCATCCAGCCTATTCTCGATTTTTTATTCGAAGAGTAAGGATGGCGAGTTCCGATCCGCTGATTAAGCTTTGCAGGGAGGCGGGATACAAGACCGAATATGTGCGCCGATTTGACGGTAGCGAGGATTATGGGACCACGGTGGTCGAATTCCCATGTCAGTTCGAAGAAAGCACTATTACTGCCGATAAGATGGGCGCTGTTGACCAATTGGAACTTACAAAGAAACTCCAGAAAATTTGGGCCGACAATTCTGTTTCTGTGACTGTTTATTATCAGCCAGAAGAGCTGGATGCCATCAAGGCTTGGATGAGCGATAATTATGAGAAAAATATGAAGACTCTCAGTTTTCTCATGCACTCCAAACATGGCTTTGTTCAAGCGCCATTGGAAGAAATTTCGGAAGAGGAATACCATAAGCAAATTAAAAAGGTCAAACCGATTGAAGCCATGTTTGATGTGGGCTCCGAAATTCTTGAAGGCGTAGAATGCGAATCTGGCGCTTGCCCACTGCGATGATTACCCATTGTATCTGTCATAATTTGCCTTTTCTTCTTATTTTGGAAATGGCCAAGAACAAGAACCTAAAAAACATAGAAGAAATAAAAAAAGAAGGCATTTGCAATAAATGTTGTCTATGCAACAAATATGTGGAGAGGATGTTGAGGACGGGAGAGACGAAATTTAGTGTTGACGTTTTTTAGTTTTTAGATAAACTAGTTCTAGTGAGGATTACTGTCATTACTTCTGTTTTTAATTCTTCTTACTTTATTGGTCATTTTCTTGACGATATAAGAAGGCAAACTATTTTTGAAGATTGTGAATTCTTTTTTCTCGATGCGGGAGGGAATGATGGAAGCAGGCTAGAAATATTAAAATTAGCTCAATTTTACCCAAATATCCAATATTTTAACATTGGCCCGAAAAACATTTATGAGACTTGGAATCTAGGAGTCGTTCTCTCTAAGACAAAATATTTAACAAATTGGAATACGGATGACCGTCGATTGCCAGATTCTTTAGAAAAACAAGTAAAGTTTTTAGACGAAAATCCAGATATTGATTTATGTTATGGCCAAACTTTGTGGGTTGACACTCCGAATCTCATAGTAGAAGAAAGCCCGCAAGAGAATAAAACACCTTGTTTTAATGCCACACTTGAAACAATGCTTCAATTTAATTCTCCTCACTGTCTTCCTGTTTGGAGAAAATCCCTTCATGAGAAGCATGGATTATTTGACGATAAATTTTTCTCTGCTGGAGATTATGAAATGTGGATGCGGGCGCTTAATCGCGGATCGAAATTTGGGAAACTGGACGAAGTAGTGGGTTCTTATTATAGGAACCCAAAAGGAATAAGTTCCAACCCCGAAACTTTGAATAAGGCTGTGGAAGAAGTGATGAAAATAAGAGAATTTTATGGAAACAAAACCTAAACTAACTTTGGCCTGCTCTGTTACAGAGTCTCACCTGAAAGAATTCCTCCTTCTTAAATTCTCTGCGGAACTATTTCACGAATGCGAGTGGTTTCTTTCCTGTGACTGTTTTTGCTATGAGTTCTTTAAAAAAGAACAATACAATAATTGTTTATGTCAAAACCTAGACCTACAAAACGGCAAAGTCTTTGGCAACGAACAAGAAATTAGCAACTTTTATGGGGTAATTGATGGTAAATTTAGGGCCGTAGAGGCGGGAATTAAGGCCAGAGCGGGGTGTTTATTAGTAGATTCAGATATCATCTTTACAGCCCCGTTTATTGGATCTACGAATATTTATAATGCAGACGCGGTTCTTTCTCCCCACTACCAATGGAATTCTGAAATGGACAAAGCTTGGGGTTTTTATAATGTTGGATTTGTTTACATTTGGAGTCTTGACTTTTTGAAGGCGTGGGAGGAAGAAACAAAAAACGGAAGACACCAATTTGAGCAAGTGCCAATTGAGGTGGTAGCTAGGACAGAAAAATTTCGCTTAACCATATTCCCAATTGGAGAAAATATGGGTTGGTGGAGATTCAATAATGAATTCTCAAAACATAGGTTTTTGTCCTTCGGGAATATCGGAGATTGTATTCTTTTTGATGGAAATCAGGTTGGTAGTTTCCACTTCCACACGTTTGTCCCTTGCCGTCATAGCGAAAAATTTAAACAATATATTTTTATGATTTTCGCCCATACAGAATCGGGAAGAAAAATTTTAGGAGAATATAACAGATTAAAATCATGGTCGGCTCATTAACACACATATTTGACAAATCCAAACCAAAATGCAAGGGCATAATCCATGTCGGAGGCCATTTTGGTCAAGAGATTCCTTTTTATTTAGAAAAGATAACAAGAAACGTTATTGTTTATGAACCTCTTGACGCTACATTCAAAACTTTGTTTAACTCCTTTGGATATTCAGTTGAATGTCGTCAAAAAGCGGTTGGCAACTTCAATGGAGAAGTTGAACTCAATGTTGAAGAGGCAAATGCTGGGCAATCATCTTCTGTTTTGAAACCAAAGGCTCATTTGGAACAATATCCCCAAATTGTTTTTACAAAGACAGAGAAGGTTCCTATTGTTACTCTTGACTCAGATATCGAGAATCCAGAAAAATTCAATGTTTTGGCGGTTGATGTGCAAGGATACGAACTGGAAGTATTCAAAGGTGCAGAACAACTTTTAAAGAACCATATAGAGTATATTCTATGTGAAGTCAATTGTGCCGAAATGTATGAAAATTGCGCACAGATTGGCGACATTGACGAATACTTGGGGACTCTTGAGTTCAAGAGAATTTTAACAAGTTGGGACGGGGGTAATTGGGGAGACGCCTTATATGCAAGACTTTGATCCATATCAAGTAGAACTTTTCAAAAGATTTGAGAGATTCAGACCGCCTTATAACGGCCCAGCCTATCCTCCTTATCATAAAGGGCCATATCTTGAAGAATATTTCTTTCAGGATTTCTTGTTAAGAGAAAAGAAGGTCGAGCAGTTTTTTATTCCTATCTTTTGGACAAATTGTTACCTTTCGGGAACAATTGATGGCTTGCAGGAAGAATTGAACAAACTTGATCCCGAGCTTGAATATTTTTGCGTCGCTCAACACGACGATGCGATCATGGAAATACTTCCTCCTAAAACAGCCTGCTTTAATGCTGGAGGGAATAAAGATGGAATTCCAATTCCTCTTGTTTGTTCTAAAGTCCCAAATTTTATTCTTCCAAAATTCGAAGACAAAAAAATATTTTGTTCGTTTGTTGGCTCGATGACGCACCCCATTAGGTCGAAGATGTTGGCCGAGCTTCATGATAAAGCTGGGTTTTCCATTCATACCAAAAACTGGAACCAAAAAATAGAAGACGATCTTTGCTTATTTTTTTTAGAAAAAACTTGCGAAAGCATATTTTCTCTTTGCCCGCGTGGATATGGAGCTTCTTCTTTTAGATTTTATGAGACTCTTCAATTAGGTTCCGTCCCTATTTTTATTTATGACAAACCGTGGTTTCCTTATGAGGATTATATTAATTGGGACTTGTTTTCCATTCGGGTCCACGAATCAGAGATAAAAAAAATTCCTGACATTTTAGTAGAAAAAACTCCATTTGCCCCCAAAATGATTGAGCGAGGAAGAGAGGCTTACGCTAGATTTTTTTCTCTCTTTGCTCTTCCAGATCAAATTTACAGAATTTTAAATAATCGGTGAAAAAATACCTCCTAGTTATAGCTCGCTACAAAGACGAGCGGCAGGAAATTTTTGAGAAATTTATTTCTCCGAAGAATAAAGATTATTGCTTTCGACACAAACTTGACTATTTGCTCATAGATAATTCTGTAGATTTGCCTTTATTCAGGGGCAATCCTACTTGGTGGAAGTTTACCGTTCCTTGTGCGTTGATTCGTGGTGGAAATATTAGAGAGGGAGACTTGCTCGTTCACTTTGATGCTGACATGGTAATCTGCAAGCCAGAATATGAATATACCACTTCAAGAAGTTTTTCTTACTCTATAGATAATGGCAATACTCATTGTATGGGTAATTATTGCATGAGAATCAATGACTGGACGGTAGATTTAGTTGATAAAATATTGGACGAAGATTTTTATCAAAAAAATAAAGACACAAAACATTGGCTAGAATTCAGGGAGCAGGCCGCGTGGTATTCTTTGGCAGGTATCCATTCCCACAGTTGGACTTCTTTTTTCGAACTTCCATTTTATGGATTTAATGGGAGAGAAAACTCTGAAAATATTGCTTTTGGAATTAAAGAACTAATGAGTCGCGTCGAAATAAAAGATGCCCGTTGGAACACAACCCTTCTGGCAGAAGAGGCTGACGATCCCGTATCTCAAATGCTTCAACAATACAACATAAACAAAACCCCCAAAAAAGAAACAATTATCCGACATTTTGCTGGAGGGCAACCTTGGAGAGAAGAGTATTTCAGATGAACAAATTAGGATTCGTGATTACATGTTTTGATGAAGTAAACGCTATTGATATGGCGCTGACTTCTTTAAGGTATCATTATCCAGAAGAAGGAGTTGTTGTTTTTTGCGAAGGTGATGTTGAGGCTTTTGATTTCATGGGAGCAAAACATGAGGCTAGGATCTGCAAATCCTCCGATACTCAAAGTCACCTCTTAAAACTGTCCGATCAAAACTACAAACAAGAAGATCAATTTAATGTGGAATTAGCAATGAAGGTTTTGTTGACTAGGATTTCTTTAGCCTGTTCTTGGAATGATTGTGAGTATTTATTGCTTCATTGTCCAGACACCTTGATTCGTGGGAAGATCAGTATTCCAGACGGGTCTGGGCTTTTGGGCTCTCTAGTGAATCCTTATTTTATACCAAAGATTAACAACGTGTTAGTCAAATATGGAGGAATCCCTGTTGCTGCTTTTGGCGCGGTTCCAGCTATTTTCAATGTGGCCGATTTTAGAAAAGCATATCAAATCATCAAAAATCGTCCAATCATTTTGACTGAATTGGCCGAGGCTTCCTGTTATTCTTTTTCACATGATATTTTCATGTCCTGTCTTTTTTCTTTGATAGGGAAAAGAGAAGAATATAATCCTCAAATTGTCGAATGTGGAAGAAATCCGAATTGGATGCAAACAGATTGCCCAATTATCCATCAATTCCGAACATTTTACCCAAAACGAAAAACAAAATATGGCAGCGCTTGAAGATATTCTAAAAACATCAATTGAAAGCAAGGGAGATTCTGATAGGCATCTAATAGTTCTTTTCTCTATCGCTTTGGCAACTAAGGGAAAGAATTATATTGAATTAGGGGTCCGAGGCGGGACGACTACAATTCCAATCCTTGAGGCGGCGAAACTGAATAAAGGAGTTGTCTATTCCGTTGATATAGACGATGGGCCAAAAATTAGCTCATTGAACTGGCGCTTCCATAAGCAAGATGCCATAGAATTTCTAAAAACATGGGAGGAAACAAGTATGCCAAGCCCAGATTTTGTCTATGTTGACGATTGGCATTCGTATGATCACGTTAAAAAAGAATTGGAGATTCTCGATAGAATAGTTACTCCGAAAACGATAATCGTCTTACATGATTTGATGTATGGAAATACCTGCCCGTATTATCATTCTGATCTTACCTTGGAAGACGGCCAATGGGCCAATGGAGGTCCGTATAGGGCTGTGGCAGAGCTTAACCCGCAGTTTTGGGAGTTCAGCACCTTACCGTGGAGTCACGGCCTCACAATCCTTCGAAAGAAGTATTCCAATCGAACTACGACAGTATGAAAATTCTTGTATTGGGCAGCGAAGGACAAATTGGAAAGCCTGTTTGTGAGTTCTTATTTAAGAGCGGCCATACGGTTCTACGATTCGATATAAAAATAGCAGAAGCTCACGATCTAAGAAAATATACTCGGGCATTGGAATCTGGTGTTGAGTGGGCTGATTTTGTTTATTATTTTGCCTCTGATGTTGGAGGTTCTAAATATCTTGAATCTAAACAAGACTCTTTTGAATTTATCAGAGACAATCTGGCGATTATGCAAAATACTTTTGGGGTTCTTGAGAAATACAAGAAACCGTTTGTTTTTACCTCTTCTCAAATGGCAGAACAGCCAGACTCCACTTATGGTAATTTAAAACTCATAGGCGAAAGATACACAAAATCTCTAGGAGGAATGTTCATCCGTCTTTGGAACGTTTATGGCAAGGAAGAAGACGAAGAAAAAAGTCATGTAATTACGGATTTCATTTCTCAAGCCAAAAATGGCAAAATACAGTGCCGCACGAATGGAGAGGAAGAGCGTCAGTTTTTACATGTGGACGATTTTTGTAGATGTATTCTGACGCTCACAGAACGTTACGAAGAGATAGACAAAAGCCACAATATTGATATCTCAAGTTTTCAGTGGACCAAAATCAAAGATTTAGCTGATATTTGTTGTATTCTTTTTCCTTGTGTAGCTGAGTTTTCTGACCGATATGATCAAACTCAAAAAAATTATAAGAACGACCCAAAAAGAGATATTTTGAAATTCTGGCAACCCCAAATTTCTCTTTCAGAAGGAATAAAAAAGATAGTTTTAGAATGATTCAGATTCATTACGAGGGAAGATTCGGTAATCAGTTGTTGCAATACGCTCATGCTGTAGCAGACTCCATTGAGTCGGGGGAAGGAATACAAAATCCAATGGATACAAAAATTGTTCAATATGATAAAATTATTGACGAAAATGATATTCGCGAGCAGCGAGGTTATTGCCAGTCTCCAGAAACAGTAGAAAAATTATCTCGAAATAGATTAAAAATTTTCCCCGAAATTTCAGAAAAAGAGGGGGTTTTTGTGCATTTAAGAATGGGGGACATTGAATATAGGGGTGGATGCAGGCCCACTGTCGTTTATTATAAAGAGGCTTTAAAACAAAGCGGGCAGACTAGAGGATTTATTAGTTCCGACTCTCCTAGACATTCAGATGTTTGTTCTCTGATGGAAGAATTTGGATTAGAAAAATTTGAAGCAGGAGAGGAGGAGACTATTTTATTCGGCTCTCAATTCAAAAATAAAATTTTGTCTTTGGGGACTTTTAGTTGGTGGATTGGTTTTTTAGGCAGTCAGAATAACGTCATTTGCCCAAAGTGGACTAATTACGACATTTGGCACGGAGATATTTTTTGTGTTGAAAATTGGAATGTTTTAGATATAAAATAAATATGCAATCCACAGCCGTTATAACAGGAGCAAACTCAATGGACGGCAAAACGCTCGCCCATTTCCTTCTAAACAAGGGATACAAGGTTATTCTTACTTATCGCCGCAATACTTTTTTTGATGAATTGTCTTTACGTAAAATTTTTGTAAATGATCTTTTGGCTAATCCAAATTCTTCTCTTTTTTTTGAACCCTGCGACATTTCGTGCCATTCCAGCGTGAAGGCTTGCATATTATCAGTGTTGGAACACCATGGACACATTGATGAACTTTACCTTTTGGCTGCGAATTCCCATGTCGGAGATTCTTTCCGCAACAAGGAACTCTCCATTCAAACAAATGGCCAAAGCGTTTATTTCTTTCTCGAAACATTGAAAAACCACAGTCGGGACACGCGGACATATTTTGCGGCGACAAGTGAGTTGGTCGGAGGAATTGATTCTGGGACTTTTGATGAGACTTGCCTTTGGAATCCACGCTCCCCTTACGCTATTGGAAAAGAGTTGGGCGCAAGATGGGTTAATTTTTACAGGGATTCCCTTGACGCCAATCTCTTTGCTTGTTACGGAGTTCTCTTCAACCACTCTAACACATACCGTTCTCAAGATTTTGCCATTCGCAAGATCACGAATACCGCCGCCAAAATTGCCTTGGGTAAAACCGACAAACTGACGCTCGGGCATCTTGATTGGGCGCGTGATGAACATTGGTCCGACTTTGGATGCGAAGCCATGTGGAAAATGTTGCAGCTTGATTCGCCAGATAATTTTGTTGTCGGCAATGGAGAATGTCATTGGGGAGAAGAGTTTGTCGAAAGCGCATTTTCATATTTTAATTTGGATTGGAAAAAGCACGTAGTATTCAGCGATGAATTTAAAAGACCAAATGAGGTTGTGAGACTTATTTCAAACCCAGTTAAAGCAGAAGCAAAACTTGGCTGGATTAAAAACAGAATTTCATTTAAAAAACATATTGAGTTAATGTGCGACTATGACTATCAATTAGAGTCGGGTCAAACTCCAATTCGGCCAGATGTTTTCAAGATTACTGAATCTTCTTGACTTTTTTCTCTTCTTGCTGTAAAAAGAAGAAGAATGCCTCGCAAGAAAAAAGAACCAAAGCCCCCGTCTTTCCATAAAGACAGGCAATTCTTTATTTCTCGCATGCTTGGGAATGCCAAATCTCCCAGCTATAAACTAGACATGATGATCGCGAAGGAGGTGTTTGAGACCTTCAATAACGACATTGATTTCTTACATAAGGTCAAGCGACCCTTTGAATTCGATCCCCAAAAGGGATTACTGTATTTTAAATCTCCCGCAGGGAAGGAATATTTGAGAAAAAAATACACCGAATTTAAATTCATTATTCCAGAAAGCGAAAAACCAGTTGATTTAGGAGTCAAAAGCGGCGATGATGTATATGAAAACAAACCACGGACAATAAGAGAATTTTTATATGGCAGCTAAGAAAAAAAACACTGGAGAAGAAGATCAAGATAAGAAAAAGGTATTGGGGTCAACAGAATTTGCCGAGCAATTCTTCAATACTCGCAGAACCGAATTGTATAATTTAGAAGAAGAGTCGGACGAATACTTGGTTTCTACAGGGTCTTTGATCTTGGATCACAAGATCGGCGGCGGGCTTGGCGCTGGCGTTCAGCGTTTTGTCGGAGTTACGGAGGGCGGTAAGTCAAGCGCGGCTTTAGAAGTAATGAAGAACATGCTCAACTCAATTCCGAATTCAAAAGGATTATATGTCAAAGCAGAAGGTCGGCTTTCTAAAAACGTTCAAAATAGATCTGGTGTTAGATTTACCAAAAACGCCCAAGAATGGACTCTTGGGACTTGTTTGATTTTTGAGTCGAATATTTTTGATACTGTTTTTGATTTTATCAGGGGAATGCTGCGCAATAATCCGAATAAGGAAAAATATTGCATCATCATTGATTCTATGGATGGATTAATCTCTCTTGGAGATATTGAAAAAACTAGCGGAGAAGCCGCAAAGGTTGCCGCTGGTGCGGTAATGTCTTCTGATTTTCTTAAAAGAGTCTCGTTAGGGATGAGCAAATTTGGACACATGTGCATTATGACATCCCAACAACGCGCAAAAGTTTCTATTGGAGACTATGTAAAACAAGACACCAATAATATCACTCAATCAAGTGGAGGCAACGCACAAATGCATTTTCCAGATTGGATTTTCGAGTTCCAAAGAGCGTTCAAGGCAGACAAAATCGTTGACAAACCCGATGAACCAATTGGCCCGAACAATAAACTTTACGGCCACATTGCCAAAGTTCTTATCTGTAAATCCACAAACGAAACAACTGGAGAAACCGTAAGGTATCCAATTAAATATGGCCGCACAGATGGGACCTCCATTTGGATTGAAAGAGAGGTCGTGGATCTTCTTTTAATGTGGGGTCTTTTTGAGAAAGGCGGTGCGGGATGGTTTACTGCCGATACAGAACTTCTTGAACATGTTAAATCCCAAGGCTTGGAAATGCCCGAAAAAATTCAAGGCATTAAAAACATTTATGCTCTTCTTGAAGAGAATGAGGATTTGTTTGTTTGTCTTAGGGATTATGTGAAGGAGAACTTTTTAAAGAAATGATCTTCCTCTCAACATCAGGTAGAACAACGAAGTTAAAGAATCCATTTAAGTATTTGATAAATTGGAACGGCAAATGCCGCAGCAAATTCCAAGAGCGCGTCAAAGCCCTTTTACACCCATATTGGTTTGCCGATATTGTTTTTGAAGAGATGCCAGTAATTGGAACGCGCCTGACCCTTGATTTTTATAATGCCAACAGAAAAATAGCCTTAGAGGCGGATGGAAGCCAACATTACAAATTCAATCCCCATTTTCACGGAAACAATCGCTCAAAATTTCTTAGCCAACTCCAGAGGGACGAGAAAAAGGAAGTTTTTTGCGAACTGAACAACATTAGGCTTGTAAGAATTATAGAATCTGATAGATTGGATAAATCGCTCCTCAAAGAACTTGAATTAATATGAAAAAAGAAAACCTAGTATCAATCCCAAACTCCATTTTAACAAAAATCTTTGATAATACTGGTTCTTCTTCTGGCGGCAATCGTGGATTTGTTCTTTTTTATATCAATCCTGACGGAACTCCAACAGTGACTTCCAAGACAGAAAACGCCTGTGTTTCTTTGGCTCTTAGAAAAGTAATGGAAATGTTTCTCGACGAGACAGACCCCAACGAACAACAATGATTTATTCTTACGAATTAGAAAAAAAAGTCCTTAGCGGACTAATCCAGCATCAACACAAGTGGGCCGAAGTGTCTGCCTTTCTCAAAGATAATGATTTTTATTTTGAGGATTCGAAGGTTAATGTTTCGATTTTCAAACTAATTAGAAACGCCCTAGATAATGCCGAGGCGATTGACGAGACCATTCTTGTTCAGAGGTTGAACCAATTGAAGGTTAGTTTTCCTGACAGCATTGATATTGCAGAGTATGTTTATTCGCTCGCTTTCTACAAAATCACAGAGGAAATCTTTATTGCCTCCGTTCGTGAGTTGAAGAAATTTACCGCAAGAAGGGAGATTTATAATTCCTGCAAAGAAGTAGCCTCTTTTGTTAAAGGAGTCGATCCTAGTTTGAAGTATTCTGAAATTGTAGATCAGGCAGACAAGCTTTATAATAAAGGAATCAAGGATTTCGAGGCTTATGATCGCGGGCCAATTAATTTGTTTGAATTGGCCGAACCAATGATCGAAGAGCGCGGCAACAATCCTGTGACGGAGTTTGGATTGATGGGACCGCACAAGAGGATTAATGAGATTTACGGCTCTCTTCTCAGGGGCGGGAATATAACAATTGTGGTGGCCAGAAGCGCGGTTGGGAAGAGCCAATTCGCGATGGACTTTTGCACCAAAGTTTCGGCAATTTATAATCACGTTCCCGTTCTTCATTTTGATAACGGGGAAATGAGCGAAGAAGAACTGATTGAGCGCCAAATGTCGGCCATGACAGGTTTGCCGACATATTTATTCTCTACGGGTAAATGGCGCACTTCTTCATACAAAGGAATGTCTTCTGAGGAAATTGTGGCGTTGACTCGCTCGACCTTCAAGAAATTAAAGGGAACCCAATTTCACTACGAAAATGTCGCTGGATTGAGCGCTGATGAAATGGTTTCTCTTCTTAAGAGATTCTATTATTCTAAAGTAGGACGCGGGAACAAAATGATTTTCAGTTTCGACTATATTAAGAGCGACTTCTCTAATTCAGACAAGGGAGACGGCTGGATGCAGGTTGGTAAGATGGTCGATAAATTCAAACAATGCATTCACAAGGAACTCTGTTTTGATGGAGACAGACCCGTGGCAATGTTTAGTTCTGTTCAATCAAACAGGCTAGGCATCACCACCAATAGAACCGCAGATAATATTGTGGAAGACGAAAGCGTAGTTTCCCTTTCGGATAACATCACCCAATTCTGCTCTCACCTTTTCCTTCTTAGAAAGAAGCTGTTAGAAGAAATTCAAGCGGAGGGAGGTAGGTTTGGCACCCATAAACTTATCAACTTAAAAGCCCGCCATTTGGGAGAAGACGCGATGAGTCATCTTGATCCCGTTACTATGCCAGATGGTTCTAAGAAAAACAATTTCATCAACCTAGATTTCCAAAATTTCAGTATCACCGAAAAGGGAGATTTGAAGAACATAGTTCGATCCATGCAGAACAATGATGTAGATTTAGAACAGGATAATAATGATGGTGGCGTTCCATTTATTTTAAGACAATGACCGTCAAATTCACAAATCCGACAGATAAATATGTTTCACTACTTCTTGGAAACAAAGGAGGAACTTTAAATACTATTTTTGTTTATATCGACCCCTACAATTATTCTATATATGAAGCAAACGGCAGTATATTTGCTCGCTTTTTTAAAGAATTTTCAGAAGATTTAGTGAGATTTAAAATTCAACATGACAGACTATAAATCCATCCTAGAAAACCTCGGCTACAAACTATCCGACAGAGGTTCATTCTGGCAAACCAACGCCGTTTACAGAGGTGGCGACAACATGACCGCCATTCTAGTGTATAAAAACAATGGTGTTTGGAAGGATTTTGTGGAAGACACCAACTATATGCCTTTCGAAGCCCTGCTTGAAAAGACATTAAACACAAAAGATAAGTTAAAGATTAGGGAGCTTCTAAAAAACAAAACCAGCGAAGACTTCTCGCCAACCTCAAAAAAGAAACTATTGATCCAAGAAAAAACATACGACCCTTCCTGCCTAAGGAAACTGCTCCCTCATTACGACTTTTATGTTAAAAGGGGAATCACCAAGGAAACTCTTCAAGATTACCAATGCGGCCTTGCTACAGGAGGCAAACTTTATCAGAGAATCGTCTTTCCAATCTTTAATAAAGACGGCAAAATTCACGGTTTCTCTGGGCGCAAGGTTTTGGATAAAAACGACTCTCCGAAGTGGCTCCATAATGGCAAAAAGACAGACTGGTTTTATCCATTCTTCACCACGCCAAAGACCGAAGAAAAGATCCAAGAAAAAAAATCAGTTTTTCTTCTTGAGTCCATTGGTGATTCTTTGGCGATGTATGATGCTGGATTAGAGAACAACTTGGTCTGTTTCGGAGTGGCCATAAGTCCTAAATTTATAGCACATTTGGCCACTTTGGATTTGGAGCGGATTTATGTGAGCTTGAATAATGATTCTGATTCTGAAAGAAACAGAGGCTTTGAGGGGGCGTTTAAAGTTATCTGCAAACTGGCCCAAACCATAGACTTCAAAAAATTGTATTTTGCTCCTCCATTTAAAAATGATTTTGGGGCGATGAACAAATTGGAAATTGAATCTTTTTATTCGGAAGCGAAAAATCTCGATCATCAGTTGTCAATGAGTCAAATTATCGAATTTGGCAAAAAGATGAACGCTGAAACAAAACAAAGCGCGGCATTCGTTAAAGATTTAAAGAATTTGTGCAAGCTTTATAATTTCCATTACAAATGAACAAAATCACAGCAAGCGTAGCAGGAATTTCTTTTGTCTTGAAAGAAAATCCCTCTTTAAAATACTCTGAGATAAAAGAAGGGGAATCCATTTCCATTATTCCAGAACCAGAAAACGATTATGATCCGAAAGCAATTCGTCTTGAATACAATGGAATGAAAATCGGTTATGTCCCGCGTAAAAAAGAGGGCTTGGATTTCAGCGTTCAATCTTGGTGTGGCGATCATATTGATGTTGTTTCGGCTAAAATAGATCAGGTTTGGTATCAGAAGGATGGGAAGACTACTTTTGAATATTCCGAAGGTTGCGAGTTGGTGGGGATATATGTCAAGTTTGAAATTCCGATTAAGGACGAATCCGAGTATGACACAATCATAACAAAGAATTCGTTTTCTGAGCCTGATGTTATCGTGGACTTCAATGACACAAAACACATCTACAACATGCGCTTCAACGGGGGGACTAAGGTTCTCAAAGGTGGGACGACCTTTATTAAAAGATTCTACGAGCCCTTTGACTCAAAAAGAATTGCCCGCCAATGTTCAAAATATTGGGGAGTGGCCGCTTCCGAGATTGAGGAAATGTGGCTGTCCAATGGCGCTGTAGCTGGAGCCTTCGGAACCGTTATCCATCAAGCCCTAGAACACTATATCAATTTCAAAAAAGCTGGGGATACCATCACAAAAACTCGCAAAGCCTCTGGCAAGGATGTTGACGGCAATTATGCCATGCCCAAACACCCGTTTTTAAAGAAAACAATTCAATCTCTCAACAAACTAACCGACAAACTCGACAAGGAATACGGGGTTCAAGAAGTTGTTGCAGAAGCCCTTGTCACTGATTCCGCGACTGGTTGGGGTGGGTTGATTGACCGCCTAGTTATTATTGACAAAAAGAAAAAAATCGCCCGAGTTCAAGACTATAAGGTAAACATCGGGGCAGAAAAAGAAGAAGCCCACAGCAAACCTAAAGCTCCGTTCTCGCATCTTCCAGCCAACAAATTAACCAAATATGCCTTACAATTGAGCTTCTATGCTTCTATTTTGAAAAAACACGGATGGACTATTGAAGGACTAGATGTGTTCATTTTCGAGGAGAAATGGGTTCACAGAGTTCTTGATTTGATTGATTTTTCTGAATATAAGGAAGAGATTAAAGAAGAATTTGCCAAAAAAGTAGTTGACAAATACGATCCTTTCCTGTAGAGTGAATTAGTGCAGGCTCTCTTCAAAACCCACGCAAGTATCGGGAAAAGTTTATTAAAAAATTCCGACATCTTAGACTTCCAGAAAGACCAAAATTTAAAAAAAGTAGTCGCCGTTGAGGACTCTTTTTATGGATTTCGTGAATTGAATTCCAAGTTACTCGAAAGAAAGTGTGATTTGGTTTTTGGGATTAGACTTCCCGTGGTGCAAAACGCCACCGATGAACGGCCATCCAAGTTGGTTTTCTTCGCCAAAAACAATGACGGAGTGCGGCAAATTAAAAAACTCTATACGAAAACCTTCTGTTCGGACGCCCAAACGCTGTGTCTTAATGACTTGACTGCGGGCGAGTTTTCTGATACAAGAGTCGCCGTGCCGTTCTATGATTCGTTTATTTACAACAATATTTTCCATTTTGGGCTTTGTGAGGTTGATCTTGGGAGGTTCGATCATTTCTTTTTTGAAGAATCAAACGATCATCCCTTTGATTTCATGATTTCGGCCCAGCTTAGGAAGATCGCCAAGCCAGAGCAAATCGTGGCCGCGAAGTCGATTTACTACAAGAATAGAGAGGATGTTGAGGCTTTTCAGTTTTATAAAAGTTGCACTTCAAGAAGTGGCGGGAAGCAACCGTCCTACGGTAATCCTCAACTTGAGCATTTTTGTTCGGCTGAGTTTTGCATCGAGTCTTACTTGGAGAGCCTTTCCTAAAGGTCATAAATGCGTGTATCCATATTTATATGGATACAGAACGATACATCAAAGAAAATTATAAGAAGATACCCACAAAACAAATTGCAGAACAGCTTGGAATAAAAGTCGCCACTGTTAAGCGACTGGCCAACAAAATTGGCGTTGGAAGTTTTTCTCGCGAAACAGAGCTTTTGGTTCCAGAAATTTTAGACAAATATTACAAAAAGAAGCTTACAATAAAAACAATTTCTTCTCAAGTAGGTCTTTCTAAAGTCACCCTCAAAGGAGTATTAAAAAAATACGGTGTAGGAGGCAGGACTCGATCAGAAATGAATATAAAATATTCATGCGACATTGATTATTTTACTAATATAGACACTCCAGAAAAAGCTTATTGGTTTGGTTTTATTGCCGCTGACGGTAATTTGTGCGAAGGGAAAGTAACCATATCTTTGCATAAAAAAGATTTTTCGCTGTTAAAAAAGTTCAAAAAAGCCCTAAAATACAAGGGTAATTTTTATTTTAACAAAAAGAGCCCAATGATCTCGATTCGGATAAGAAGGCAAAAACTTTACGAAAGTTTAAAAAAACACGGCCTTATGGAAGCAAAAACGCATAAGATAGACGATTCTATTTTCTTGAAGATTCCTGAAAATTTAGTATTGCCCGCCATTCATGGGTATTTTGATGGAGACGGTTGCTTTTCTCTTGTTAAAAACACTGGAGTCTCAATGAGTATTTTAGGTAATGAATCTTTTTTGCTATATTTTAGAGATTTTTTTGTTAAAAATGGCTTGGATTTTGGAGCAGCCTTAATAAAGAAAGACAAAAGAACTAGATTTACTTATTCTTTTAACAAATATTTAAATAAAGATAATATGGTAAAAATATACAATTTGTTTTATAATAGCGAAAATTCTTCAAAAGATTTCCTTGACAGAAAGAGAAAAAAATTATACGATCAGATTTGCGATGTTGGATTACAATCAGAAATACATGATCTATGACGGGGAATCGGACGGTTTAAATCTTGTTTCTGTAAAATGTTGGCAACTTGCTTGGGCTTTGGCTACGGGCAATCGGATAACAGACATATTCAACCGATTCATTTATTGGCCAGATTTGGAGGTTTCCGAGGGGGCAGCAAGGGTTACTGGATTTGACGTTGGATATTATCAATCCATTGGGAAAAAGAACAAGACATACAGGGTCAAGGGGAAAATATTCAAAGCCGAAGAGCCATCAGTGGTTTTGAATGATTTTATAAAGGGTGTTGGCGATCCAGAACGTCTCATCATAGGGCAGAACCTTCTCGGTTTCGACGTATTTTTAATCGCTTCACTTCAAAAGTGGATGGGGCAAAAACCAGATTATTCTTATATTTCTCGTATCTATGATACCCACGTATTAGGAAAGGCTTATAAAGAAGGCCTCCAGAAACCGACCAGTGGAGATTTTCTTGCTTGGCAGTATAAAATCAAACACGATAAAACGCTCAAAGCTAAATCCTCACAACTTTATCAATTGAAGAATTTAGGGATCGAGTTCGATGAGGCAAAACTTCACGATGCCATAACAGACGTTGAGAACACCTTCAAGATTTTCCTAGAACTCAAAAAAAGAATGAATTTCTAATGTTTGAAGACTTTACCACATACGATGACCACGAAAACGCTGGAGTCGAACTTCCGAAGATTTACTTATCGGAAGACGAATTCCATGCGATTGACCCTAAGTTGAGTATTAAATCATCCAGTTTGGATGTTTTAAAGAGTCTTTCGCGCCAAGGAATTAAAGATCGCGGCATTGACAAGATGCCAAACAAAAAGGATTACTATGATCGCGCCAAATATGAGATCGAGGTTTTCGATGAATTGGGATTTGTGGATTACATTCTGTTGAATTGGGATATTATCGGGTATTGTCACAAGATGGGGATTCCCGTTGGTGGTGGGCGCGGTTCCTCAGCGGGGAGTTTGATACTTTACCTTCTCAATGTTACGAATGTTGACCCAATTGAACACGGACTATTCTTCGAAAGATTTGTATCAAAAACAAGAGCGAAGAAAGTCACAGATAAGCGAGGCAAAGAATTTCTTGTTGGAAGCCTTCTTCCTGATGTCGATTCAGACATTTCTTATGATCAACGCCAAAGAGTTATTTCTTATATTGAAGAAAAGCATAAAGGACGGACTTCAAAAATTCTTACCTTCAATACCTTTAGTTCCAAGCTTTGCATACGCGAGGCTGTAAAATATTTTGAGGAGGCAAAAGAAGACGACGCCAATATCGTTAGCGATATGATCCCGAAAAATCACGGTGTCGTCTCAGAGCTATCAAAAGCAAAACAAGACAACGAAGTTTTTGGAAGATGGACGGAAATCCATAAAAAAACTTATGAAAACGCACTAAAGATTCAAGACTTATATAAGAACACTGGAGTTCATCCTTCTGGAATCGCCATTTGCGCGGACAATATTGAAGAAGTAATGCCTCTCCAAAAGACTAAAGAAGGAGCAATTGTTTCTGGTTATGACATGGATGGCGTTTCTGATTTGATGGTGAAGTTCGACATTCTTGGACTTAGGACTTTGACGATTGCGGATAATACATGCAAAAAACTTGGCATTAGTCTTGATTCAATCGACCACAACGACCCATTTGTTTATCAAGTTTTGCAGGATTTCAGACATCCAGTTGGGTTGTTTCAAATTTCCGCCGAAACAAACTTTAAGGTTTGTCAACAAGTCAAACCTCTTTCTCTCGCAGAACTGTCTGATGTTATCGCCCTTGCCCGCCCAGCAACCCTTCAATTTATTTCAGATTACGTAGAACAAAAGAAAAATCCAAGAAAGATCGGAGTCAACGATGATTTGGATGAACTTCTTCAAAATTCGAAGAACGTCATGCTCTATCAGGAAACAATGATGTTCGCTGCGAATAAGGTTTTTGGCATGAGCCTTGAAGAAGCCGAAACGCTTCGCCGTGTTGTGGGAAAAAAGAAGCTTGATGAAATTCCCGCTTGGAAAGAAAAGATTTACGATGCTGCCGAAAAGAAAGGCCTCAATTCACAGGTGGCGGATTATTTTTGGGCCTTTGTAGAAGCTGCTGGAAATTATTCTTTCAATCTAAGCCATAGCCGCGCTTACGCGATTCTTGCCGCGAAGACTGTTTATTTAAAATTTAAGCATCCACAAGAGTTTTTCATTTCTGTCTTAGAATCCAGCCAATTCGAACCAAACCCCCTAGAAACCGTAGCAGAAGTAAATCAAGAACTCCGAGACTTTGGAATCAAACTGCTACCACCCTCCCTAGAGAAGTCTCACATGAACTTTTCAGTAGAAGAAGGAAACATTAGATATGGCTTAAACAGCATCAAAGGCATCTCAGGAAAGTCTTTCCAAGCCTTGATTGATTTTCGAGGCCATCAATTCAATAACAAATATGAAGTCTTCATGGGGGCAAAACATGCTGGCCTTAACATTTCCGTCCTCGCGGCACTCATTCAAGCAGGAGCCATGCAGGATTCAGGCAAGGACCGCAGCAGATTGGTTCTTGAGGCACAAGCCTTCAATCTTCTTACAGACCGAGAGAAGCGTAATTTCTGCAAGATTGGAGAGCGTTTTGGGTATGATGTCCTTAATTCCATTTCAGAAATTGTTGAGAAAAAAATTCTTGGAGATGACAATAAGGCAATCATTTCGGAAAAGAGATTTACAACTTTGAAAAACAACTTCAAAAAATACCGCGAAGTCTATCAACACAATCGCAAATTTGAAAAGTTTGCCAATTGGTGGTATGAAACCACCCTTCTTGGATACAGTTATTCGTTTTCTTTGAAAGAGTGCTTCTTGGATGAATTTGAAACAATGTCAAACACTCTTGAGCTTCAAAGTATTGAAGAAAAAGGAAAATTCAAGACGGCTGTTCAAGTAATTGACTTTTTCATAAAGACAAGCGCGGCTGGTAACAAATACATGAATATATCTGCCAGCGACGAAAAAGGAGCGGCCAAGTTTCTTTTTATGGACAATAGGCGCGAAGAAAAGTTGACAGAATTTATCAACTCTGGTAATAAGATAAGCAAGGGAGATGTTTTAATTCTTTCAGGAAGCAAAAGCGGCGACACAAACTTTGTCGATACAATTAAAATCATCGACACAAAAATTTACATGAGAAGCAGCGAAATCAAAAATGATTAATTCAACCATCAGCAATCATCTTCAAGCGAACATAGAAAGAGCAAAAACTCTTGCTTTGAGTTTAGGCAGAAATGGAGTCGATCCAGATTTGCTTTTATATACGCTTTTAACATTCCCGTCTTTGGGGGCGTCTTCCATTTTCAAGAATTCTGGTTTGGATGTAGAGGGGCTGCAATCATTGATCACTGACGAAATAAATAATAAAAAACCAAGCAGATCGCCGTCAGACCATCTTTCCCTAAAAACAAAAAACCTGTTAAAAATCGCAGAAAATTTAAGCATTGGCAGTTTTGAACTCGATTATGTTTGCTCGGAACTGCTCTTTCTTTGTTTTTTTTCAGAGGATTTTGCTCCGAAATCATTAAAGAAATTTTTCAACGTTCAATCTGTTGAGGAATTGAACCAAATGGATGCCATCCAAAAACTTTTTCAATCTACAGCAATGTATTTGAAGGATTATGAGTTTGAAGACGAGGAGGAAGATGTTGTCCAAGATTTTAAGGCCGAGGGAAACTCTTCTGACAACTATTTGGACATGTTCGAAGACAATCCTATTCTTTCTCAGTTCGCGGAGAACTTGAATTTAAAGGCAATACAAGGGGCGTTTGAACAGATTGTTGATTTTGACAACAAAATTGGCGAGTTGGCGGCGATTCTTTGCAGAAAGAAAAAACCGAATGCAATTCTAGTCGGTATCGGAGGGTGCGGAAAAAGTTCTATTGTCGAATCTCTTGCCCTTAGAATCGTTCGTGGCGAAGCGCCAGAGCTTTTGGCAAACAAGGTCATCTATTCTCTCAACCTCTCTTCCATGGTGGCTGGAACGATCTACAGAGGCCAGTTTGAAGAAAGACTGAAAAACTTTGTATCCGAAATTAAAAAATACAACAATATCATTCTTTTTGTTGATGAAATTCATACGCTAGTTGGCGCTGGAGGCGGATCATCTTCTTCTCTTGAAGCTTCAAACGCCCTTAAGCCAGAACTTGCTCGCGGAACAATTTCCTGTATTGGGGCCACTACCATCAACGAATATACGGAGACGATTAAAAAAGACTCCGCTCTTGATAGGCGATTTGAAAGAGTTCTTGTAAGAGAACCGTCCAAATTCATAATGCAGGAAATTCTACCCACAATTGTTTCCCATTACGAAGACTTCCATGGAGTTGAATATTCTCAAGAGTTTGTAAACAATGTTGTAGAATTTTGCGAAAGGTTTTTGCCGAATAGGGCGTATCCAGACAAAGCGGTGACTGTTATCGACCATTGTGGCGCACAAGCGAAAGTCAATTTTTGGGAGACAGACGACTCAGTAAAAGAATCCCATAAGCGCATTTTGTCCAAGATAGACGATCTTGGGGAAATTCCTGCGGCATTGTTTGAGGATTTAAATCAAAAACTTGAACTTTGGCAGGAAAAAGTAATGAAGGAAAAGCCTGTTGTCGGACTACAACATCTAAAAGATTATTTCGAAACAAAGAAAAACCCCCTTTCCTCTCCAGAAGTTTGTAAAAATGTTTCGTTGTTCATGAGAAGAGAATTTGTGGGCCAAAAGAAAACCCTGAAAGATTTTTTTGAAACTCTTGGCAAAGTGTCAATGGGTTTGGGTAAAAAAGCTTCAACATCTTGTCCAGATAGTTATTTGTTTTACGGAGCCAAGTCTTCTGGCAAAACACTCTTTGCAAAAACCCTAAAAAACGCCCTTGAGAAGAACGGCTCTTCTGTCATTTATTATAGCGGATCACAGTTGGCAGACGCATATTCGCCTTACAAAATCATTTCCGAACACGGCAAAAACACAACATTATGTGAAAAAGTCGTAATGAATCCAAACTGTGTGATTATTATTGACGATTTTGACGATATTCATTTTACCTGCATTGATTTGTTCTCTCAGATTCTTAAAGACGGCAAATTACAAATGAGCAATGGAGATATTGCGGATTTTTCTAATTGCAAATTTGTTTTTACTTGCAAGGCAGACGAGTCCTCTTCAATGGGCTTCAATTCTTCGAAAGAAAATCTTGGCCCGAAGTTGAATAAAAAACTTTTGGCACTTATGGAGCAGTCTTTATTTCTTTCAAATCCCCTTCCAAGAGACTTGAGGAGAATCGTTTACAATAGACTTAAAAAGATAAAAACAAATCTTTTGTTTCAAGATGTCGGTTTTGAGTTCAACTTTAAATTTATTCAAAATTTGGTAGAAAAAAACAAATGCGAAGAAAATTGTGCGGAAACAGTCAACAGGGCAATCGAATCAGAAATTGTGGGCATTGTTGCTCAAAAAATTATCAATGGAGACAAAGAAATCCATCTTTGTTCTTGACATTTTTCATAAAACCAGTAACATACAACAAGCATGAAGAAACTAACACAAAGACAAATTGGCGCACTTAATCAAATCCGCAACTCAAAAGGACGCTTTTTCGGCCTCCATACGACTTCGGGCGAAGTTATGAACGCGCAATTCCGTTCAGAGACAGACTCCTATGTGAACGTCTATGATCGCAACAATCGCCGCAATCGCAAACTGGCCAAGACCAGCATCGCTTCTGTCGGCTAAAACCCAAGCGGGGGAGAAATCCCCCGCCACCCATTTCCAATGAGAAATAAAAAAGCAAAGCAGATTAGAAAAATTTTCGGTCTTTCCGAGAATTTGGATAATCAAATCCTTAAAAGAACTTACAAAAGATTTAAAAAGCTGTATGTCAGAACGCCCAGCAGACAAAAATCCATTCTACTTCAAAGAATTCAATCAAAATACTCCTATGGACAAAACTGAGAACACAAAAGAAAGCCCTTCCAAAAAAGAAAGCCCTTCCAAAAAAGAAAGCCCTTCCAAAAAAGAAGAAAACGATTGGGCAAAAAGGGAAATCGGCGTGCTGTGGAAGCATGCTACGGTTAAACAAACCTTTTATTCTGGAAAAATTCAATTGAATGATCAAGAGTGGGATATTGTTTGCTTTACCAACAAGAACAAGCAAAAAGACAGCCATCCCGACATTCGAATCTACCTTTCCGAACCACCAAAATAATGACTCCAGAAAAAGAACAGCAACTAAAATCAAAGCTAATTCAACAAATTGTAGGATCGGTTTCCTTTGCGGAGATTGTAAAGATTCTTCATGAGTTGGCGACAAGAGAAGTTGACCATCAGCTTTCAGAAGCGACAGACGAACAAAAACAAGAGATTTATAATGAACTCTTTAACGCGGCAGATTCAGAAGCGCCCTCCGAATAATGTCGGAGAGTTTTATATTGAGTTCAGGAAGCCTAATGAGCTAGGTTTTTTCCTTTCTTCTTTTCACAAGACATTTGAATCCGCCCAAAAAGAAAGAGATAGGCTGATTTCTGCTGGAGCGACGGAGGCTCTGATTAAAAAAAGAGAATAGTTTTGGTTTTTGGTGTATATTTTAGTATGGACACTCAAATTCTTCTTAATTTCCTTAATGAAAACACCATAGTTTCTGTTGTAACTGCTGTCGTGACTATTTTTTCTGCTATTTCTGCTGTCACAGGAACTCCACCAGCAAACACGCTTTGGGGCAAGCTTTATAAATTAGTAGATTTTTTGTCTTTAAATGTCTTGAAAGCCAAAGACAAGTAAATTTGTGAATTACCAAAAAATTCACGATTCAATTATAGAGCGTTCTTTTAATAGGACGCTTTCTTGCTATACAGAAAAGCATCATATTATCCCGAAATGCATGGGCGGCGATAACGATCCTTCGAATATTGCCGTTTTAACTCCAGAAGAGCATTTTTTAATTCATCAATTGTTGATTAAAATTTATCCCGATAATTACAAATTAGTCCACGCCTGTCAAGCAATGTCAATGACCAATTCTGGCAGAAAAGTCGGAGCTAAATTATACGGTTGGCTCAAAAGAAAGATTTCTATTGCAAAAACTGGAGAAAATCATCCCTTTTTTGGTAAAAGCTTGTCAGAAGAAACAAGAAACAAAATTTCAAAATCCCATGTTGGATATAAGTATTCAGAAAAAACTCGAAAGTTAAAATCTCTTCAAACACAAGGTTCAAAAAACCCCAATTTTGGCAAAAGACATTCGCTAGAAGCGAGAAGAAAAATGTCAGAAGTTAATATAGGAAGAACGATGACTGATGCAAACAAAAAAGAAATGTCGAAAAGAATGTTGGGGAATCAAAGGGGGCTAGGTTACAAACATTCCCAACAATCAAGAGATAGGATGAGCGAACAGCGAAAGGGAGAGAAACATCCTTTATTTGGGATCGGTCATACTAATGAGACTAAAATAAAAATGAGATCATTATCTCAAGACCGCTCAAAAACAGTGATTCAGCTTGATCTGAACGGAAAAGAAATAAATAGATTTCCGTCAATAATGGAAGCGCAAAGAGTTACTGGAATTGCAAAACAGTCTATTTCGCCCGTTTGCCATGGGAAACATAAACAAGCAGGCGGTTTTCAATGGAAGTTTTCTGGTAAATAAGGTCACTCTTGGAAACAAGAGGGGCTTTTGCGTGTAAAGACAAGAAATGCCAGCAGCGACATACAACTTAAATATAGAAAAAGGAGTGGATTTCTCTATTGGCCTTGTTTTACAGAGAGAAGACGGCCAATATGTCGATTTGACCGATACAGGAGTTTGTGTTAAGGCTGAAATTGTTGAGTTTTATGGGCTTGATCCTATTACGGGATTCTTTGTCACAGAAATTCCTCCTAGCGGCATTACGCTTTCTTTAAATGCAACGGAAACTCTTTCTCTTCCTTACGATAAGGCTTACTATGATGTTGTTGTAAATACTAGCGGTTTTTTGGAAAGATTAAAAAAGGGAGAAATTAATATTAGCCAAAACGCCACAAAAAACATTTCGTGTTAATTAATTTTGTGTAATAAGAAAAAAGAAATAAATCATGGCAACATACACACTTTCCAATACAGCAGGCGAAATTGACACAGGCATAGCTAGGGCTTATGCAAGGATTGGGGATACTGGTTCAAATATTGTTAATTTGGGCCAAGGCAACATTGCTACAGTAGGTTTAACTGCGGTTGTTGGGACAGTTAATCAAGCGACCTATAATTACAATACCGCTTTTGGTTATAATAATTCAGCGTTTGGAGCCTATTCCACCGCTTTTGGCAAGAATAATTATACAGAAGAAACTTTTGCCTCCGCTTTTGGGGAGGGAAATTCTGGGAACGGGCCCAATTCTTCTGCTTTTGGCTCTTTAAATAACGCACTCGGAAACTACTCTTCCGCCTTTGGAGCAAGGAATACGGCGAGCGGATACAGCGCTTCCGCCTTTGGCGTTAGAACTACGGCAGGTGGAAACTACTCTTCTGCCTTTGGTTATCAAGCAAAAACAAACACCAATAATTCTCTGGAAATCGGTTACTGGTCTTCCACAATAACAAGAAAATCGGCCATTCGTCTCCACGGCTCAGGTTATATGGTCTCACCAGTCCCAAGCGGCGACAACACCGCCTATACGGATTGGACTGGAGTCCACGGCTCGGAACCAGACGGTTCAATATTCCGTGGAGGACTTGCTTTTAAAGTAAGAACAAACGGCCAACTTTGGGCATATTTCAATAGCGGAGGAACCATTAAATCTGGCTCCATCGCTTCTTTTCTTTAATTGAATTTTTCTTTTTCCGCTCTATAATCTGTAGTGGAAAAACTAATTTTCAATTCTTCAATGCCGCGATCTGGAAGCGAGTTGCTTCAATGTATTCTTCATCAGAATCCGCGTATTTACGCTTCTCCAACTTCTCCCGTATTGGAGTATATTTTTGCAATTAGACAGAACTTCGACATTCCAGAAGTAAAGTCCCAAGACCCTGTTTTAATGAAACAGGCGTTTTTGAATATTTGCCATTCAATTCCGCAGGCATTTTATTCAAAAGTCACCAATCGGCCAGTTATAATTGACAAAAACAGAGGATGGATTCATTATCATGAATGGACAAGTGAATGGCATCCAAATCCAAAATATATATGCATGATTAGGGATTTGAGATCAATTTTGGCTTCGTTGGAGAGAATTTACAGAAAGAACAGGCATTCTCCCCAAGGAATCGACAACCCACACCAGTTGACCAATATGACCGTATGGCAAAGAGTGGATCATTGGCTCGACACTCACCCTGTCGGGTTGGCTCTTTTGAAAACATTGGACGCCTTGGAAAGGGGCCTTGGAGATAAAATCCATTTTGTAAAATACGAGGAATTATGTAACAATCCCGAAGAAACCATAAATGAAATATATGGATATATTGGAGAGCCGAAATTCTCTCATGATTTTGGATGCATTATCAAGGAGGTATTCGAAGATAGCTCTCATTTTGGAATTTTTGGGGATCACTCCGTCAAGCCAAACCTTCAACCAGTAAAACAAAATGATTGGTCTGATGTTTTTTCTGATGAAATTGCCGAATTTATTAAATCAAAAGCCCCATGGTATTTTTCTACTTTTCAATATTAAGTGTAACAATTTACAACCAATAAACAACAATGGCAATTTTAAATACCGCTCCAGTCGTAATCCCAGCAACAGACGAGAAGGAATTTCCCGATCTTTGGATTCGCTCTATTCATATTAACGCTCCAAGCACCACTCAAGGAAGAGCAATGTTCCAACTTTGCCCATACGACTCTCTTACTGGCGAAATTCTTAATTCCCCAAGAACAATTATAATTGAAGACTTGTGGGCCAAAATCAACGAAAGCCCAGAATTCCAAGCTGCAATGGCGGCTATTTTTGCCGCTGTCGAAACCATTAAATAATGGGAGATTACGGATATTTTTCATATCCTCATGTTGGGATAAACGTTCCGAATACTTGTCCGTTTTTTCCCAATATCAGGACTGACGCCGCAGGTATAACTTACATACGCTTCAATCAAAGCTATGTTTTTGACTGGCAGACCAAAAAAGAAGGCTATAAGGAGCTTGAAGTAATAAAAATATCTGGAATAGACCAAATTTTCCAAATTCCAGCGGAAGAAACACAGGATACTAGGTTTTTTGTCAAAATCACAACAGCGGAGTCGCAAGCAAACGTTGCCTCGGCATCTATTGAAAAAAAATATGACGACGAGGTGAAGGGCGGAAGTGGTGACTTCCATTATAGCGCAGACAACCCAGAAGACGGTTATGCAAATAAAAGCGGAGAATTCTGGATTCCCGTATGTAATTTCAATAAAGACGGGGTTTTAATAGACCTATTTTTGCGCGAAAACATTCATTGGCAAAAAATAAACTTCGCCAATTTGCCAGAGGAGGGTAGCGCAGAAAACTGTTTTGGGGTTCTTAAAAAGTGGGGAGACACTCCATTTAACGATAATCCAAACGTCACTTTCCAAAATTTAATTCAAAGAGAGGCCGAATACACCGAAACAGGAGAACATTTTATAAAACTTGAGCAAAGCGGCGGCGGAATCGTGATCACCACGCAGTTACCAGCCCTTGAAGAGAACCAGCAGTGTCTTTTGTGGAGAAGCTCCGATAATCAATGGCAATGGATCAAGGGGATAAAGGAAAACGCCCAACTTTTGTTTAAAAATAAAGACGGAGAATTATCATTTGTTGATACTTATGACGGAGTTCCTTATGTAAATAATGATGAATTACAGTTTCTTAGATTTGATGAAGCTGGCAGTCCCTCCCCAGAACTCCCTTCTTTTGTCGCTTATGATGGAACTGATCTTACATGGGTCGGCAGCGAAGAATGCGAAGAAACAAATCCAGATGGTTGAAATATGGCAGTTGTTCCTCATTTGAAAAACGGAAACGTTCTCATTAAGAATGGCGGCGTTTTGGGTTGTTGTTGCGATGGCGGGCCAGTGGACCCAAATCTTTGTGGGCAGTGCGAGACTAGTAGTTTGTTTATTTATATAAGAGTGGACCTTGCAGTTGGAATTGGTGTTTTTAATACTTATTGTCATACTGAAACGATTTCACTTGATACTATATTCGGAGTTTCCCCATTTAATAGCGTTGAGACTTGTTGGGTTAAAAATACTATTATGGTTCAACTTCCAGAAGAATATTATGGGCCAGATTATTTTTATACATTTGATTTAATTTGGCAAGACGACTTGGCCGCATGGATTGTAAACCCAGAATTTTCGGCATCTGGATTTGCCGTCATATCAAACTCCAGATGCGATCCTTCTGGTTATTACGAAGACACTAATGAAGGCAATATAGTTGCGGCCATAGAAATTTCTCTATTGCCAATTGATGGTTGTTATTAACAAAACCCTAAGAAACCTTCCTCAACTTCACAACCACCGTATAACCGTCCCTCGTCTTCAAATATCTGATTGATTCAATCACATAACCATCAGGTTTTGTTCTCTCCAGACGATTCATCGCCCCTTCATACGAGTATGGACTTGTGGCCGAAATGGTTAATGTTTGCAAATGTTTCGGGAAATTTGATTTTTGTAAATCCCTCAAATCCTTTTGACGCTCCGCAAAAGAACTCCCACACATCAAGGCCGAACAAAGAATAAAAACTAGTGCTTTCATGGGTTTAGAATAACCGATTTTGGGCGCTTGTCAATCCCAAAGATGAGCTTTTCTTTGGGCTTTCAATTTTTCAATAAGGGCTATTTTTTCTCTTCTGGACAAACGAGGACGACGCATTCTTTTTATGCGTTTGAATAGAATTCTTAGGTATTTTAATAGTTTTTCCATACAGAATAAGGAAAATCATAAGGCTCTAGTGTAATATTACACGCTTATGGATTTAAAAAGCGATTATTACGTATATGTGCATATAAGGCCAGATACTAAAGAAATATTCTATGTTGGCAAGGGGAAAAAATATAGGTGCAATTCCAAATCACGCAGAAACGCCTATTGGGAAAACGTTGTGTCTAAAAATTTTGGCATTTTTATTGTAGAAAAATTAGCAGACAACATATTAGAATCGTTAGCTTTTGAATTAGAGATTGAATTTATTAAATTTTTAAAAGCAAAAGGCTTTAAAATAACTAATGCGACAGAAGGTGGAGAGGGGACAAGCGGCTCTCCTCGCCCGAAAAGCGGCGAATGGCGTAATAAAATTTCCGAATCTGCTTCTAACACTCTTCCTGTATTGCAATTTTCCAAAAGTGGAGATATTGTTGGACGTTATAAAAGCATAGCAGAAGCATCTAAAAACTCTGGGCTTTGTAGCAGTTCGATTAGTAAATGTTGTAAACAAAAAATACTAACTGTCGGTAGTTTTATATGGAGATACGACGATGGATCATCGTATGATTTAAGTTATAATCCGAGAAATCGAAAATCTATTAAAATATCTCAATATTCAAAAAACAAAGAACATATCAGAGATTATTCAAGTGTTAATGAAGCGGCAAAAAATTTGGGGCTTTGCAGAAGTAGTATTATAAAAAGCTGTAAAGGGAAAAATAATTTTTCTGGAGGTTATATCTGGAGATACAACAATGATCATGTTGATAAATTTCAATATGTATCCAAAAGAAGAGTCAGGCCAGTTTCTCAATATACCAGAGATAATCAATTAGTCAATAATTTTAAAAGCATCAAAGAAGCATCTGATTTTCTCGGTATTGACGCTGGAGATATATGTTCTTGTTGCAGAGGAAAACACAAAATCGCTGGTGGATTTGCGTGGAAATATGAAGAGTAGCCTCACTTCCGATAATTTATGCAGCCAAAATGCATGAAATCGTAATTTTTTTCTGGCCCTAAGCCAGTCATTCCGTAAGAGTAAACAATGTCCCAAAAAGCTTTGTATTCAGGTCTAGCCAAGAAAGCTTTGGTTTTGCCCCATTTAAGTTGATTATTTTCAGGGTCTATATCAATTACCGCGCCCCAAGAATGATGGGACCACTCGGAACCTCCGCGCATTTTTCGGACGTTTAAGCAGCCTCCGAATTTGTTTAAACCCAATCTTTCGATTTCTTTTATTCCATAATGATCCAATATGTCTTGAAACATAGCCTTAAAAGATTCGGCACATTTCTTGTGACAACTCATCCTATGTATAACGATCTTTGTATCCCAAGCCAACACCATAGGATAGGGAAGATCAATTAAAACTTGGTTTTCCCCTTTTTCACCATAAAATCTTGAAATTTCGGCGGCGTTTGCCTTGGGCCAGTCTTTATATTTTCCAGAAGAAGGCACGATAATTTGAGGTTTTTTCGCGCCAAGAACTTCTAAAATTTTATTCCAAGTATTCGGGCCGTCTTTTGCATCTTCCACAAGTCCAAGCAGTTTTTGCGTTTCTTTAATAATGGAAGGAATTGTTGAATATTGAGCCCCAACACCCATAAAATCTTTAATGGCAGTCCAAGTTTGCATTCCAGCATCACCATCCACCGTAATATTCAATAGTTTTTGGGCTTGTTTTACTTTTTGTTCTCTGTCAGGAAAGTCCATATTTTCAATTACACCTTTTTTTGTGTAAAAATTAGCATGAGTCCGCGTCTTCTTCAACAACAAATCCACTCTACTTTTGCAACTGGATTGGCAACATGGGAGGGATTTCGCACGGATATTATCAATTTATACAATTCTGGGACCAATTATGCCGATTTCAACGACCACCTCGTAAGGGAATTCAATAAAAAAATAAGGGATTTTAATTTCGACTCTGGTTTATATTTTGGTCCTTATGATGGTGGATTGAGATTTATTGGTAGCGAGCTTGGAGTTCCTGCGGACGAAGGATTTGTCTTTGTCTATGCTGGAGGCCAACAAGTCTTGCTCAATAACGGCGATCAAGTCCAAGTCCCAGAACAATACGCCAACGCCTAATTTATGAGTCTTATTACTTCTGTTCCTGTTTCTGATTTTCTTCAATCTGCCGACATTTCAGGGATGCAGACCGTATTGGAGAACGCCTTGAGTTCCGAAATATTGGACCCGAACAATAATACAAATCAGAATTTTACGGTTTTATGGGACGATAATGGTGCCGAGATCCATAATTTGACCAATATTGGAGATAATGTGTTTTCATCTTCAAGCAGAATAGGATTAAGCATTGGGAATTCAGTAACGAGTATTGGAAATTATGCGTTTCAATTTTGCTCTGGTTTCACGGGGGATTTGGTGATTCCGAATTCTGTGACGAGTATTGGGAATTATGCGTTTAATTATTGCTCTGGTTTCACGGGGGATTTGGTGATTCCGAATTCTGTGACGAGTATTGGGAGTTATGCGTTTAATTATTGCTCTGGTTTCACGGGGGATTTGGTGATTGGGAATTCTGTGACGAATATTGGGAATTATGCGTTTCAATCTTGCTCTGGTTTCACGGGGGATTTGGTGATTC